GAGTCCACGCCGTGGACGGAGTGCACCGAGAACAGACGACCGACCAGTGGAGGTGGACCGCGAAGCGGTCCAACCTCAATAGTGCCGGAGGAGGGAGTCGAATCCGTCCCCATGCGGCGCGAGTCGTCGCCAACCGTCTCGAACGGCGACGAAGACCGCGACCAGACCGCGACCGAAACGAACCGCCCGAAACCGTTCGCGCCGCCCCCAGCGGCGGTCCCAACGGGAGCCCCTCCGGCACCCCCTGCCGCACCGGAGCCGGACGAAGAGGAGGAGGACGACGACGCCCTCCTCCGTGCCGCTCTCCAGAAGGCGCTGGAGAAGAAGCAGACGTCTCGCGCCAAGAAGCTCTTCGCGCTGCTCGTCGACGACGGCGAGAAAGACGCCAAGGAAGAGAAGCTCGGCACCGTCCTCTCGATCGTCCGACCAGCAAAGGAGGCCAAGTGACGCTCGGGCTCTCTCCCACGACGTTCCTCCGACTCCGCCTAGGCGAGATCGTCGAGGCGACCCGACGCGCCGTCGACGGGCCGCACTACGACGACTGCGAGGCCGACGAAGGCGTCGCCTGCTCGTGCTCCACCGGTCCCGCCGAGACCGCGCACTGGCTCGCGCGCTCCGCGCTCCGTGACCTCGCCGAGCTTCAGCGCACCGCCTACCCGGTCGACCTCGACGTGCTTGAAGGCATCCTCCAAGCGGACCGCCGCGGGCTCTCGTACGAGGAGTCGCTCGCGCTGTTCGAGGAGCTGCGTCGCCTCCGCTCGCTCGACTCGCAGAGCAGCTGTCGAAGCGACCATGCCGCGGACGACGACGTCTCGGAGGCGGACCTGGCACGACTCATGTCTTTGTCCGAGGGCGTGTCCGACCACCTGCCGCTCAGGCTCTACAACAACTCCACAAGCTCGACCCTCTTGCGCGACCGTCGCGACTTCGCGCTCGCCGATCTCCTCTCTGCTCCGATCGCCCGCGGCTACTACGGCGCGTTCGAGCGGTTCGTGCGCGACGCGTGCAACTTCCTCCCGCGTCTCGTTCGCGAGGTCCGTCGTCGCCGCTCCGCGCATCGGAGGGCCGCGTGAGCTTCGTCGAGCGAAAGCCGGTCCCCGATCCGAACATCACGGTCGGTCCGTATCGCGTCCTCACGCGCACCGATGGCAAGTGGGCGCTCTACGACGAACGCCTGCCGTTCGGGTCGCGCACGGCGGCGGTACGAGCCTCGAAGGACGCGATCGTCGCGCAGGCCCAGCGTCTCGTCGAGCTCGGCTCCCCTCTCGTCATCGTCGACGAGCGAGCGCACGTGACCTCGGACGAGCGAGAGCAACCTCGCGATCGCCGACCGCTCGCCGCAGGAGATCGCAAGCGAGCCCGAGCGGGTTCTCGCACGCGCGCAGCGTTGCCAGTACGCAACACGCATTGAAGTTTCACTACCCTCGAAACCATGACCCCCCAATGCGTCGCTGACGCGCAGGTTTCGCTCTTCGGAGCCGGCTCGACCCTGCACCAACCCAGGAGATCGATCCATGAGCCCTTCCCTTCTGGCCTTCGTCCTCGCGGGTGCGCACTACCTCGACCCGACGCACGACCACACCGCGATCGCGGAGGCGATCACGGTTGTCGTCGAGGCAGAGCGTCCGCTCTTCGCTGACGACCAGGACAAGCGCCGCACCGCGAGCCTCGTGCTCGCCGTCGCGTGGCGCGAGGGATCGCTTCGCACGCGCGTGCTCGGCGACTGCGAAGAGAAGACGGAGGCCGGCATCTGCATCGCCAAGCCTCACTCGTTCTGCACGATGCAGATCCACGACACCTCGGGCGGCACTCCCGCGCTGAATGACGATCCCGAGAAGTGCATCCGGACGGGGCTCGCGATGCTCCGCACCTCCTTCCGGTCGTGCTCGGCGCATCCGATCGCGTGGTACGCATCGGGACCGAACGGGTGCACGAACGCCCGCGCGCAGCGGATCAGTCGAGACCGGCTCGCGCTCGCGCAGCGCGTCCACCGAGCGGCGACGGACGTACGAAGGGAGGCTGCCTGATGTCCATTACGGTCGTCGGGCTCCTCCTCGTCGTGATGCTCCTCGCCGAGCTGAGCGAGAGGAAGAGCGCGAGGGCACGGTGAGCTACGAGGTCACCGTGGTCGTCCCGGGGGGCGGCCGCGTCCTCGTCACGCGCACGCATCCGTCACTCCGGCAGGCGCGCTTCTGGATCGCGACCAATCGCGAGACCTTCCGCGGCGCGCTCGCTGCGAACGAGCCGAGCTTCGAGGCGTGGATCACGGACGACGACGGCGAGCACGCCCTCTATATCCGCCACCCTCGCATCGGGTTCGGCGACGACGGCGAGACACTCTCGCGGGCGCAGCTCCGCGAGATGAAGCGCGCATTACCCGCGGCGGCGAGAGCCGCAAAGGCGAAGGCGAAGGCCGCCGCCCGCAGCGCCACGAACGGACACGCCAACCGCGTTCACGCCCCGACCGGCGTGCTGAACGGAACGCACGTCAACGGCGTGCACACCTGACCGAGCAAGGAGCGAGAAGACCATGAGCGAGACGACCACCGACAACGCCCCGAAGGACCAGGCCGCCGGATGGCAGCAAGCCGCCGCCGCCAGCGCTGAGGCCCAGCGGCCGGAGGACCCGAAGCCCCGCTACTTCACCGAGCGACTTCCGGTGATGCTCACCGAGAGGGAGCGCGTTCAGGTTGCCATCAAGTACGCGGATGCACGCAACCGCATCGATGACTTCGACGCCGAGACGAAGGCGATCGCCAGTGAGCGCAAGGCCGCGAAGGCGAAGCTCCAGGCGACGGCGAAGGAGTACGAAGACGCGACGCGCACGGGTCGCGTCATGCGAGAAGTGCGCTGCGCCGAGTTCACCTCGTTCGCGCAGAACCGCAAGTACAAGGTCCGCCTCGACACGAACGAAGAGATCGCCGAGGTGCCGCTCTCGAATGCCGAGCGGCAGCGCTCGCTCCCGCTCGACGAGACGAAGGCGGACGCGGAGGACGAAACCCCGGCGACGGACGCCGGCAGCGACGACCCGGACGAGCAGGAAGACGAGGAAGAAGAAGTAGTAGAGGAGCTCGACGAGGACGACGAGCTTGTGACCTCGGTTTCCGAGGCCGACGTCAACGACGAGCTCGACAACAATCCGCCTTCTCTGATCGAGGACAATCCGACTTCCTCCGTCGCCGAGCCCGACGACACAACGAACATCACCGATCCCGAAGCCCTCGTCGGAGCCGGAGACAATCCGGCTTCGCCGACGCCCGCGGTGCCGCCGAGCCGGCCGGTGAATCGTCGCAATGGCAAGCCCGCCAAGCGCTCCACGCGGAAGGGCAAGAAGTAGATGGCTGAGGTGGCGCGCAGCTCCCTGCCTGCGGGCAGGGAGCGCCCCATCCTCTTCTCTGCGCCGATGGTCCTCGCGATTCTCGAGGACCGAAAGACGCAGACGCGGCGCATCGTTCGGCCCGAGCACGCGAAGCTCGAACCAAAGGAGCGCCTCACCAAGTGCCCGTACGGGCGGCCGGGTGACCGGCTCTGGGTCCGCGAGACATTCGCGACTCTCCTCATCAGCCGCAAGGAGGCCGTCGTCGCGTACCGCGCGTCCTGTCCAAAGGACACGTTCGACTACGTCGGAGCGGACGGCTCGATCTCACGCATCCGCGTCGAGCAGTGGCGTCCGTCGATCTTCATGGTCCGCGCGCTCTCGCGCATCTCGCTCGAGGTCACGGACGTGCGGACCGAGCGACTCCACGAGCTGACGGAGGTGGACGCGCTCGCCGAAGGCATCAAGCCCATCACCGGCCCCACGTACTTCGCTCCGGGGCAGCCGACGGTCTACGAGATCGAAGGCCAGCAGTTCGAAACGGCGCGACGCGCGTTTGCGTTCGCCTGGGACGGCATCAACGGTAGCCGCGCCGACTGGGAGAAGGACCCGCTCGTCTGGGTCGTGTCCTTCCGACGCCTTCCGGAGGAGGCATGAAGCGCTCGCTCCCGATCGCGCGGCCGCGCACGCGCGCGGAATGCGAACGCGGTCCCCGCCCCTGTCCGTGGGTCGGATGCCGCTACCACCTGCTCACCGACGTCTCGCGCCACGGCGCGCTCTCGTTTCAGCAGCGAGGTCTCACGGCCTTGCCGGAGACGTGTGCGCTCGACGTGGCCGACAAGGGCGGCCTCACGAACGAGGCCATCGCCGAACTGCTCGGCATATCCCGGCAGCTGGTCGACCTCGTCGTCCAGCGCGCACGCGCTCGGCTGCTCGCGAACGGCCTCGTCGAGGCGTTCCGTGACGGCTGGGCGTCACCCGAGAGCGACGATCGCGTCATCGACCCGGAGCTCGATGGCGTCACGAGCCGCGCGTTCGCGCGCGAGGTCGCGCAGGCCTTCCGCCGCGTGGTCCTGCGCGGAAAGCCCGAAGGCCTCGCCGCGATCAAGGCCGCGAAGCGCGCACGCAGAAACGCCGCATGACGAGGAGGAGCTAATGGTTGGAGAGTATCTGCGAGAGGCATACCCGCTGACGTGGCCCGAGCGGCAAGCACGCACGCCGCCCGAACGACGTCGCGTCGCGAAGTTCACCTATCCGCTCGTCAAGGCACGCGACGAGCTGCTCCGAGAGCTGAAGCTGCTCGGAGCGCAGAACATCATCATCTCGTCGAACGTGCCGGTCCGTCGCGACGGTCTGCCGCTCGCCGACGCGCGCGAACCGAACGATCCGGCGGTCGCGGTCTACTTCGAGCGAAGCACAAGCTACGACCGGAAGAAGCAGCAGCGGGTCTACACGCCGTTCGTCATCGCCTGCGACAGCTACCAGCGCGTGAAGTGGAATCTGCGCGCCGTCGGCGTCACGGTCGAGTCACTGCGCGCGATCGAGCGGCACGGGTCGACATCGCTGCTCGAGCAGGCGTTCACCGGCTTCGCCGCGCTGCCTCCGGCCTCGGGGCCCGAGGTGGAGCCCCCGTGGTGGGTCACGCTCGGCGTTCCCCGCGCTGCCGATCCGGAGACCGTCAAGGCCGCGTATCGCGCGCTCGTAAAGACGCATCACCCGGACGCTGGCGGCGATCCGGTGACGTTCGCCCGGATCGCGCGCGCGTACACCCTCGCGACAGGAGCAGCAGCATGAAGCCCGCTCGCAGGGACTTCGTCACGTACCTGAGCCCGGGCACCTTCGTCTCCGAGACGTCGACGCTCCCGATTCCGAGCTGGGACACGATGCTCGCGACGTCGATGGCCAAGCGGGTCGTCGAACGGTACGGAGCCCGTCCCTACGGATTCCGTTTCGAAACGCGCATCATCGTCGACAACGTCCCAGACGGAGAGGGCGGCGAGCTCACCGTGATGCCGAAGACGGTGAAGCGTTCGGGGATCTACTTCCTCGGCGGCCACCTCAACACCATCGACGACGTCATCGCTCGCAACGCGGAGAGCGAACGCATCCTCCGCGAGAACATGGTCGCGAACGGCTACTGGATCGTCTGCGTCAATCACAACAGCTACCGCAGCGTTCTGCCGTTCGAGGAGGCCGACCGAATCGTCAACGATGAGGGCGGCGTTTACGAGCGCGGCGACGACCCGAGGCACGTCGCCTACCGAACAGCGAAGCTCACGGAGTACGGCCGATGAGCGCGACCCGCCTTCGCGTCGAAGCACCGCCCACCGACGTCTCGAGCTGCCCTCCGGAGGCACGCCCTCACGTCCGAGCCAGGTTGAGCGAGCGGCTGCACCGAACCGTCCGCGAGATGGAGACCTGCTACCGCATGGCGCGCGAGCTCGGCGACGTCGTGAGCGCGCAGCGGCTGCTAGATGGGATCGAGCACTGGATCGACATCGTCACGACGGTGGAGGCCGATCCGCGATGATCATCCGTCGCCGCCGATCGCCGGCCAGCAACAGTGCCGAACACGCGGCCGCTCCGAGCGAGCGACGCACGGTGGAGCAGCCGCGGACGTCGCGGCGTGGTTGGGACCTCGGACAGCTGCGCTCCGAGGTCGAAGGAGAATTCCGCGCTGTGGGGGCGCGCGTCTGGCGAGAGGAGCGTGCGTGATGCCGTGGTTCAGACTCGATGATCAAGGCGCCTTCCACGAGAAGGTCATCCAAGCCGGCAACGAGGCCTACGGCGCGTGGGTCCGCGCGGGGCAGTGGTCGAGCTCGCGAGGGACGGAAGGCTTCATCCCGCGAGCGACCGCCATGCTCATCGCCGGCCCGAAGGTCTGGCAGCGCCTCATCGAGGCGAAGGGCAGGTCGACTGTCGGGCTGGTCGAGCCCGTCGGCGACGACTTCCAGATCCACGACTTCCTCGACTACAACCCGACGATCGAAGAGGTCCTCGATCGCCGCGCCACGCGCGCCGAGGCTGGTCGACGAGGCGGCCTGCGAAGCGGGGCCACGCGTCGCGCAAAAGCCCACGCGAAGCAAAGCACGAAGCAATTGCTTCACGAGGGCGAAGCAAGCGGCGAAGCAATTGGGCAAGCAACGGCGGAGCAGGAACGAACCCCGATCCCGATCCCGATCCCGATCCCCAGAGAGACAAAGACCCCCGGGGCCCCCAAACCGGGCGAAGCAAAGCCGTCCGAGCCGCCGCCGCCCCCGCCTCCGCCGGCCGCCGCTGCGCCCGAGGACTTCCGGACCGGTCCCCCGGTCCCGCTCGCGAGCGCACCGCCACCGGCGAGCTCATCGCCGCCTAGGTTTTCGCGGATGGAGGATCCGTTCTGGCGCGACGCCTACGCCGAGACGGTCCGCGAGACGCTCGGCGCACCGTGGGCGTTCCCGGACAAGCAGCTCTCGGGCTTGCGTCGCGCCGTCGAGGGCCACTGCACCACGCCGGGCGAGAGCGACGCGTGGATCCGTCGCGAGGTCGCCGCCTTCGTCCGAGCCGTGCGACCGCGAGCGACGTTCTGGTCGTCGTTCGGGCCCGACGGCTTTCTGCGCTGGCTGAACGGCGGACGGCCGTCCGAGACCGAATCGGCGCCGTCCCTGGCAGCTTCCGCCGCAGCGCCGACTGGCAACGCGACGCAGCGTAAGCCGGCGATCCACAAGGTCCTCGGCGACGAGCCGGCGCCGGTCCGAAATCGGCCTCGGGAGGCCCCGGAACCGCCCCGTAGACGCCCCTTGGCGTCGACAACTGGCAACGGATGCCCGACCGCCCCGGAAGCCCCGCGTAGGGCCGCGGAGCCGCCGCCGTCCGAACAGCTCCCCGGAGGGCGAGCATGAGCGCCGCGCCGAGCGGCGGGCAGAGCCGGCCGCGCGAGCCCGAGCGTCCCGAGAACGACCAGCGCGAGCAGCAAAAGCTCGCCGCCCAGGTCGAGGGCAAGGTGCCGCCGCACGACCTCGATGCCGAGGCCGCCGTGCTCTCCGCGTGCATCCTTCGCGGGACGAGCGAGGCATACGACGAAGTCTCGGCGCTCGTGACGGCGGAGGACTTCTACTCCGAGGCGCACCGGCGCATCTTCGAGGCGATCGCGGAGCTCGCTTCGAAGGGGCAGCCGATCGACTCGGTGCAGGTCGCCGCCTGGCTGAAGGAGCGCCAGAGGCTCGCGCAGGTCGGCGGCATGCCGTACCTGCATCAGATCCTCGACGCGGCTCCCGTCCTGACGACGGCGCACCTGCAGGGCTACGCGAGGCGCGTCGCGAACCGAGCGCGCATGCGCCGGCTCGCGCACAAGCTCCGGATCGCGACCCTGCGCCTCTATCAGGGCGTCGCCGACGAGCACGCCGACGAGTTCTTCGGCGAGCTCGAATCGGACATCGGCACCATCACCTCGACTCGGCACACGGGCGAGCTCGTCGCTGTCGGTCCGATCGCGAAGGAGGCGATGCGCAAGCTCCGCGACCATCAAGCGAAGGGCGGAGGCATCGTCGGCATCGCGACGGGCTTCGCGCGTCTCGACAAGAAGACCGGTGGCCTTCACGACGGCGACCTCACGATCGTCGCCGCACGTCCGGGCCTCGGCAAGACCGCGTTCGTGATGGGCATCTGCGACAACGTCACGGAGCGCGACTACGCGGGCGCGATCTTCTCCCTCGAGATGCCGAAGGAGCAGCTCGTCACGCGCCTGCTCTGCACGCGCGGACGCGTGAACCTCGCGAAGCTCCGAACCGGTGAGCTGAACGCCACCGACTGGCAGAAGCTCACCTTCGAGGCCGATCAGGTTTGGCCGAAGTGGATCCACATCGACGACACGCCAAATCAGTCGTGGGGCACGATCAAGACGAAGCTCCGACGACACAAGGCGTACTGCGAGCGGCACGACAAGAAGCTCGGCGTCGCGATCATCGACTTTCTGCAGCTGATGAAGACGCGTCCGCGGAGCAAGGGCGAGACGCGGTCCGAGCTCATCGGCGAGATCACTCGCGACGTGAAGGCGACGGCGAAGGAACTGTCGATACCGATCGTCGTCCTCTCGCAGCTCAATCGTGAGGTCGAACGGCGCGAGGACAAGCGACCGGTCATGAGTGACCTCAGAGACTCGGGCGAGATCGAGCAGGACGCGGACAACATCATCCTCCTCTACCGGGACGACTACTACTTCGAGGACTCCGAGGAGGCGAACCTCGCCGAGGTCATCATCGGCAAGCAGCGCAACGGCGAAACGGGCGTCGTGAAGCTCGGCTTCGACAAGCACTGGACGCGCTTCTTCAACCTCGCCGACTTCGACGACAACCCCCCGCCACAGGACGACGGCGAGCCGTACGTCAAGAACGCGGACCGCGAGGTGGACAACGAGCAGCGCGAATTCTTCACGACGGAGGACCTATGAACCCGAAGGTCGAAAGCACCTTTCACATTACGGTCGTCGTCCTCGGCGTCGTGCTCCTCTTCGGCTGGCTGCTCTCGACGTGCGTCGCGCCGTGCTCGTGGTTCGGCTGGCTACCGCTTACCGCGGTGCCGTCGCGCTGCCTGCCCTCGATGGGAGGCCCGCAGTGAAGGCGCCCGAGTACACAAAGAACGAGCTCCGGAAGATCTTCGGTCACCTCTCGCGGCTGCTTCCGCCGGGAGGCCGCCCGCTGAACGCCGAGGAGGTCGTCGACGTCAGCGAGCTCATCGACAAGACGAAAGTGATGATCGCGACGCACGCAGGCGCGATCGAGCGCGGGGCGAAGGTCCTCGAATGGCGGCTCCGGCCGAAGTACGAGGCGCCGTCGATGAACGAGTACACGTACATGAAGCCGTGGCAGCGCAAGGAGATCTGCAAGGCGCTCGACAAGCAGCTGCACGCGATGGTCGCGACGACCCCGGGCTTGAGCCTCTACGGCGCGCAGAAGCAGCGATGGGTCCGCGTCACGCGCTTTACGACGCAGCCCAAGCGTGTGGACGACGCCGCGGTCGATGCTATCGGCGGGAAGATGCCCGTTGATGCCCTGGTGCGGTGTGGCGTGCTCGCCGGCGACACGCCGGCGCTGCTCAAGCGCGAAGCGATCGTCGCGAAGACCGAGCGAGGTAACACGCACGTCCTGGTCGAGGTGTTCGAGGTCTCGCAAGAGGCGGTTCCCGAGGGCGATCCGCACGATGCTCGCGTCGAGCCGATCGTCTTCCAAGGGGGCCCGATGACGCAGGCCATCCTTGGCGGACCGCGCAAGCGCGCGCGAAGGTAGCGCCGGCACGCGCGTTGGATGACGAAGGCCTCGGCGGTCTGACCACCGCCGAGGCCCCTGACTCGAGACCCCGACGGCCTCTCCTCACTCAGGACCATAGCAGCACGGGCCCGAGCAGGCTCGGACCCGAGGAGGAGTGGACATGGATCTGCACGAGCACACGGATCTTCTGCGAGCCGCGAGGGACGAGGTCGGCTGGTACTTCGCGGCCGCCGATGCAGCGATGGGCCTCCATGCACAATGCATCGGCGACTCCTCGTCCTCCGGCATCTGGGACGACGCCAAGATCGCGCGAGCGCACGCAGCGCGCCGGTCGATCGGGCACCGAGCTGACGTGGCGCGCAACGAGAAGGTCCGCTCGACGCTCGCCAAGCTCTCGCCGCTGCACCGCACCGACCTCGAGCTTGCCTATCGGCCCTTCGGCTGGGGACGGATCGACGGACGGACCGTGAAGGAGAAGGACCGAGCGAACTGGGCGGTGTACTGCCGGTTCTCCGTCAAGGGCCGCCAGCTGCTGCCGCTCGCGCTCTCGACCGACGAGATGTTCGGCGCGTACGAGCGGACGCGACGCAAGCAGCGCCGACACGTGCCCGGGACGTTCGCCGACCTGCTCGCTTTCGTCTGCGAGGAGGTCGACGCGCTCCGCAACGAGGACGTGCGGCCCGGCAAGGCGTTCCCGTCGGGGCACAAGCTTCAGCCCGCGCTCTGGGCCGCCGAGCGTCGCGAGACCGAGGCCATCGTCCACTACGACGAGCTCCGTCGCGCGCGCATCGACGACGAGCGCCGACCGAATCGCGAATACCTCGAGCGGCTCCGATATGAAGCCGAGCTGCGGGACAGTGCTCTCTTCGAGGCGAAGCTGCGCGCGCCTTCGAAGAGGGTCGCGTGATCGGAGGGACGCGGATGGCGCCGAAGGAGGCGCAGCTCGGCACCGTCTTCACCATCCCGCAGGTCGCCAAGATGGCGGGCTGGACGACGACGCGGATGCGTCGTCACCTGCTCGCAAAACACCGCGAACTGGACGGAGGTCTGCTCCGCAACGTGTCGCGCGGCACGCGGCGACCGCGCTGGACGATCACGCTATCGGCCCTGCAGGCGATCGCGCCACAGTGGTTCCTCGACCCCGAGTCGCTGCAGCGACAGATCGACTTCCTCGCGAGCGAGCTCGAGGACGCGCGCGAGAAGCTCGCGATCCTGAGCAAGCGCGTCGAGCTGCAGCACAAGAACATCGTCGCTCTCGCACGCGTGAGCGCGCCGCGCAAAGCCGGGTGAGGCTTGGCGTGGCTGCTCGCTTGCACCGTAGAACTGGACGCACGTACCGCGGCGATGATGCGTCCATCAGGTTGACGAACCTGCACCATCGCCGCCTTTCGCCTCAGGAGGCATCTCATGCGTAACGATGGAATCACCCCGAAGTCGCCGCCGCCGACCCCGGCTCCGGCGGATGCCGCGGCCGCTGCACGTCGCGCCGGCGCGGCCACCACGACCACAGGCACGACGCCGACGCGCACCGAGCAGGACCTGCAGCGCGCGCGCGAAGCGATGACCGGCGAGCCGGAGCATCCGAAGTTCGCGCCGCAGCAGGACGGCAAGCCCGAGCCGATCCACCCGAAGGTGGTCGGCAGCCCGCCGTTCGTTCCTCAGACCCACAACTTCACGCAGCCTTCGGCCACCGAGATGGCGACGAACGCCGTGGAGCGCACGACCGATGACGTCCTGTCGGCGAACCGCGACCCCGACGATCCGAACCGGATCATTCCGAAGCCGATGTCGCCGGAGCAGGGCGAGCCGAAGGCCGGCGAACCCGGCGCGACGCCGACGCCGCCGGGCCCGGGTCAGCCCGGTTTCACGGGCGACACCGGCAAGCAGCAGAAGTCCGGCGAGCAGCAGAGCGGCGAACGCAAGGACGACGACAAGCGCTGACTCACTGGCGGCGGTGGATGCGGCTCGCTCCGGCAACTTCGCCCGGAGCTCGTAGCTTCGACCTTCCACCGCCGCGCTTTAGCGCTTGTCCCATCCCTGGTCGCAGCGAGCCTTCTTGCGCGGCCCCTCGGCACAGTGCGACGGGTACGCTTTGCAGAAGGTCTCGTAGTAGTTCAGCCACTCGCTGCAGAACTTCGCATCGGGGGGAGAGCCTTGCTGATGCGCCGAGTAGAGGCTGACGAGGAACCAGGCCATGTACGCGAGCACGCCGAAGCCGATGATCTGTTTCAGGCGCAACATGATCTGTGCGGCCGGCAAGGCTTGAGCGGACACCAACCCCTGTATCGGCCGGCCGCAATGCGGACATGACGGTGCCTGGTCGGAGACTTCTCCGGTGCAGTCGGGGCAAAAGATGAGCGCCACGGTCCCTCCTTCGGTGCGTCGATTTCAGCGCCCGGTGGTCTCTACCTCCGGGTTCGCTCCTGCTCCCTCTTCTCGTCGCGAACGGACCGCGGCGCATCGGGAGCGGGTACGTCGATAACGATCGTGATCGTGTGGCCGCCGTTGATGCCGGGCTTCGGTTCGCATCGCATGCGCCCGTGAAGGTGCATGATCCGCATCGCCTCGATCAGGTACTTGCGGACGCGGAGGAGATGCGGCGGCCACGGCGGCATCGGACGACCGACACGATCACGTTGCAGGCCGACGGCGCAGAGGCGCGTCGAGCGTGATGCCGTGCCGCTTCGCGAGCTCCAGCAGCTCGTCGAGCTTCCGCATCTGCAGGCCGAGCACCCAGGTCTCGTTCACCTCGCCCTGGTCCATGATCTCGAGCATCTGCCGGTCGACCAGCGGCTTCAGCGCAGCGTGAAGGTCGCGAAGGTCTACGTCGAGGATGTGAGCAATATCCTGGCCCGTTAGGTGCTGAATGCCCTGCGCCAAGAAGCGAATGCGAAGCGCGTCGAGCGCGCACGGCCTTTCGAGGAAGAACTCGACCTCGACAGCATCGCTAGGGCTGAAGTGGATGGTCGCGCGCCCGTAGCCCCCCTGACGGAGAAGCTCCTCCGCGCGGCGCCGGACCTCGTCGACGGTGCTGCCGACGCCGACGACGGTCGTGACCTTGTTGTCCTGCACCGTCGCCCGCGCGTCGAGACCGAAGACGGTGAATCGCCAGCGCGTTGCCGGATCCCGCGCCCCTTGTTCGCTCATCGTGCTCGCCTCTCCCGTCATGCGCCCTTCAGCTCGAGTCGAATCGGGTTCGGCTCGGGCGGCATCTCCCCCGACCGCCACTTGGCGTGCGCGCGAAGCAGTCGTCGGATCTCCCCGTCTTCTCCGTTCGGCTCGCGAGCCATTCCCGCGAGAAGGAGCCACGTCGCTGCGTCGACCGGCCGATCGTCCTTCTCCCATGCCGAGATCGTTTCGGCAGTGATGCCCAGCTCCGCTGCCAGCGTCTCCGCCGGAATGCCGAGCGTCTTGCGCATGAAGCGGAACGATGCGCCGGTGGGCTCGCCTGATGCAGCGAGACGTCGCGCGACCTCGTGTTCCGCCTCCCCGAGCACGTCGAGATTCACGTACGCGTCGCCACATCCTTCGCAGACCGAAGCCGGCATCGTAACGACGAACTGCCGCCCGATGCCGACGTTCAACTCGTGGTCGGTGGTGCCGGCAGCCGTCGAGCCGTCGCAATTGATGCACTTCATCCTAGCCTCAGTGAGCGAGCGCGAAGCACGGCGCTTCGCTCGCTCGCAACGGCGGTCATGAGCCCGTCTTGAGGAGCGGCTTGATCGCCTTCAGCTCCCGCGAGCTCCCCTTCTCAGCCTTGCGCAGTTCGTAGGACTGCTGGAGGTTCATCCAGAACTCGGGCGTGGTGTTGAGCGCACGCGCGAGACGCAGCGCCGTGTCAGCGGTAATGGCGCGCTCCTCACGAAGGATCTCGGAGATGCGGTTCGTCGGGACGCCGATCGCCTCTGCGAACTTGTTCGCGCTCAGCTCCATCGGGCCGAGGTACTCCTCTCGGAGGATCTCGCCCGGGTGAATGGGCCGCATGTTGTTCTTGAGGGTGGCCATCGTGAAAACTCCTCAGTGATAGTCGACGCATTCAACGTCTTCGGGCCCCGATGCCGTCCAGACGAAGCAAAGCCTCCACTGACCGTTTACGCGGATAGAGTGCTGTCCGGTTCGGTCGCCCTTCAGGGGTTCGAGCCGATTGCCAGGCGGAGACCCGAGGTCTCCCAGCGTGACCGCGTTGTCGAGCATCTGAAGCTTGCGTTCAAGAATCTGGCGGATGGCTGCGAAGCGCCGGCATGGCTCTCCGCGATACACGGCCTCGGTGTCGGGGCACTTGAACGATCGGATCGCCATCGACTGCTAGCAGTATGAGGCCTGTACGTTGTACGTCAAGCGTACAACGCCGATGTGCCGCGGGAATGAGCCGCTTCACTTCCTCCATTCATTCCGCTGACCTTCGCGCCGCCCGCACGTTCAGCGATGGCCTCGCCGCATTAGCGCCGCCTGCCGAATTTCGGTCGCCCGAAGCTCAGCACCGGCGGCAGCGACGAGGGTCGATGGGGCGCCTGGGCGTAGCGGCGAAGGTCCTCCAGCCGTCCCTCGAACAGCTGCGCTTGCTCCTTACCGCGACGCGACTCCTCGGGCGTGATGCCGAGCCGGTGCTCCTCAGCGAGAACGAGACGCGCCGTCAGCGCCGCGTTGCGCTGGATGCGCCCCATCTCCTCCGGATTCATCGGGTGAATGCACCCGCCTTCGATCGGCCCGGTACATACCATCCGGTCGTAGGTCTCGGTCTCGAGGTAGTACCAGCACCAGAGGTGAAACGCGTGCTCGACTGGGTCCACGCGCCGAGCCTGCAGCCCAGCGGCGCGCTCCGCTAACGAAGCCGCCGCGGCGGTGTCGACTTCACGCGCGCCCACAGCGGGCAGTCCAGCCCCGCGATCTCGCAGAGCAGCTGCATGCGAGCTCGCCGACGCTCTCGCTCCTCGTACGTCGACTCCTTCGCGAGCGGCGGCCGGAGGAGCATGGCATCGTCGAGCCGCCCCTGCTCTTCCAGCCAGTCCGACAAGACCAGATCGACGAAGTCCTCGCGCACGCGGGAGCGCGCCCGGGCCGCGAGGTCGCGCACGTGGTCGGGGTACTTCGGCATCACACGGACGGACATCACTGTAGTTGAGCCATCCGCCTCACGGCGACAGATGACCTCCACGCTCTCATCGTCCCCTCGAGCAGGGTCGAATCCGATCGCGAGGTAGCCGGCGCTCACGGGCCGCACTTGCGGCACACACACGAGCGGTGTCGTCCCTGCTTCTCGTCCGCTGAGAGCCCGCCCGTGGTGAACAGCTGCATGTGGAGCTCTCGCCCATCCGGCGTGATCACTGCCGACCAGAGCGCGCGCGCCGGCACGTCCGTCGTGATGCGGGCGAGCCCACGGCTCACGAGGCTGTCGACGACGTCTCGGCGATCCGTCGTCCAGTCGCCGATCGGACCGCCGGCGAGCCGGTGCAGGCGCGATCTCTCGACGCTCGAGAGGTCCGAGCGGAACGTCATCCGCCGAACCTCGCGAGCAGCTGCTTGTGCAGCACGGTGTCTTGCCGCGCAATCGAACGGAAGAACACCGAGGCGTCTTCCCAGCCCGGCGGCGCGATGAATACCGCCGTGCCGCCGACGAGCTCGTACGGGCAGAGCACCACCGAGTCCTTCGCCCGCACGAGCAAGAAGTCGGTCGGTTCGATGCTCGACGAGCACCAAACCTGCCGCCCGTCGGGCAGGCCCGTCATCGTCGCGTCGGGGAAGCGTTCGGCGATGACCTCGAGATCGGCCAGCCGCTTCCTCGCCTCCTCGACGCCCTCGTCGATCGAGTAGCTCACGTCGAGGTCCTACGCGCTCGACGGGCCGCATGCCAATCATGCCACTGCTAGCGACGACACATGCTCGGCGGGTCACCGCCGCAACAGACCGTGATCCACGCGGAGACACTCGAGAGCCGATTCTCGATCCGGATCTCCTCGGGGCTCTTGATGATGGTGCCTTCGTTGCCGGCGAACTTGCCGTCGCAGACCCAGTGGCGCCCGGCGGCGGGCTTCTTTGGATCTTTCCCGTTGTGGACAAGCTTGCAGTGGTCCTTCACCCAGGCCTCGCGGCGAGTAACCGCCTCGGCAAGCTCGGCCTTCAGCTCCTCAATGCGAGCTTGTTTGGCGGCGCACCGAGAGTCTGGCTCGTCCGCCTGAACACGACTGGGTATCAGCAGCGAGAGCGCGAGAAGTAGACCGGCAAACATGGGGCGCATTTTCGATCGCCTATCGCATCAATGCCTGTGCGGCAACCGCGATCGCCGCGGGCCTCATTCGGTGGCCCTTCCCCGCGCCGTCCGGCGTGAGCACCTCGATCCCCGAGGTCGTCGTCACTACTCTCGCCGCTTCACCGGCTCTGTCGGCAGCGACGAATCGTGACGCGTTCCGGTCGTGCGCTCGCCCACATCGGCCCGACCCGGCGCGCGCCGAGCAGCTCTCTGAGGGCCTCTCCGGACGGCGGTCCCTGGCTGGCAACGGACGCCTTGCAGCGCTTGGCGATGGCGTGCGAAGAAGATGCGTGACCGCTCTCCAGGATCTCCTCGCCAGTTACCGAGCAGCAGCCGCCACCAACCGGGAGGCGGGCACCTACTTCGAGGAGTTGACCGTCTGCTACTTCAAGAACGAGCCTGCCTACCGCGAGCTCTATCGGGACGTCATGCCGTACGCCAAGTGGGCGGAGCGGCAGCGACTGGACAAGCGGGATGCAGGCATCGACCTCGTCGCGGAAACGTTCACGAACGAGGTCCACGCGATTCAGTGCAAGCTGTACGCGGCGGACTACCGCGTCCAGAAGGCCGACATCGACAGCTTCTTCACGGCCTCAGGCAAGAAGCCCTTCGCGCGCCGCATCATCGTCAGCACGACGGACCTCTGGAGCGATCACGCCGAAGACGCGCTCACCAACCAGCAGCCGCCCGTCACGAAGATCGACCTCTCCGCGCTCGAGGCGAGCGTCCTCGATTGGTCGAAGTTCGCGCCGAAGAAGGCCCCCGCCGTCCGGGGCAAGAAAGAGCCCCGGCCGCATCAGCGCGATGCGCGGGCGGCGGTCATCGCCGGCTTGCGCGAGAACGACCGCGGCAAGCTCATCATGGCCTGCGGGACGGGAAAGACGTACACGAGCCTCAAGATCGCCGAGGAGTTGGCGGGCCGTGGCAAGCGGATCCTCTTCCTTGTGCCGAGCCTTGCCCTCCTCTCGCAGACTCTCACCGAGTGGACGCAGGAGAGCGAGCTCCGCCTCCAGAGCTTCGCCGTCTGCTCCGACAGCGACGTCGGCAAGAAGCGCCAGAGGGACGACGACACCGTCCAAACCTTCGTCCACGAACTCCAGTACCCGGCGACCACCGATCCCAAGCGCCTCGCCGCCGAGGTGGGCGCGCGCCACGACGGCGAGCACATGAGCGTCGTCTTCGCGACTTATCACTCGATCGACGTCGTCCATCGGGCGCAAAAGAACCACGAGCTCCCCGAGTTCGACCTCATCGTCTGCGACGAGGCCCACCGCACCACCGGCGCCACGTTCGAGGGCGAAGACGAGAGCCAGTTCGTCCGGGTGCACGACGCGGAGTATGTCCGCGGCAAGAAGCGCCTCTACATGACGGCGACGCCGCGAATCTTCGGCGACATGGCGAAGGCGTCGGCCGAAAAGGACAACGTCGTCCTCTGCTCGATGGACGACGACAACCTCTACGGCCCCAATCTCTACGTTCTCACGTTCTCTGAAGCCGTGAAGCGTGAGCTGCTCGTCGATTACAAGGTCATCGTGCTCGCCGTCGAGGAGAAGCACGTTCACCGACGCCTGCAAGCGTTGCTTGCGGACAAAAACAACGAGCTACGCGTCGATGACGCCGCAAAGATCGTTGGCTGCTGGAAGGCGCTCGCGAAGAAGGGCCTCGCCGAGGAGCTGCTCGGCGACCACGCGCCGATGAAGCGCGCCGTCGCATTCTGCCAGGTGATCGAGCGGCAGAAAGGAGCGAGGGTGCACAAGGTCAGCTCGAAGCACATCGCCGAGATGTTCCAGGCCGTCGTCGAGGCCTATCAGGAGAGCGAGACCGAGGAGGAGGCCGAAGACCGGCCGCGCCTCCGGTGCGAGGCCGAGCACGTCGACGGCAGCATGAACGCCTCGCAGAAGGAAGCGAAGATCGCCTGGCTGAAGGCCGACACGGGAGACGACACGTGCCGGATCCTCAGCAACGTGCGGTGCCTCTCCGAGGGCGTCGACGTCCCCGCGCTCGACGCAGTCCTGTTCCTCACGCCTCGCAACTCGCAGGTCGACGTCGTGCAGTCCGTCGGGCGCGTCATGCGGCAGACGCCTGATCGGAGGAAGAAGCGCGGGTACATCGTCCTTCCAGTCGTCATTCCGGCCGGCGTCGAACCCCATGAAGCGCTCAACGACAATCAGACGTACAAGGTCGTGTGGCAGGTCCTACAGGCCCTCCGCTCGCACGACGATCGCTTCGATGCGATGGTAAACAAGCTCGAGCTCGACGCGAGGGACCCGAGCAAGATGGAGGTCATCGCGGTCACGGACAAGATCGCGAAGCGCTCGGGCGGCAAGAAGGGAGACGGGAAGAAGAAGGAGACGGCGAAGCGCGCCGCGAAGGCAGGGCGGACGATCGGGGGCCCCCAGAATCTCGCGAAGCCCGAGCAGCGCGAGCTCGAGTTCGAGATCGGCGAGATCGAGCGCGCAATTTACGCGAAGCTCGTTCAGAAGGTCGGCAACCGTCACCACTGGGAGGACTGGGCGAAGGACATCGCCAAGATCGCCCGGACGCACATCGACCGGATCACCACCATCCTCGAGAACCCGGACAACGTGAACGAGCGCGAGGCGTTCGATCATTTCGCCGAGGAGCTCCGCGACGATCTGAACGACAGCATTACGCGCGACGAAATCATCGAGATGCTCGCCCAGCATCTCGTGACGAAGCCGGTCTTCGACGCGCTCTTCTCCGGCCAGTCCTTCGCGACCGAGAACTCGATGAGCCGGGCCATGCAGGGCGTGCTCGACGCGCTGCACGAGCACCGGCTCGACAAGGAAGCGAGCACGCTCAACGCCTTCTACGAATCGGTGAAGATGCGCGCCTCGGGCATCGAGAGCGCCGAGGGGAAGCAGAAGATCGTCGTCGAGCTGTACGACAAGTTCTTCCGCAACGCGTTCCCAAAGATGTCCGAGCGGCTCGGCATCGTCTACACGCCTGTCGAGATCGTCGACTTCATCTTGAAGAGCGTCGACCAGCTGCTGCGCACCGAGTTCGGGCAGACGCTCGGCAGCGAGGGAGTGCACATTCTCGACCCGTTCACGGGGACGGGCACGTTCATCACGCGGCTGCTGCAGAGCGGCCTCATCTCGAAGGAGGAGCTCCCGCGGAAGTACGCCAAGGAGATCCACGCCAACGAGATCGTGCTGCTCGCATACTACATCGCCGCAATCAACATCGAGGCCGCATACCACGGCATCGTCGGGGGCGATTACAAGCCGTTTGAGGGGATTTGCCTCACGGACACATTCCAGCTGTATGAAAAGGACGACCTCGTCTCGCGCGTGCTCGTCGACAACAGTGCGCGGAGAACGCGGCAGAAGAAGCTCGACATCCGCGTGATCATCGGCAATCCACCGTACTCGGTGGGGCAGGACAGCGAGAACGACAACAACGCGAACGTGAAGTACCCGCTCCTGGACGCTCGCATCGCCGAGACCTACTCGCTGCGGTCGGATGCGACGAACAAGAAGGCCCTCTACGACAGTTACATTCGTGCAATCCGATGGGCCAGTGACCGCGTAGGCGCTCGCGGAATAGTCGGTTTTGTAACGAACGCGAATTTCGTCGAAGCAGCGACGGCGGACGGCCTGCGCAAGTGCCTCGCCGAAGAATTTACCAGTCTCTATGTTTTCCACCTCCGCGGCAACCAACGTACGGCCGGCGAGCGTTCAAGGAAGGAAGGTGGCAAGGTCTTCGGAAGCGGCAGCCGCGCGCCCGTCGCCATCTCGCTCCTCGTCAAGAGTCCGAAGGCTGAAGAGCGCGGCCGGATCCACTTTCGTGACATTGGCGACTACCTCTCGCGCGAGGAGAAGCTTGGCGCCGTCTCGGAGTTTGGCAGCATAGCCGGTATCACGGAAGCGAACGGGTGGACGACCATCGTGCCCGACGCGCATGGCGACTGGCTTAGACAGCGTGACGACAGCTTCGGCCGGTTCATTGCGCTCGGCGACAAGAGCGGTGCTCAGCTGGCCCTGTGCGACCTCTACTCCAACGGGCTCAAGTCTCAGCGAGACGCGTGGGCGTACGGACCATCAAGGGACGGTGTCGCCGACGCGATGGGCCGGATGATCGAGTTCTACAACTCCGAGCTGACGCGCTTGGCCAGGACGCATCCAGGGCTCGACAAGAAGCAGAGAGAGTCGGTCATCGACAGGTTCATTGACACTGACCCAAGCAAGATCGCTTGGACGGGAGCGCTGAAGAACGACCTCGTAAAAGGGACAGTCCTTAGATTCGACACAAAGAACATCGTTCCGAGTCTCTATCGTCCGTTTACGAAGTCTTGGCTCTACTTCGACCGCAAGCTGAACGAGAGGGTCTACCAGATCCCGCGCATCTTTCCGTTTGCAGAACGAGTTGCGAATCGCGCTATCGGCGTGTCGGCGAGTGAGTCCATGGGCGTCTACTCGGTCCTGATGACCGACGTGAACCCCAATCTCAAGGCAGTGGACATGGTCGGCTCCCAGTTCTTCCCGCTCTACGTGTACGACGGAGAGGCGGATGAGGATGAGGATGGAGCGTCCCTGTTCGCCACCCCGAAGAAGGATCCGACCTTGATCGGGCGCCGCGACGGCATCACCGATGCCGGCCTTGCCCACTTCCAGTCCGCCTACCCCGGCGAAACGATCACGAAGGAAGACGTCTTCTACTACGTCTACGGCATTCTCCACTCGCCGGACTACCGCGAGCGCTACGCCGACAATCTCGGCAAGGAGCTGCCACGCATCCCGCGCGTGAAGACGGCCGCGGACTTCTGGGCCTTCAGCAAGGCCGGTCGCGCGCTCGGCGAGCTTCACGTCGGCTACGAGAAGGTGCCCGAGCACCCCGCCTGCATCGAGGGCCCCGCCAAGCCGACCGCCGCGCAGTACCGCGTCGAGAAGATGAAATTCGGCAAGGGCAAGGACAAGACCATCATCCACTACAATGACCTCCTCACCGTCCGGGACATCCCGCTCGACGCATACGACTACGTCGTCAACGGTAAGCCCGCGATCGAATGGGTGATGGAGCGGCAGAGCGTCACGACCGACAAGGCAAGCGGCATCGTAAAGGACGCGAACGCCTGGGCCACCGAGACCGTCGGGGACCCACGCTACCCGCTCTCGCTTCTGCTGCGCGTCATCACGGTCAGCCTCGAGACGATGAAGATCGTCCGCGCACTGCCGAAGCTCGATCTCCTCGAGGAGCAAGCTGCAGCCGACGGAGCGTGAAGGAAGGCCGTTCCGCTCTCCGTCGACCGGGTGTCCGAGCGGCGATCGGTGTTCCGTTCGACGTGTCTCGGGCGCTTCAGAACCGTGGCCAGCCAGCCCATTGCCTGCGAGCCCTACCGCGAGGCACTCCGTGGTGCCGACCATGCCCATCGGAATCAGGCGCCGCTGGTGATCGCCTCCACAATGTCCACGAATGCGAACGCGCACGCCAAGGGGCAAACCGTAAGCGTGCTCTCATTCGGCGCACGATGGGCGCTACTGCTCGGCGGCCATGTTCTCCACGATCTCGCGTGGCGAGCAGTAGAAGCCGACCCCCACCGGGGTCGATGCGGGGACCTTCCACGACCGGAGCACTGAGGGCGAGACCTTTCCCTCGAAGCTGAGCGTGTGAACGACCCCGTCGGAGATGCGGGTCAGGCTGCCGTTCTCCTCGCAGGTGTCCCCCACGACCTTCCCCTCGCTGCACACACGCTTCAGCGAACGCCCGCACGATCCCATGGCCGTCAATTGAAGCTTCGCGCGTTCCGGCGTGCGGACGATGATGTCGTCGTCCTTGAACTGCTCGACGCCGAACCCCTCCGGCACGTCGATGCGTACCCCCAGCGGAGTCTCGAACGGGATGAGGTTCTCGACCGCCACGCTGGCCGAACTTGCCGCGACGGGTACGGGCGGGACGTTCTTGCCCTTGTCCTTCCTGCAGGCGACCAGCGCGAGTGCCAGGAAGACGATGGCGCGCTTCACGACGCCGCTCCAAGTTGGCCGTCTATCGTCCTACGGCAACGAATCATCGCGTCACGGTACATGGCCTCTGGAGCGGTCGCGTACTTCGCCTTTGCGAGCACGTGCGCGGCGGTCGCAATGTCGCCGCGGTTGAGCGCATCGAGGTACTCCGGATGCTTCGCGGCGATGTTCTTCTTGAACCCGACCCAGAAGGCCATCCCTTCGTCCGCGCTCATAAATGCTCGGAAGCGGCTCGCCGGATGCGGGGGTTCGAACACGATGACGCGCATGTTTGGCGGCAAGCCGAGCTTCTTCTTGAAGGCGTCATCTGCGTCCCGTCCGCCAGCAGCTCGCATCTTCGCGGCCTCGGCATCCGTCTTCGGAACCTCCCAGACACCGGCCAGGTACATGTGACCTTGCTTCGGGTCGATGCACTTCACGTTCCCGAAGTTGAACGAGTAGCAGTTCTGGCCGAAGCCAGTCTCCGCGGCCCACTGCGCCGCGAGGGTCCGGGCACCTTCTTCGGTCAGATCGGACCAGTGCTTTCGGATGAGCGCCACCATCTCAGGTGTCGAGAGCTTCGTCTTCGCCACGCCGATCTCGGTCGTCGCGTTCGTGTACACCTTCGCGCCGGTGATGGTCGTCGTGCCGCCGACGGCGGGCGGACGCTCGTGCGTGATCCGCTCGTACCCGTCGGCGCGATGAGGGGCCGTCCTGCCGAACACTCCCGGCTTCTTCTCGAACGAGAGACCGGCCTCACGCGCAGCGCCGCCCTCGAACAGCTCGCGCGGGTAGCGGATGGGGTGCTCGAGCTCCGATGCTTCCCGGCGCTTTGATGGTCGTGCCGCCGGATTGACTGGTGCGGCCTCGGGCTCGGTCGGCGGTTCGTACCGTCTCGAGCGGTATACGGCATCGATCGACATCTCCGACGTGTCGGCCCCTCACGGAACCAGTTGCTGGAAATCGACCGGTACCCTGTCGTTCCGGCAAGGATGACGCACATCCCCGCATAACCCTTCGGACCTTCGGAGTGATGCTCGGTCGCATCTGCAGCATGTAGGCTCAACCGTCGGCCACGACCGGCCAGCGCTCGGGGAAGGATGCTGAGGACGATGGGGTCGACGGACTCCGGCAGCGAGCCACGGCGGCGAGCGTCCGGGGAAGCAAGCCGGCGGTCGCCGCCGCGGGAACCCCAAGCCCCCAGCGTGCTCGTCAGGACGCAGAAGAGTGCTCATGCGCGCGCACCTGCGAACGGCGGGCGTCACCCACGCGCGGCTCTTCACCGACGACGCGACGCAAATGCCGATCGGCTTCCGCTCGTGGCGCGATACGGGCATCACGTGGCTGGCGCTCGCGGGCGTCGACGTCATGAAGATGCAGCGGCGCGCCGCCGCGACACGATCCAGACGACCATGGGCTACGTGAAGTCCGCCGAGGACGTGAGCGGCTCCGTTGGCTCGCCCTTCCTCGACGTGCCCGGCAACCTCGTTTGGCCCAGTGAACGCCCCAGGTCGCTCACGAGAGGCCATGTTTCCAGCCCCGCAGAGGTTTCGGCACAGGGAGTCGAACTCTGCCGAGAGCTTCTAGCCAACGTGGCGAGGTCGCTCGTCTTTCACTCGGAAGGGTTCGGATTCGCGCCGGAACCAGTGGTCAAGCGGTTCCACTCCAGTCCGCACGAGTCCACGTGAATCGTCGCGCGTCGTGGAGACGTCTTGGAGAAGCACATTTGTTGGGTTGCGAGGGACGAACGTCGCTCCCGCCGCCACCGCCATGACGCAACGCGTCTATCAAGCTGTGCCTTTGGGTATAGATGGTAACCCCTAGGGGTGATGCCGCCATCCTCCACCGCGTGCTGGTTCTTAGTGCAATCGGTGTCGCGCGCTTCTATGTCCCAGTCCGAAACGGCTACCCTCTAGAGCAGCGCGCGCCGAGGCGAAAGTACGAGAGGTTGGATGGCGCAACTGTTCTGGTTCCACGCGTTCAACAGGCATCACCCGAAGCTGGACTCTGACGACGACAACGAGGAGCCCCTCACGGACGAAGACGCGGTCGTGAGGGTCCTTCGAGAAGGCCCGCGACCGCACCCGAATCCCGCGAGCGAGACACGACAATACGAGCAGCGACTGAACATCACTCCGCACCGCGTTTACGCCTATCTCGGCCGGACCCTCGAGGCCTTCGGCGACAACGCGATCGTGCTCCCGCCCAACGGTCTGATCGGCGGTCAAATGTCCCCCTTTGATACGGGCGGACTGATCAACAAGATCGCGCCGGTCTCGCAGCTCGTCGACAACGAGAAGTGCGTCTACCTTGCGGCGTTCTCGTTCCAGCTCGCGACGGAGAAAGGCGCGGTGTTGGAGCGGTACCCATCGACGAGTGCGGAACTCGTGAAGCACTACTTGGAGGCGCAGAGGCCTCACGACGGCGACGGGCCGCATCACCATTGGCCTGGTGGGCCGCAGCATCCGATCTGGACATCGAACACTGACTGGCGAGCTTGGACGTGGGAAGGTCGTGCGGAACCCGAGCACTTCCTTGTAGCGACGCTCCGCCACTGGACGTGCTCGCCGTCGATGCATGCCCGCATTATCGACAGCGCCGAACGGAGGTATGGGGAAGACGAAGCGTGGCTCCTGAGGCTTGCGGAAACCTATGAAGAGGGTGGCGTGGGACTGCTGGTTGAACGTCTCAAGGACGAGCAGGCTGCCTGATGGACGTCCTTGTCATCGGCTACGAAGGCAGACGCGATCATCGTGCTGAGGCCTCGTGGGGTGCGGCCGCGGTTCGTGACGCAGACGACCTCATGCACGGGGCTACGCGTTTGCGCGTCCCATACACGGACGAACAAGCGGCCGCGCTCGAGGCCCGTGGCGCGCTGACTCGTCTGCCTGAGAACATCGCGATCTCGCTACGTGCGCCCGACCGCCCGATCGTTGTGGACCTCTCCGAAGAGTTCGTCGCGCTCGCGAACTTGAATGAGATTCGGCCACCGGCAGGTCATAAAGCCACCATTTCGATGGCGAAGAGACGCATTTACGTCTTTCGCAACCTCAAGGCGTTCGATTCTTTCCGGGCCGCGCTTGCCGACAAGGTCGCGCGCAGGTTCCTCTATCCCGATGGCCTGGACGACAGCACGCTGGAGCGGCTGGTCCACACAGGATTGATCGTTCACGCGCGAAGCGGTGCTCTGAATGCGCTGAAGGTCACCTTGGCTCCAGCCGACAAGCGCAAGCTCCGATCGCAGATGGCTCGCGCAACGTTGCGCTCTGAGGAAGAGACCTCACGCTTTGACACACTTCTACGCGCGGCTCTCGCCGTGAAAGAGCAGCGGCAGAAGCCAAAGAAGGACAGCTACAAGATCCGGTACGCTGAAGGCGTCGCCCAGGGTGGCGGTATCGACGTGAGCAACGCTCTCACGTTCCTGAGCTCCGTAAAGCGTTTCGAGAATCATGCACAGGCAGCGCTTCGCGACCAGTTCTCGTTCTTGACGAACGTCCCCTCGAGCCGCCTTGAGCAGATTGCCGTCGGAAGTGCCGTGTTCCACTTCGCACCCGAAGTCGAAGGCGAGCCGCTAGGCGATAGCATCGCTCGCTATCTCTCGCTCTCGATGTTCCAGGATGCCGTGGACGGCAAGGTCCCGGAGCGTATCCGGGAGAACGTTCAAGTTCTTGAAGCGGTTGAAAAGATCGTCAACCCAGGCCTCAATACGGTCGTTCAGCATCAACGGCTGACGGACGAAGAGTTCCACCACGTCGAGCAACCCGACGTCGACGGCGCGCCGGAGCCCGAGGTCGTTGTTGGACAGAAGTACTCCGAACCGCTGACGCTTCTAGGCTATCAGTCGGGCTTGCTAGATGACTTTGGAAAGCTGGAGATCACGATATTCCCGGGCGTCCGACTGCGCGTCTCGTCGAAGAAAGATCGCGACGGTCGGGAACCCACCGGTGTGGCCGATCTGAAGCATCGCAATGACTTCCTCTTCCGCCCGGCGTTGTTCACGCTCGTGCGCGAGCGAATTGGGACAGACCGTCGACGCTACCATCTGCAAGAGGTTCGGCTCCTCGCCTCACTCAAGAGAGGTGGCGGAACGATTACGGCTATCCCCTCCTCTGTCATCCCTGATGCCTTCGTGTACCGGCTCGGGCTCTCGACAAGAGAAAGCAGCGGACAGCTTCACACTGATCTGGGTGACTTCGACACGTCCGCGGAGGTCTCGGAGGCACGGGCGTGGATGCGTGCATGGCAAGAATGCTGCTACGAAAAAGAGGTCCACGACCTTCGCCTCTCTCGCCTCGCGCCCGTGAGAATGCCGAGCCCGCCCGCGATCGCACGTGTGCTCCTCACGTTGCTTGGAGAGGAAGAGCCGCTCACCGCACCAGCCGTCTGGGATAAGATTCGCAAGAACTTTCCCCGCGATATCAACGTGGACGTCTGGGCAACGTACTCGCGATACAAGTCGTTCCTCACTCTGGAGGAAGGCGCCCTTCGACTCACGAACGAGGGGGAGAGATACGCGCGGGCGTACGAGCTCATTCAACGTCGAGGGCATCGCTGAACCGCATGGTACCCCCATACTGGTTTCTTCAGTGGGCGCGCCAACACGCAGCCGACCGCCCGGAGTTTCTTCCGGCGGCGTTGAGTCGTGCAGGCTCTCTCGATGCTCTCCTCCAATCCGCACCGGAGCCCGAGCTCACGACGCGTCCCGTGAGCGATGGCGTTCTTCTCACGGCCGGCAAAGGGATAGACCTCACCGGCCGACTTGGCTGCCGCGCGCCTGAATGCCTGAAACGAGAGATCGACTCGCTGTTCAGACACGCTTGGCACTACTTCGACCGGATCCTGCTTCCCGATCAGGCGCTTGAAAGCTTGATGCGGTTCGAGACACATCGCGACGTATCAAGTCTAGTGACGGATCTCGCTCCGTTCGTCGACGTGCTTGGGCACTTGGACGCCCTCGGCGCGTTGCCCCTAGTTGAATTCGAGGTTCGCCGTCCGAGCTGCCGCGCCCACTATGTGGAGCATGCGCGCGAGGCGGGAATCGAGCACGCAGTCGACAACACAGAAATTCTGACGAACGACATCGCCAGCGCGGGCGACATCGAGTGGAATCAATTTGCCACGGAGGATCACGAGGACATCGAATATTCGCTTAGCCACGCGTGGTTTGAACACACGTGCTGGGGAGCGCTTTGCTTTATGGAACGACAGGTCCCACGAGAGGAAGCCGAGATTCGAAGGGCCATCGCAAAAGATGTCGTGCTCAGATATCTCGCCGAACTCAGCGCGGACGCAAGCGCTTCCAAAGTATCTGGCGCCGCACTCGGCAGCACTGTTGCGTTGTACAGGCGGCTACTCGCGAAGAAGGTCGCCCCTCAAGTGGAAGACATCGCGTTCAACCTGACGCTTCCCGTGTCTCAAGGCGCGACGATCGCATCGCTGATCAGGCTTCGTCACGAAGAAGCCGAAGCGTTCGAGCGCTTTCAGCGGTCGTTGAAGAAGGCGCTGCTGGAGAAGGTTCGCTCTGGCGCGAGCGATGTAGAGAAGGTCAGTCGCGAGGTTCAGGAGGACCTAATCGAGCCCGAGCTTCGGAAGATCAAAGATCGTCTTGCGGGAGGACGCTGGCTCGCCACTCGCAGCTCAGCGGCTGGGGTTGCGCTTGGAACGGCGACCGCGGCGGTCGGCCTACTCAGCGCCACACCGTTCGGCACTGGCGTGGCCATCGGCGGAGCCGTCGCCCTCGCCGGAGCATCCGTTACCAGGGCGGTCGAGGGCTATCTCACCACACGAAGGGACGTCATGCTCTCGGACATGTACTTCCTCTGGAAGGCGCACTCGCACTAGCGCGCAACGGCCATCCACGGGACGGCGCGGAGGAGACTGCGGATCCAGCGCCGCTACCGCGCAGCGCTCTGCCCCAGCTAGGCTGGTTCACACGGGAAGGAAGTCCCTGAGTTCGCGCCCAAGTCACCTCAGCCGGCGGGCTACTTGGCGGCGAGCATCCCCTCGAGCTCTCCGAGCGCCCTGGCGGCGCTACCGCACGACCGCGGACCTTGGCGCTCATCACACGAGACGCAGATCAAAAGCTCCACGATCGCCTCATCGCACTTGCCGGCGATCTCGAACTGCGGTGCGTCCCACGCCCCCCACGTTTCGGTTGTGGGCAAGACGGACGCCCGAAGCTCATGAAGTCGCCTCTGCCGCGCGACGAGGTCGCGCGTGCAAGTCGCGTCGCTCCCTCGAGCCTTCACCTTCCCGGCGGCGAGCTGCTGTCGCAGTTCCGGAAGGAGCTTCCGAACGTCGGCCCTCAAGTTCTCGATCGGCGGCGTCGTCGCCTGAGCAGCGCGAGTCTCGGCCTGTACCGCGGAGAGGGACGGTCCCGGTGTGACCGGCGCCGAAGTGGCCGACGGCGCAGCCTTCGTGGTCGCGTCCGACTTGCTGCACCCGACGACTACTGCGACCAGCGCGCCGACAAGCCATCCCCGCATGCTTCCGATGCTACGGCACCCGCGCCCACCCGCCCGAGGAAAAGCGCGAGAGCAGCGAGATCGGCGCGTCGTGAACACCAATCTCACACCACTCGCTCTGCTTCGCCGGCAACCGTCGGCTGCCACGCATTGCGGCGCATTGCGGATCAGGCTCGCCCACATCCGCGCGCACGGCGCAGCTTGTTGCGGTCTCCGAGAACGATCCCTGCCAAGCAACGCACCACCTTGGATCGCTTGGCGGGCGTTCCCGCGCCGGCGCCCGACATCGTCAAGTAAGGATGCACCGCAGCTCCCCCGCCGGGGGAACGCTGCGCGCGCCACATGCTCCTCACTTGGGCACGTTCTCGTGCTCGGCCTTCGCCTTGGCCCATTCCGGCGATCCGCGGCTGACCGTCGCCTTCCACTGCCCCTTCAGCTTGAGGCACTCCTGCATGCCCTGATCGGAGGCGCCGACGCGGGCAAACGTGTACTCCGCGATGTGCATGTTCATGGTGCCGGTGCGCGCAGTACTCGACCCGCTCTTCTCCATCGTGCACTCGCCGAGCACAACTCGGTCACCGAAGTTCTCGGCGCAGGTGCCCTTGATCGGCGTCCCTCCGATCCCCTTCTCTAGCCCTTCGAGGGACGCCTTTCGCTCGGCTTCGATGGTCTCCCAGAACTCGAGCCCAGCATCGTCATTAAGGCGGACCTCCATCTTGATGTCCGCACAACGTAGGAGTCGGTCGTTCTGGAAGTACGCCAGCGAGTTCGAATAGGAGCGCAGTCTCGGGTCGGCATCCGCGGACGACGAGGCGGACGCGTCAGCTGCAGAGGTGGGCGACCGACTGCAGCCAATCGACAGGATGAAGAGCGTGAACCAACGGAGATGGCGGGGCCGAGCCTTGTGCATTTGTACCGTGCCGCTGTATAGCGTCATCCTGCCGCAACGTCTCGTTCGATCTCGCATTCCAACGTATCGGGCGTGATCGCCTCGATGACGATGTCCCCGGCGGCGACCCGCGTGCCAATCAGCTGGTACCCATCCGCGGTCGCTTTCCGCACGAACCGCGCGTAAGCCTCCGGATCGAGGCGCTCCAGCCCATCGACGATGAGGATCTTCGAGCGCGCGTTCGCTCGTCGCGCGATCTCCACCGCGAACTCGAGCTGCTCAGCCCCGCAGAGCGCGTCGAGCCGCTTGCCGTCGAGCAGGACCTCGTCGCCTTCGAGCGACAGGCCCGGGATCGCGTTGCCGGTCGCGAGGAGCTCCGCGGGAGCTTCTACCGTCAGCGCCTTCACCGTCTTGTCGAGCGCCTCGGCCTTCGCCTCGGCCTCGGCAAGCGCCTTGCTGGCGTCGAGCGCCATCTTGCGGAGCGCGCGCGCCCGCTCGATCTCCTTCGCCACTTCGACCGCGGCCTGGGCCTCGGCGAGCTGCGCCTCCGCGTGCGCGATGGCCTCGGGTGCCGGCGCGGGAGCGAGGGCGCCGATGGCCGCTTCGAGCTCGTCGGCCTGGGCCCTCAGCGCGCCGGCCTTCTCCTTCGCCGCCGCCGCCGCCTGCCGGTCCCCGAGCGTTTGCTCGTAGGCGATGCGGGCGGACGCCTGCTCACTGCGTGCGATGGCCAGCGCCGCCTCGAGCGCGAGGACGCGCGCGGCGCGTTCGTCGAAGTCCTTCTTCGCGTCTGCGACGGCTTCCTCGGTCGGCCCGTCCGGATCACCGATCGATGCCGCGTCGGCGCGGAGCTTGTCTATGCGCGCCCGGGTCGCCTGCGACCGAGCCTCGGCGGCCGCGGCGTTCTGCGCTTGCGTGTGGAGGGCTACGAGCTTCGCGTTCGCCTCGTCTGCCGTCGTTCGCGCTCCGTCGACGGTGACCCCGGGCACGTCGGGCGTAGCCTTCGAGACCTGCGCTGCGAAGTCCGCCGCCGCCTGCTTCGCGTCGGTGGCCTCACGGTTCGCGACCGTCCGCAGATCGTAGTAGCGCTTGCGCGCGCGTTCGAGGACCTCAAGCCCATGGCCGGAGACGTCGAAGTCGGCTGGCAAGTCCGGGGCGTACTTCTGGAGATCGGCGAGCGTGACCGTGATCGGGAGCGCGCCGAGGATCCTCGCGCGCCGCTCCTTCGGCTTCGCGACGTAGAGCTCCAACGGATCGAGCGAGCTCGTTCCGAGCAGGTTCTGGAGGAACTCCTTCGGCTTCTCCTTCGAGTCCTTGCCGTCGGCGCCGTGCCTCGTGACCGATACAGACGAGCGTAGCGGTCCAATCACTCGGCGCACGCTAACGTCATCGAGGTCGACCGTGATCTCGGCGCGGTCCGTCCCCTGTCGGATCGCATCCGCTCCGATGTCCTGCGCTTCGAGCGCGGCGCGAATGGCCCGGAGGATGGTCGTCTTCCCTCTTCCCGTCGCGCCGCTCGCCACGGCCCCGTGCTCGGGCACCTGGACCTCAAGTGCGGCAACGCCCCGGTAGTTTCTGATCTCAAGTCGCGTGATTCCCATGATGTCTCCTTCGTCCTGGTTGATTCCTCGTCGCCGAGCTCGCAGTCGTCGCGGTGGTAGCCCGTGCCGCCGCAGGCCTCGCAGCGGACGAGCGCGACCCCGCACTCAGCGCACGTGCCGTCGTCGCCTGCTCTGCAGGCGTCTCCGCCCTGGCTTTCGTGCTCGTGAGCACCGGCCATCACTGCACGAGCGGGAGCTGCAGCTTGCCCGCCTTCACGTGGTCTCGTTTGAGCTCGGCCCGATGTTGGTAGTTGTCCGGCATGGCGCCCGCGATGAACGTCGGCAGCTCCTCCCAGGTCCGGCCCTCGAGCACCCGCCCGCCGGACTCGGGCCGCGGTCCGCCCCACTGCTTGAACCAGTAGGCGACGCCCGCGGCGACGCACTGGTCGCGGAGCGAGGCGATCCAGCCGTACCGATCGAGCCTCGGGACCCAACGCGGCTCGCCCACCTCTCCGCGCATGACGAGCCCGCGGCGCGCCATCACCTTCGCGTCGCTCAGGTGCGCGCCGCTTTCGCCACCCGAGATGAGCCAGTGAATCCCGCGGAGGTCGAGCTTCGGCAGGTCCGTGAGGAGCGGCTCCGCCGAGATGAAGCGAACGTGTGCGTCGATGCTCCGGAGGATGTCGATCCGCTCGACGCGCTTGGCGTGGCCGACGGTGACGCCGAGCCAGATGTTGCGCGGGAGCGCCCGGCGCTTGGCGAAGCGCGCGGCAATCTCGGGCCTCTTCGTGAGGACCTGATAGCGGTGATGCGGCGTCGACTCGATGACGTCGAGGACCTGGTCGCGATACTCGTCGGGGATCTTTTCGTGGAACAGGTCCGACGTGCTGTTCGTGAAGATCAGCGAGCCGCGCTTGATCTTCCGCGGTTCGCCGAGCTTCCAAGGCCTCAGCGTGATGTCGAATCCGTTCGGGAACGCGGGCGTCCCGCGGCGGTTCTCGGCGAGCGTCTCGGCGTAGCAGTTGTGCGTCGCGACTCCGGCCGCGAAGAACGTATGGCTCTCCGTCTCGATGTCCACGACGTCGCCGGTACCGGCCTTCTCGGTAAGGATCACCTCAGTCAGGTCGGACCGAAGCTTCGCGCCGTCGAGCGCGGGCGCGAGCTTGCGCCTGATCGCCGGCTGGATGGTCGACAGAAACCGCATCTGGTCGACGATTCCGCCCGGAACGCGAATGATGTTGATCGGTCCGCCCTCCGCCGTGCCGTTACTCTCGAGACAGCAGGCGAACCCAAGACGCGCGATGTAGCGCGTCACGCGGGCGAGGACGTTCGGGTCCTTCTGACAAAGGCGGATGTTGCCCGCGCTGAAAGAGCCCTCAGAGTCGAAGAAGCCGGCTACGTAGCCACGCGCGAACTCCGTCGTCTGGTCGTCGTGGGTCAGAAGCGGGTCGATCAACGCGAGCTTGCCCATGCTCCGAAGCTCGACGCACGACATGTTCTGCGTAAACGGCCGCGAATGGGCTTCGATGCCGAACGACGCCAGGTACGAGACGAGTCGACCGATCGCCTCGTGATCGATGAGCGCGACTCGCCAGTACGGCTGCGGTTGCTCCGAGCGTGCGCGGCTCGGGTCGAAGCGGTACGTCCCGTCGCCCATCGTCATGCCGGCGAGGTAGCCGCGCCGATAATCGCTGGTCTCTTTCGGGCTCTCGCTGTCGCCGAGCCAGCGCAGAATGTTCCCGCGGTACAGGTGGTTCGTGTCCCGCCACGGGGTCCGGCCTCCGTTCGTCACAAGCCAGCGGTGTTCGCCGGTCGTAACAATGTCGGACTGGCGCGTGACGATGCGGACGCGCGGTCTTGTGGACGCCCATACCGCCTTGATACGCGTCGTTCGGAACGCGCGCTGCTGACCGTCGAGCGAATGTTCGTCGAAGGCGAGCAACTCGTCCCCGACGCGCGCATCGCCGATTGGTCGCCACGTCAAGTCGGCGTAGAGAATCGGTGTCGATGGGTCGAGGCAGTGCTTGCACTCCTCACTCACTTTCGTGCAGCCGCTGACCGGGTTCCATGAATGCTCGGTCCAGTTAATCTTCGTCTCTTGCATGATACACCTTTCCTCCGTCGCCCCATGGCGCACGATCACCAATCGGTGATGGGCGTTGTCTCGTCTCTCGTGCGGAGGCCGCGCTAGCTGGCGGCCTCGTCGTCTGCTTCGCCAGGCTGCAGCGCGCGTGCCCCATCACGACGTCGCTGCGCGAGCTGGCGCAGGCCGAGAGACAGCGCGCGCCGGAGCACGTCCGCGCGCCGCATCTCGATCCCGCTCTCTTCAGTGAGGTATTCGCGCAGGTCGTCCGCGCGTTCGACGATGCTCGTGCTGACCTTCACCGTGATCTGTTTCGTGCTCATCGGAGACTCCGCGCGAATGCCAATTGGCATTTAGTGTTGACGATTGTCAACGCGAGCGCCGCAAAAAAGAGAGCGGTGAGCTCCCTGGTTGCGCATTTCGTCAGGCCGCCTTCGCTGCGCTCTTCGACGGAGGAGTGAGGAGCTCTCGGAAGCTCCCGAGCCGCGGCAGCTGCCAGGGACGCTTCTTGGGCTCGCGCATCGGCATGGCAACGAAGAGCAGCTCGGGGATGTCTGACGCGATGATCGCCGCTGGCGCGTGCCTCGGGTCGTCGGCGCTCGTCGCGTACACCTGGATGGCCGAGTCCTTCGCCCGCGGCGAGATCGCCGAGAGTGATTTCGCGATCTGCTCGTGCATGTCGTGCGAGAGCACCGGCGGCGGGATCTCCTGGTAGACCTCGCGCGGCAGGACCTCGGCAAGCGGCGGGGACTGCACGTCCGGCACGCGAAGCTGCATCGTCGACGCCCCCATGGTGACCGTGACGATGTCCGCAGTCCGTTCGATCTTGGTCTCGCGCGCGTTCGGGTCGTCTCTCTTCGGCGCGCTCTTCACGAGGCGTTCGATGTCCGACCGGAGCAAGTGCGCCTGCCCCGAGCCGTCGACCTGGGCTCCCAGGAGCTGGATCACGACGGCGCAGTGTCCGTCCGTCGCCGCGACGGCGGCCTTGCTGTCGGCGGTGACGAAGAGCTGGACGGCGCAGAGCGGCTGACGCGTTTCGTCCCTACTCGCCGCAATGAGCGCGGTCTTCAGGTAGCGGATCAAGTCGGTCGTCGACGTGGTGATCGTGAACATGGTCTCTCCTTCAGGTTGCGGTCTGCTTCGTCTTGCGTGAGCGCCCGCGGACGACGCGGACCCTTCCAAGCTGGTCTCGCGCGAAGTCGCCGTGCTCGCCGACCGGCTCGAGGTCCAGGTAGCGCTTCCAGTGCTGGCGCGCGGTGCGACGTCGCCCGAGCTGATCGAGCGCCACCGCGAGATTGAAGTGTGCGTCGGCGAAAGCCGCGTCGAGCGCGACGGCCTTGCGGAGGCACTTCACCGCGGCGTCGAGCTTGCCCTGCTCGATCGAGACGTAGCCCAGGTTGTAGTGGGCCTCGGGCTGGTTGTCGTCGAGCGCGAGGGCCTGCAGGTATAGGTCCGTCGCCTCGCTCAGGAACCCCCTGCGGTACCGGACGTTGCCGAGGTTCGTTAGCGCGCACGCGAGCCTCGGGTCGAGCGCGATCGCCTCAAGGTACATGTGCTCGGCCTCGACGAGACGTTCCGGGTCCTCGTCGAGGTCCGAGGCCCGCTGGTAGAGCGCGTACGCGGTCTGACGGGCCGCACGTTGAGAGTAGGCGCGGTGCCCGCTTCCGAACGAGACGCGGATCACCGGCGCAGGCTTACCGCGGTACGGCGCCGACGGCCGAGCGAGCGGCCGCCGACTGTCGAGCGCGATGACCGGCGCGAGCTTCGGCGTGGTCTCGCCTGCCGCCGTCGGTGAGAGCTGCGCGAGTCGCGCCTTCAGCTCGTCGATGTCCGCTTCTAGCGCCTCGATCTGAACCTCGAGCCTCGTGCGCTCCTCGCGAAGCTCCCTCACATTCTCGACGGCGCCGACGAGGTCATCGGTTTCGTCCACGTTGGCCTCGTTCAACGCGTCCTCGACATCTTCGAGCACGGGCACGAGGTCCTCGACCGGCAGCGCCTGCCCGAGCAGCGCGCGCAGGCGTATGTCTCGCAGGGTGCTGGCGTTCATTCGCGATCGCCCCCTCCCCGCTCCTTCGCTTCAAGCGCGGCATCGTGCAGGACCGCCCCGATGAACGCGCCGCAGCCGCCGTCGTGCGAGGGCTCCGGCTCGTCCGGCGCGAAGCTGACGACGGCGGACGTCACCGCGACGGGTCGGCCCGCGTCCTCCGCGTACTCGGCGATCGCGTCTTGGAAGGTCCCCGCGTCGAGCACGCGGTCGACCACGTCGTACGCGTCGAGAGGGTCTCCGTCGTCGAACTCCAGGACGACGAGCAGGCGCGTCATGCTGCACCTCCGATCTGCTTTGCGAGCGTGACAGCGAGCTCCCATGCACCGGGTGACGCGCGGCGCTGCCACGCCTCCGCCGTCGGCGACCACCGGAAGCCATGAGACTTGAGCAGTGATCGGACCTCGGCGAGAGGCTTGCCCGGGAAGACGAGGCGCACGCGATTGTCGCCCTCCTCGACCGTCACCGAACCGAAGTGCTGCGGCTCGCGCGGCGCGCGCACTGCTCGGGCTTCCAACTCCGCGATGCGGGCCTTGATGCGCCGCGTCTCCGCGCTGCTGTTGGTCACCGGGATGGTCCGGTGCCCCATCGACATGATGATCTGCAGCCGTCGTTCGGGCGCCTCCCACCAATCGAGCAGCGGTGCGACGTCCCCGATCGTGGCGCCCTTGCGGAGCCGCTTGTTGACGTCGAGCACGACGGAGTGCTGCCTCTCGTGCTCCGCGAGCTTCGCGCGCAGCTTGTCGAGTGCGTTCGGGTCGTCGCTGGAGATCGCGGTGTTCGCCTCCGCGGCAGCGACGCGCCGCTCGATGTCCCGCGCCTCCGCGAGCGTCTCGAAGCCCTTACGAAACTTCCCCTCGATGCGTCCGCGGTACCGCCGATCGCGGCGCTCGCTGTAGTGGCCGACCAGGATCGGCTGTCCGAACGGGATCACCTCCGCCATCCTGTGCGCGCGCTCGACGAGCGCGGTGCCTTCGGCCCGCTTTCGCTCGGCGTACGCGCGGAGGCGGTCGAGCCGCGCCGCGACCTTCTGTTCCCAGGCGTTCGGCGTTCGCGCCGTCGTCGTCTCGTCACTCATCGTCGGGGTTCTCCGTGTCTTCGTCCTCATCCGCCACCTCCGCGCTGCGACGAGCAAGCGCCGCGAGCGCCGACCTCGCCTCGCCGAGCGAGGCGAGCAGCTGCAGCTGTTCGTCGGTCATCACGAGAGCCTCGCGAACGCGAGCGTTTCGCCGCCCTCGTCTTCGAGCTTGGCAAGCAGCGCGTCGAGCGCCCGCCGCGTCTTGCAGACCTTCCGTTTCGGGGCGTGACCCGGGACGCGGTAGGCGACCTCGACCGGCTCGAACGTCTCCGGCGCAGCCGGCTCCGGCGGTCCCGCCTCGTCGAACGTCATGCCACCGATCGAGATCACGACGTCCTCCCGATGCGGCGCACGCGAGCGATGAGCTTGTCGTGCGCTGCGAGCCCCTTGCGCGTAGCGCGCGGCACCTTGCTCGCGCGCGATGCCTTCGTCGTCTTCATGTCGTCCTCCTCAGGCCGCGAGCAGCGCGACAGCGCGCTCCGCGGTGATGGGCTCGAGCTTCTCGCCGTCCCAGTAGTGCAGCTCGGGCCGAAACTCGGCGAGCGTCCGCACGAGCGACCGAGCCTTGACCGGGTTGCCGACCGCGATGTCCAGCCGCTCCGTGACGAGACGCGCCGGGTCGAGCCACACGAGGGTCGTGCCCGACTCGCCGATGGCCCAGAGGAAGCGCCGGCCCACCGGGTTCGACGCGAGGCACGCGCGGTCGTGCATCGTAAGGTCCGTCTCGAAGCACCTCGGAAGCGCCAGCTCCGCCGCGCGCGCCGCCAGGACCTCGTACCTCGCATCCTTCGTCTCCATCGCCATCTCCCTCTCGCGTCAGAACTTACGGTCACCATGTCCGATTGTCGAGCGTAGAACCGAAGAAACTTCGGGAACTCCGCGCAGTTCCGGATCCCATGCGTGGTCCTGCGCAGCGTGCCCGAGCGCACCGCACTTCGTGCACGGCGGCCTCACATCGAAGGCGTGAAGCACGGTCATATCGGCGAGCGCCACGCCGGGCTCGTCCCCGACCACGAGGTATCGGCGGGTCCGGCCGTCCGGCTTGCCGAATCGCGAGCGGATGCCCGCGGCCTGCTGGGCGTGCTCCTTCGCGGTGTGCTCGTGGCACCACCACGAGTCGACCGTACGCACGCCGTTGATTTCCTCGATCACGCAGTGAGTCGTTTTCATCGCCATCTCCCGACACAAAGAACATACGGACACCGAGTCCGAAAGTGAAGACCTGGCCACGAAGAAACTTCGGGGACTTCGACCGGAGCCCGACGGCGCGCGATTCGTGCGGTCCGCGCGCGACCGGCCCGAGGAGCGCCGGAACCGGCCTTTGGACCGCGCGTTGCGCGCCGGCCGTGGCGAGGGTGCCGAGGACTCCCAAGGCCCGGGAAGGGGCAGCGGTGCAGTAGAGGTCCCGCGCGGCGCATTCACGCGCGGAACCCCCTACAATTCAGCGACGCCTCGGGTCAGCGAGCTTGACACTCGCTCTATCGGCGTGCGGTGGGATGCGCGTGAGAGCGCTAGTCGATCACGGCGTCGCGGACGGAGACCGAGCCGACGATGAAGCCCTGTACCTTGCCCTTGAACGTGTGCTTCTCGCCCTTGTTGAGCGATGCGGCGCTGCTCTCCTCGCCCTTCTTCAGATTCACGTGGACCGAGTGGAACTGATAGGGCGACGCGTTCTCCGGCACGACAACGACGTAGAGCCCTCCAAGCGGTCCCTTGTCAACCGAGCGGACGACGCCCGTGACGGCGACACGCTGGCCCTTCCACGCGTTGTCGCCGCGAACCTCGTTGCCTTCGTAGTCGGCGATGAGCTGCCCAGCGGTCACTGGCGTATGCACGTAGGTGGACTCGTCGTCCTCGTCCGTCTTGAGCGACGGGGCCGCCGCCTTCGCCGCCGGCGTCGCGGTCGACGTCGAGCTCGTCGGCTGCTTCGGCCCGAGCGCCTTGCCGACGCCGCCCAGGAACATGCAGCCGCCGAAGAGGCACGCGAGCACGATCGCGATGGTCGCCCCGGTTCCGAGCCCGCGCTTTGGCGGCTGCCCGTATGGGCCTTGGGGGTACTGGCCCTGAGGGTACTGGCCCTGAGGGTACTGCGGGTACTGCTGATTCATGTTCTCTCTCCTCTTCCTCTTCTCGCGCGCCGACGCCAACGCGATCGGTCCAGAAGACGATCCGCCGCTCGGGCATGCAATGGTGGTTTGCCGCTAGTCGTCGCGGCGCACGTCAGCCGCTGCCAAGCTCCAACAGCATTCTCGCGACGTCTCTATCGGCGCTGTGCTTCTGCCAGGCCGCCTTGCACTCGGTGCATCCGGACCGCGCGTACTCGACGACCGCGTCTCGGACCGTGCCGTTCGCAGGCCACGTCCACCGAAACTGATTGCCGACCCCGTGAGCCGCACACCGGTGGTACTCCCACGGACCGACCATCCTGTTCTTGACGCGCTTCGCGACCGACTCCGCGCGGAGCAGACTGTTGCTCACGTGCGCCGGCTCGAGCTGCGAGGCGGCTCGAGCCGCCTCTGCCCATTCGTCGCGGCAGCGCCGAAGGTACCGGCAGAGCTCGCGCTTTGCCTCGGCAAAGGTCATCCCAGTACCGGCAAACTCGTCGTGCTCCACCGCGACAACTTCGATCGATGAGTGAACACCCTCGTAGAGGACGCGGTACACGCGACGACCCTTCTTGCCTGCGTCGGTCATCGGGAAGCCTCTTTCCTAAGCCGTTCGACCATGGCCTCGCTCCGGTGCAGGCCTTCACGCGCCTGCCGGCGCTCATCATCAGTTCGCCTTGCTGAAGCTCGGCGCCGTCGTCAGCGCTGGCTCGTCGTCGTCGCACACGCGAAGCTGACACTGCATCTCAAGGGGGATCCTGTCGGCGTGCGCAATCTCGCGCGTCGCGACCCCGTAGGCGGCCGCGGTCTCGACGGCCGAATCTTGGTCGTCGAACCGCATGGCCACCGTGATCAGAACTTCGTACTTGCCCCGCGTCGACATGATTCTACCGCGTCTCTCGCTCGTCTTGCGAGTGCTCAGGTTGCTGGTAAGCGAAACTAGTTGTGCAGGGGCAACGGCAAAGGAGATGCTTGGAGCACAAACTGTTTCTTTTCTGGTGAAGGGTCGGCCGATGTGAGGTGTAGGTTCTGGTCGCGGCCGACCGAGTCGCTCCCCCCGAGCGACTCAGATCGAATCGAAGATCAAGTCGACCGCCGGGGCGTCCGCTTTGACGTCGCGGATGGTCCGGACCTCGTCGCTCCAGGCCTCCAGAGCCCGGCCACCGCCCGCGATTCCGATGCCGAAGATGTGGACGCCGAGGTCCTTCGCGCGGGTCCGAGCGGCCGCTGCCTCCTTCGTGTCAGCCTCGCCGTCGGTGATGTGGACCACGTCCGCGCGCTTGAAGGTCCCGGCCGTCGAGATCCAGTCGAGGGCCTGCTTCATCGCGGGAGCGTAGTTCGTTCCGCCGTCCGGCGACCGCGAGAGCAGGTCGAGGATGGCGCGCGGGTCGGCGTCCGCGGCGACCGGGAAGAGCTTCGCCTCAGCAACGCCGCCGTTGTAGAGGATGATCCCGAAGGCTCGCTTCTCCGCGCGGGCCGCGTCGAGCAGCGCAAGCGCGACGCCCTTCGCCCATTCGTCCTTTCCGTCGTCGAGCATCGAGCCGCTCTGGTCGAGCAGGAGGACGATCGGTCCCTTCGCCGACCGTTCCGAGCCGGCCATTTTGTACCCGAGCGCCGCGCGCTCGAGGACTCGCCGGTAGAGGCTCGCGGTCATCATCGGGTCGGCGAGCGAGACGAGCTCACTCGGGAGGATCCGCGCGAGGTTCCCGGTCTGCTCGACGCCCACGATTTCGCTGCGGGCATACTCGGTTCGCGTGGCTCGCTTCTGCCGCGCGGTCAGGATGAGCCGACCCGCAAGCTCGATGATCCGCTTCAAGGTCTCCGACGAGCGCACCCGGCGAGCCAGCTCGACCGCGACGCCCGGGGCCTTGTTCGCTCCGCCGCCCGAGACCGACGTTCCCCAACCGAGCGACGCGAGCGCCGCCTCCGCCTCGTCAATCGCGTCCGCCGCGGCCTTGATGCCCGCGCGCATCGCCTGCCGGAGCGCCGTTTCGTCGAGGCTCGCGGCCTGCGCGCTCACCGCCGCGTCCGCGGCTTCCGCTGCGGCCTTGGCCTTCGCAACGTGCGAGGCGAACGCGAGCGCCGCCTCCGGCGTGTCGCCGGCGAGCTGCTGCAGGCCTTCGAGCAGCGCCGTCGCGCGGTCCGCGTCCGGCGTGTTGGGCGAGAGGTCCGGCATCACCCGCGTGACGTGGTCGGCGAGCGCCGTCGCCGCCATCCCGGACCACATTGCGTCGCGCACGGTCTGCTTGCGCAGGGTCTCAAACTCCGGCAGCTCGCTCACGAGGCCGTGGAGCTTCGACCGAACCGCCGCCGCCGTCGACCGGGAGTCGTCCGCCACCTCGCGCGGCGTCTCCGCGTACAGTCGGTGAAACAGCTCCGGCATGAAGCCCTCGCCGAAGCCCGACGCGCGCTTGTCGCCGGTCTCCGCGACGCGCGCCGGCTCGCGGGTCTCCGTCGAGTAGTCGCGCCACAGGTTTCGGTGGTGCTTCGGGACGTCGTAGCAGTTCGCGCGATCCATCGTCATCTCCTCCGTTCAGCTCCGTTACACCCATAGAACATACGGACGCCGCGTCCGAACGTGTCGACCGCGACCGAAAGTAACTTCGGGAACTTCGGTGCGGTCCGTGCGCTGCGTAGAGCGCCCGCGGGAGGGCTCGAGCCCCGGCCGAAGGGTCCGGGGAGCACCGGCGCCCGAACCGGCCCCGGAGGGCCAGAGGAGCGCCGGAGGCGGCCTCCGCGACCGACCTCACAGCTCAATGCCCGCCGCGCGCATTGCCCGCCTGCCGATGTCCTGCTTGATCTTGGCGATCTCCGCTTTCGCGGCGTCCACCTTGCGGCCCGACGGGAGGCCCGAGACCCGCTTGAGGATCTCGCTGATGTCCTTCGTCGCGCTGCCGATCGCGGCCATGTAAGAGCCCGGGTCGACCGAGCCGTGGACCGGGAGCTTCGCGAGAAGCTCTCGCGCGGCGTCGAGCTCTTCGACCGCCCTCGCGCCTGCCGGGTTCACCGTCGTCTGGATGGTCCGCGCCACCGAGACTCGCTCGTCCGGCTTGCGCCAGAGCACGTGCTCCAGAATTTCGAGGTCATCCGGGAGCGTCGAGGCCCGGCCGTCGACGTGGGCCGCGGCGCGAACGAGCGCGAGGCACTGGACCCACCGGCGGTCCGAGACCGTGAGGCCCGCGGTGCGAGCCGCGTCGCGGAGGCCCGTGAGAGCGTCGATCGTCTCGTCCGTGATCGTGACCTTCTTGGCCGCGGCCTGTTCCGCGCGAATGTCGACCGTCGCCGCGACCTTCGTGTGCTTTCCGCCCGCGATGTTGGCGAGGAGGTCACGGAACGTGTCGCGGTCCGCGATGTAGTCGGTGACGACGCGAACGAGGAACCGGTCGTAGAGCGCGTCCAGCTCCGGGCCCTCGGGAAGCTCGTTGCTCGCCGCGATGCACGTGACGAGCGGGATGCTGACGGGCTTGCCGTCGTCGTGGAACACGCGCTCGTTCAGGCCCGTGAGCAGCGCGTTCAGGATGGCGCTGTTCGCCTTGAAAATCTCATCGATGAACGCGACCTCCGCCGTCGGCAAGTAGCCCGCCGTCGCGCGAGAGAAGCGGTCCTGCTGCAGGCCCGAGAGCTTCACCGGCCCGAAGACTTCCTCGGGCGTCGTGAACCGCGTCATCAGAAGCTCGAAGTAGCTCTTTGTCTGAAAGGCCGCCGAGAGGGCTCGAGCGAGCGCGCTCTTCGCGGTACCGGGCGGACCGAGCATCACCGCATGTTCGCCGGCGACAGCCACCGTCACGAGGGCCGCGACGACCTCGGAGCGCTCCGGGAACGCGGCGTTCAATTCGGCGACGAGCTGGACGAGGCCGCTCGCGTTGGTCGTGGACTTCTTGCTGCTGATGCTGGTCACGTTTGCCATTGTCGTCTCCCTCACACCTTTAGTATCGGTCGCCGTGTCCGAAAGTCTAGTGGCTCCCCGAAAGAAACTTCGGGGACTCCGCGTTAGTGCGCCGCCAGGGTCGAGACCGTCGGGAAGGCGGGCACGCCGTCGTCCGGCATGCCGTAGTGCGAGCCGTGCTCGCACTCGACGCACACGAGCTCGTCTTCGCGCCCTTTCGGCACCTCGTGGTCGAGGACCTCCGCACCGGGCATGGCGCGCAGGACCGGCCACTCGACCCTCTTGCCGAGCATCGCCAGAGAGCGCGCGGCGTACGAGCCCTCGAACACCACGTAGGCGAGCCGGTTCCCCTCGTCGCAGATGACCTCCACGAAGAGGCCCACCGCGTCGAGCACGACGATCGCGCCGAATTCGGTCCCTTCCGAGACCACCGTGGCCGAGCCAATCAGCGGCTCGCTGCCGTCGGCGAAGCGCTCCGCGCCCGCGAACCCGTACCAGTCATGTCGTGCAAACGGCTTCATCTCAATCATCTCGTCCCGCCTTCCGTTGATATGTTCCGGACGCCGTGTCTGAAATCCTAAGTGTGACACCCGATATTCTTCGGGAACTTCGGGAGCGCTCAGGCCGCTTTCCGGGCCTTTGTGCGCGTGCGCTTGGGAGCACACTTCAGCCCCGGTTTTCGGGTCTCCGGCTCCGGCAGACGGACGACGACCGTCGCCGTCTCCGAGCAGGGGAAGACGCCGACATCGATGACGTTGGCGTGGAGCCACCCGCACGGGAGGCAGAGGAGCGCGCGCGAGGCCGGCTCGCGGATCGCGACCTCCTTTGCCTCGTCCCAGGACGAGGCGAGCACGCCCACAAGTGTGAACGGCCCCTTCATGTAGAGCTCCGAGGTCTTGAACCAGAATCGCTTCGCCATCGCCGTGCCTCCCACAACAAAAAGATACGGACACGGCGTCCGAAAGTTAAGTGGCACCCGCCGCGATTCTTCGGGATCTTCGTGAGTCCGCGTAAACGCCTCGTGGGCGGCCCGAAGCGCGCCGAAGGCGCTGGTAGGGCCCTCGCTCCGCGGATGCGCGGAGGAGCCGCGTACGCGGAGGAGCGGCCACCGCCGAGGCCGTCCGCCGGAGGAGCGCCGACCGCCCCGCCCGACAAATCCGCAAGCGGCAGCGCGCGGAGAGCTTGACGGGCGGCGGAACGGATTGCGCTCCGACAACCGAAGCCCGCATACTGCGAACATGGGCAAGGGCTACCTGGCGGCGCTCGTCGTGCTCGGCGCGCTTGCGGCGATCGGATGCAAGTCGAAGTCGAAGGAGCAGCTCGCACGCGAGGCGTACCTCGCGCAGCACTGCCCGTATTCGAAGGACTACGAGTCGTGCGTGAAAGTACACGAACGCGCGAGCACGCACGGAGGAGCAAGGGGCCCTCGCCGTGCGCAACCTGCGCGCACGGGTTCGAGGTCTGTAAGGCCTCCGACCGTCGGCGACCGCTTCGAATCATTCCCGAGCCGGGCGACGACGAGATCATCCGCGAGATCGAGCGCGACTGCCGCGACCAGTTCAACGCCTGCAGGGCCAAGGCAGGCTGCAAGTGAGCGAGCGAGTGGGCAATCCCGCGATACGCGCGAGGCTCGTGCAGAAGGCCTACTACTGGGCGGCCAGACACAGAGCTCCAGATCGGTGGAAGTGGACCATAGACATTGTGGGGCGGCTCGAGCGCGCAATGCCGAATGCGTCGTGGGAGAAGCTCGACGGGGTGGCCCATGGGGCGTTCGAGCGACCCGACGTCCTCTACCGCATGACGGACTGAGCCCGGGCGTTCGGTGGACGCGGAGCCCGAGACTCGCAGCTTCGGAGGCAGATCGAGACTGGGAAGGCTGCGTGATGACGTCCGTGTGTCTTGCGATGCTCTCCTCCGGACCTGACCGAGAGAGACAAGCGGCTCGCGCGCCACTGGCTCATCGTTCGGCGCGATCGTCGAGAGGAAGAAGCCCTTTCGGCTCCCGTCGATCCGCACGGCGCGCCTCCCATCCCGTCTCGAGCTTCCGCAGCTCGCCCGCCCCGGCGGCAGCCTGGCTACGTCCCTCGACGCCGGCGGCGGCGCGTTGCCGAAGCGAGCTGCATACGCGTCGCGCACGACGTGCCGGACGAACGTGCGCGCCGTGAGGTCGCGATCGGCAGCGAGGGCGTGGCGCTTCGCGAGCTCCTCGGGCGTCACCCGGACGTTCAGATTGATCGCGCGGCAGCGGCGGAGGGTTCGGTTGGCTTCTGTCCCGTCCGCTTCCTCGGCTTCCTGGTCATCGTGGTCCTCTGTCTGTTGGCGACGCTATGGCGTCGCGACCTACGGAGTGACGCCACGTCCACGGCGCGTGGTCGTCGCCGAAGCGCCAGGGCGCGCGTCAAGATGGAGACTTCGTTGACGAAAGTGGCCTTACGTTATTTACTGTCGGCGCTAAGATTGGCCCGTGAGACGGGCGCGACGAACCGCGGGTGCGAAAGAACGGCAATGATCGGGGAGCTGCAACAGCGCGAGCTGGCAATCGCGTCGTGGCTCCGACCCCAAGCGCGAGGGATCGCAAGCCCGCTGACCGAGCTCACCTGCATCGGCACGCGCGTAGGAACGCTCCGGAAGCACAACCAAGATCGAGTGCTCTGCGCACGCTTCTCTGATGGCAACGGAGGCGCAGCCGACGCGTTTGTCGTCTGCGACGGGATCGGAGGCTTGGAGCATGGCGCGGACTGCGCCGAAACTGCCATCGCGGCCTTCGTGCTGGTGCTCGCAGCCATGACGTCGTCCGGCGTCCCGCTAAGGGTCTCGCTGCGCGCGGCTGCGGAGTACGCGAATCAACGAGTCTACGAACTGTTCGGGGGGCACGGCGGAACGACTCTTGCCGCTGTCGTCGTACACGCTCACGACGCCTTCATCTGTTCCGTCGGCGATACGCGTGTCTTCGCCGTGCGCGACGCGTCCCCGCCCGCCACCGGAGCTGACCTTGAGCAGCTGACTCCGGACGACACGCTGCAAGGCGCACTCGACGCACTCGGGCAGAAAGGCACCGAGCCCAGTCCGGAACATCACAAACTCCTGCAGTTCATCGGCATGGGGCCGGACGTCGAACCCCATCTCGCCTCCTTCGGTGACGCTTTTGAGGCGCGCTTCTTCCTCGTCTGCACCGACGGAGCGTACCGGCTTCCATCCGGGGTAGCCGCCCTCGTTGCGCGGAACGCGACCACCGCGCGACAGCTTGTAGAGCGTTTGCTGGAATGTGCCGAGTGGTTCGGAGTGGGCGACGACGCGACCGCCGCCACGTTCGCCAGTCAGTTCCTCGAAAGCACACCGCACAACAACCTCGCGGCGCAAACGCTTGTTCTATGGGGTGTGGCGAACAGCTCGATGCACATGTTCATCGACGTCCACGCAGCGCGAGCAGTACGCAACGTATTCATGCATGGTGGAGCGAGTCTCGTCGCTCGCGAGTCGGCCATCGTCGTCCAGACGCGCGCCAACAGGCCGCCTGCGTACCGTGTGGCCTCGGACGATCGCCCGGTCGTGAAGGAGGTACCAAACGCCGCCCCCTCCACACGTGACGTCCCGCGCGACGCAAGTGTCGCGCGTGATATCCCGTTCCGCTCTGAGCAATCGCGCACGAAGGCTGGGAAGAAGCGACGCGACCAGGTACCGCGCCCCCAAGGGCGAGACGGTGAAGTCATCATCGGGCCTGCCCCTGACGTCGACGACAATCCGAACACGCCGCGCACGCCGAAGTCGGGAGAATGACCAGCATCGCGTCGAACACGGCCGCCTTTGGGGGGCGATACATTCCGGACGGGACGCCGTCCGCTGCGGGCGGGATGGGCTCCGTCGAGTTTTGCATTGACCCGCAGCTCGAGCGCAGGGTCGCGATCAAATTCCTCCTGCCGGGGCGAGACAAACGTCGCGTTCTCGACGAGGTTCGCGCGCTGCAGGCGATCCGGTCCAAGCACGTCGTGCAGCTCTACGACGTGGTGATCCACCAACCCGGGAACCAGATCGGGATCGTGCAGGAGTTCCTTCCTGGGAACGATCTCTCCGGCTTCTGGAAGACGGCGCCAACGCCGGAGCAGTTCCTGCGCGTGCTCTATCAGCTCGCGCGCGGCCTCGAGGACATCCACGCCCAGGACCGCATCCACCGCGACATCAAGCCGAACAACGTTCGCTACGACCAAGAGAACATCCTCAAAATCTTCGACTTCGGCCTCGCGCGCGCGGACGAGGACCAGGACGCGCAAACGCGTGGCTACGTCGGGACGGACGGCTTCACGGCGCCGGAGCTACACACGACCGGCATCGTGCGGTTCACCAAGGCCGTGGATGTGTACGCATTCGCTGTCACCGCGATCTGTCTCGCGAAGGGCAAGCCATCCGCGGAGCTGCTCGAGAGACCACCGCGGCCCGATGCATGGGTGCAAGCGCGAGGGTTCGGAACACTCGCGATGTCGATCCCCGCGGCAGTCTGCCCGTTGCTCGACGCGTGCCTCAGCTCGGACCCGGCTAGCCGACCGAACATGCGTGACGTCCGTGCGCTGCTCGAGGCTCACCTCGTCGAAGGCCAGCACCGCGCATTGCTGACGCACACGGGTGGCTCCTACACGTGCGATGCGACCCGTCGCTCCGTAGTCGTGCAGAAGCCAGGTCTCGGCACCGTCACAATCAACTATGACGGCCTCGGCTTTTTCGTCACCGCGGCGGCGGGAGACGTGTACCTCAACAACGTCCCCGTCACAGTCAACATGCGCATACCCGAGAGCTGCGTCCTCACGCTCGGTAGCGTCGGGCCGGGCAACCAGCGCCTTTTCGTCACCGTCGACATCTCGCGCCCGGAGGTCGTCGTCCCGTGAGCACGACTCCGCCCAACATCCCCCCTGCGCGCCGACGCGAGAACGCGATCCATCAGGTCGGCGAGGTTCTCGGTGGTCGGTACGAGGTCGTTGGCTCCATCGGGGCCGGCGGCATGCAGGAGGTCTACAAGGCGCTCGATCAGACGCTGGATCGAGTGGTCGCGCTCAAGGTGCCCAAGAATGCTTCGGCGGAGCGCCGCTTCAAGCGAAGCGCGTTGCTGAGCGCCAAGGTGAACCACCCGAACGCAGCCAAGACCCTCGATTACTTTGAGGACGGCGGACGTTCGTACCTCATTGAAGAGTTCATCGAGGGACAGGACCTGCATGACCTGCGCGTTCGGCTGCCCCTGATGGATCCGTACCTCGTCGCGCACATTCTACATTACCTCGCGCACGGAGTTGCCGCATCGCACCACGTCGACGTCGTGCATCGCGACCTGAAGCCGAGCAACATCATGGTCTCGCCGGGCTTGTCGTTGGCCGTCGTGAAGATCACCGACTTCGGTATCGCGAAGATGGCCGAAGAAGAGCTGAAGGCAGCGGCCGAAGACGACCAATCGCTGACGGCGAGCCAGACGGCGGTTGGAGCGCTCCCGTACATGTCTCCCGAGATGATCAAGACCCCCAGCAAGAGCGGGAAACCGACTGACGTCTGGGCCCTGGGGGCGATCTGTTACGAACTGCTCACGGGGACGAAGCCATTTGGCAGTGGTCTCAAGGCTGTCCCGCTCATCCTCGAAGGCAAGGTCCCGCCATTTCCCCTCGCGCGCCGTAAGCCCCAATTCGCTCCGCTCATCGACGAGCTGTATCAGCTCGTTCTGAAGTGCGTCGTGGTCGATCCCGAGGCGCGCTTGACCGCAGACGAGCTAAGCGCAGCGTGCAGTGCGCTTTGCTACTCGTCTGCTCCTCGGCAAGAAGGAGTCGTCCGCAGCCTCCCCTTCGGCCCGTATGCGTTCGGGTTCATCAACGATGCCAAGGGGCGAGAGATCTTCTTCCACACGGTTAGCGTGTACGGGGATACGGTCGTTGTCGGCGATCGCGTGTGTTTCGCGGCCTTTCCTGGTGCGCCTCAACCACGCGCTCATCCAGTCGTGAAGCTGCAGTAGAGCGCATCACGTCGAGCCTGCATCCGTCGTGCAGTCGGGGGTGCGGCACCGTTGGATGCGACTGCGGGTGCGGTCGGTGGCGAGGACCGGCCTCGCGCGCACGGAGTGTCGAACGCTTCTTTTCACGCAGCCGAGCTGCCTGCCGGCCGACTGGTCGGCCATGGGCGAAGAACGTCATGACGTGACTGGAGAAGCGATCGTCGGCGTGCGGTGGACGCGGAGCCCGAGACTCGCCGCGTCGATCTCGCCGGCGACGAGCGCATCCAGGTTGCGCAGCTCTCGCGCGGTGAACGTCCCGCCGTAGGGGCAGAGCCACTGGCCGCGCGCGCGGACCGCGAGGAGCGCGCCCTCCGCGTCGACGATCGCGACCTGCTCGGCGCCGAGCGCCGCGATGGCGCTCGCAACGTCGTCCGGCGTTAGCGGGATCTGGTCGCCGCGAGCGTTCGCCTTCGAGACAAGGATCGGACCGAGGATGACGTGGCCGCCGACGACGCGATTGAACGGGAGCTCCAGATAGCGGCCCTCCTCGTTCACGAAGACGTCGAGCCCTCGCAGCCGCCCACCGCCGGCGAGCGGAACGAGCTGGAGGCTGCCTCCGACGATGGCCTGCAGCGACTCGAGCGAGTGCTCGATCTCGCGCTCGACAGGGAGCTCTCCGGAATTGCAGACGACGACGCGCAGCTTGCTCACTCGATCCTCCGTTGGTTCTCGGTCCCATGGTTCACCGCACCGCGGCTCGTCTGGCCCGCAGCCGCGAGAGGCGCAGCGCCGGCACACCCCGCCCCGGGCCGCGTCTCCGGCGCAGCCGACGCAGCTGCAGAGCGCGCTCATCGGGCCTGGGCCTGGCAGAGCCCGCCCTGGCAGAGCGGGTCCTCGCAGCGTCCGCAGGAGATCGGCGACTCCAGCACCACGCGCCCCGCCGGGGGCTCGGGCGTCGGGCGCCGTCGCGTCAGACACGAGGGCCCGTGCTCGGGCACCGTGAACCCGCAGCTCGGGCAGATGCTGTCGACCTCGTCCTCGGTCCGGTACCACGGAGCGTCGGCCGTCTCACCGGAGACGGCGCACCATCCCTCGGGCAAAAGCCGCGCGAGGTCGGCGGCCGCCTCGCTCCGGTCATACTCGCTCGGAACGTCGATCCAGAGCGCGACGCGGATCCGCTTCATGCGCGCCCTCCCCTCTCACAGGCGTGCTCGAGCAGCTCGGCCGCGGTGACCTTGTGGAAGTACGCCAGCTCGATTGCGACATGGCGATCGGGCGAGGACGCGATGAGCATCGGCGAGCGGAGCATCCGGGCGACGTCCGCGATCGCGCGCTCGCGATCGTGCTCCTGGTACTCGAGCCGGTCGGGCTCCGCGCGTACCTCAGCGCGGACACGCGCCGGGAGCTTTCCGAGCAGCTCGGCATCGGTGAGCGACGCGAGCGGGACCGAGCAGGTCCCGTACTCCGGCACGAGATGATTGACGCAGCGGGTGCCGTCCTCGCGCTTGCCCTTGAAGTCCCGATGCGTGTGACGCCAGACGAGCGATTCGAGCTGTTTGCGATCGGCGTTCATGGTCAGCGCTCCACGTGAAGGACCGCCGCCGCCACGCGGAGCAGCTCGGCGCGATCCAGGGCGAAGGCCTCGCCTCTGACCGAGGCGTCGCTACTGAGCTTGGCCGCGGTGTTCATGCATTCGGGCTCGATCGAATGCACCTCGTGCCACTGGCCGCGCCAGACATCGATCTGCGCGGAGCATTGGTCGCGGTAGCTGTTCGAACGGATGACGAGGCGCACCCGGAAGAACTCCCGGCGCATTCCGCCGTCGGAGCGCACCACGAGGTTCAGGACCTCGCGAAGCGTGACGTCCGACCGAGCCTTCGCGAGCTGAGTCGCGATCGTGGTGACCTCGTGAGTCAGCTCTTCACTTCTCGTTGTTGCCATTGGGTCTCTCCCTGAGGTCGACCGCGAAGCGCCCGCTTCCCGGTCGACCTCAGGGGCCGCGCACCCCGCGCGGCCCGAGCCGGGCCCCCTCACTCCGCGGCGTGGGCCGCCTCGACCAGACCGAGTGTCTCCTTCAGGGAGTTCTCGATCGCGGTCATGCGTTCGTCGATGCTCTCGACCGCCGCGCCGAGGATCGTGCGGTAGAGGGCGCCCTGGGCGCGGAGCTTCTTGGCGTCGTCGAGCTTCGCCTCGATCGTCTTCGCGCGGGTCCGCTCCGGGTCCTGGCCGGCGTACTTCGCGACCTCCTCACCGAAGGCCTTGAGCTTGCTCTCCAGGCCATCGTTGACCGCGTTCACGCACGCGCGCTTCGAGCGCTCGTCGCTGACGTACCCGGCGAAGAGCTCGATGCGGCCCCAGCCGCACTCCTCGACCGCGTCCGCGAGCCGGCGCAGGACGTCGCCGCCCGACGGAGGCATCCAGTAAACGATGTAAGGGATGCGTGCCCGGCAAGGCATCGCCGCGTGCCGTTCGAAGGTCTCGACGACCGCTGTTCGAACGTCGTCCGAGATGTAGCGGCCGAAGTAGTTGCCCGCCGCCGCGATGACCTCGGAGGCGATGCCGGCCGGATCTTCCTGCTCGACGTAGGGCTTCGCGCCGTCTTTCGGGCAGACGATCGAGCCCTCGTGCGTGGTCGAGACCTTGCTGTTTCGCTCGACCTTCACGACCGCGACGCGCCGCTCGCCATTCGGACCGTTGGCCGCATCGGTCAGGAGGTAGTCGCGATCGCGCAGACCGCCGCGCACGTGGGTCACCGCGCGGCCGAAGGCCACCGGCCAGTCCGGGCTCGCCGGCAGGACCTGGTCCGGATCGAAACCGTGCTTGCGGAAGACGGCCGCGACGTCCGCGACCGGGCCCTTCCAACCGAACACCGGGTCCCACCACGCGAGGTCACCGAGATGGTCGCCGCTCGTCTTCGCGAGGCCGGGCTTACCCGCGGCCTGGATGAGCGCTTCTCGCGCGGCGTCGTTGGCGGCCTTGATGTCTGCAAACTTCCTGCGTGCCATATCGCTCACTTCTCCTCGCCCCCGGCGTTCCGCGCCGGAGACACTGAGCATTATGGGTTGCTAATTGGCAATGTCGAGCGACATTCGGACGGGACGTCCGAAATAGGTGGGTGTTCACCCGCAACCATTGGAAAGTGCGCGGTTTCTCGTCGCCAGACACGGAAGCGAGAGCACGCAGGGAGCTTGACGCGCGACCGGTGCGGTGCGTGTTCCCCGCTTGAGAAGCGAACGGCGCCTCTTCGCGAAGGGCGCGCTCTTCGGGTTCTGCGGGGACTCCGGAACCGTTCCGGGAACCGTTCGGCGAACCGTTCCCGAAGCGCTCGCGCTCCTATGTGCCCGACTCCGCGTTTTCCCTCGCGAGCCCGCGCGCGAAAGCGACGCGACCGAGATGCGTGATAAGTGCAACTAGGGTCAACTAGCGCCGTTCGACGCAGCTCTCTTATATGGGCGCTCGCAAGGGCGCAGCCGGCACGGTCGCAAGGCCGCGCCCGCCGGTTCGTCGTCACCGCTGCGACGGCACGTCACGATTGCTCACGGTCCTCTCCTTCGGTGGGCGGCGTCGCAGAGTCGCGCTTAGGTCGGAAACGACCGAGCTGATGCAGCGGCGCCGTCCACCGGCTCCTTGTCGCAGTGCAACCTGGCGACATTGCAGCGAGAACCGAGAGCGCAAGCGAGCGCACGCATGGCGAGAGCGGCGGAAAAGCGTACGGCAGGAAACGGCGGCGCTCCGGCAACCCCGCCCGACGTGGTGGCCCCGCCGAGCGGCAAGACCGCCAACGTGGCCAAGGCCGTGCAGGACTCCGACAGCGTCTGGCTCCCCCACGCCGAGCTGAAGCGATGGGAGTCGAACCCGCGCGACAACGAGGCGAACGTCCCCCGCGTCGCCGCGAGCATCGAGCGCTTCGGCTTCGTCAATCCGATCGTCGTCTGGCGCAAGGCCGGGCGGATGGTCGCCGGCGACACCCGCCTGCTCGCCTTCCGGCTGCTGCTCGAGCAGCACGGACCGGGCTTCACGGCGAAGGGCGCACCCGGCCCCGGGCTCGTGCGCGTCGTCTTCCACGACTTCGCGAGCGAGGAGGAGGCCGACCTCTACGCGCTCGCCGACAACCGCTTGAACGAGCTGTCCGACTGGGACGGCAAGCGGCTCGACGAGGTCCTCGCGCGCTACGACGACGAGGACCGCGCGATCGCCGGCTTCGAACCGGAGAAGGTCGAGGCCTCCGAGCTCGAGGTCCACGCCGTTGACATCGAGGCGCTCGAACGGGTCACGTTCTGGATCAGCGTGCGCGGTCCCCTGCCCGCTCAGCCCGACGTGCTCGACGCGCTCCGCGAGCACCTCTCGGGCATCGACGGCGTCGAGGTCCAGATCGGTACCGGATGAGCCGCGCGGATCGGATCAAGGGAGAGCACAACGGCGCTCTCGCGCTCAGGGCGAAGGTCGGCATGCGCATGAGCGTGCTCGAGCACGTGAAGCCGGCCCATGTGTTCGATGCGTACTGCGGCCCGAGCGGCGAGATGTGGCGAGCCGTCTGGAAGCGCGCTGCCTCGTACGTCGGATGCGACGAGGTCTACGAGCCGTTCGATCCGCGGCGGCGCTTCGTCGGCGACAACCGCACGGTCATGCGCGCGATCGATCTCCAGGCGTACAACGTCTTCGACCTCGACGCGTTCGGCGAGCCGTGGGAGCAGCTCACGATCCTCAGCGTGCGCCGCACCTGGCAAGCGGGCGAACGCGGCGCGGTCATCCTCACGTGGTCGGACCTCAAGACGCGCTGGGGCTTCGCGAGCCACGCGCTCGCGAGCCTGTCCGGTCTCGGGTCGCTGAAGGTCGGGCGCAAGGCCGACGTCGCGATCACGCCGATGGCGATCCGCTCGTTCTTCGCGCGTTCGAACGTCCACCCGCTGCAGGCCTGGAACGCGAGCGGCGGCAGCACGGGCAAGGGCTCGAACAAGCAGACGTATACGGCGATAGTCTTCGAAGGACTCGGCGCCGCGCACCGCGAGCGAACCGATGGGCAACACGTCGAAGCGTGACGCGGGCGAGGTCGCGAACCTCGAGCTCGAAGAGTCGATCATCCAGCGCCGGCGCGCCGGGCTCACGTGGTCGATGATCGCGAAGGAGCTCGGCTACGCGAACGCGTCCGGTCCCTTCAAGGTGTTCCGCAAGGCAGTCGAGCGACTCCGGCAGGAGGCGAACGAGACGGTCGACGAGCAGCGCTGGATCGAGGTCGCGAGGCTCGAAGCGGTCCTGCGCGGCGGTCTCTACCAGCGCGCTCAGCGTGGCGAGCTCGCCGCCATCGACCGGATGCTCGCCATCCAGACGCGGATCTCCGCGTACCTCGGGCTCGACGCGCCGAAACAGCAGCAGCTCACCGGCGCAAACGGCGGCCCGCTCATGGGCGACGCGCCCACGGTCGTCGAGGCCGCCCGCCTCGTGCGGGAGCTCTTCGGCGAGCACGGCGCGCGAGGCCCCGCCGTCGGCGAGGTCACGGTCCCGCCGGCGCCCATCGATCCCGCGTGGCTCGAGCAACCGCCGCCGCCGCCGCCCGAGCAGCAGGGACCACCGGATGAGGCTTCCGAGTCAAGCGGCGCAGGCGCTGGCGAAGTACCAGCAAGCGCTCCCCGAGAGTGAGTTCTCGGCGCTCGCCGCCTGGGCCGGCAGCTTCTACCCGTTCCAGCGCGACTGGCTGTTCGAGCAGAACGACGCGGCGATCGCGAACAAGTCTCGCCAGATCGGCACCTCGCACACGACGAGCGCCGTCGGCGTTCTCTGGGGCGCCTTCCACGGCGAGCTCACCACGGTCATCTCCGTCGGCGACCGCGAGGCCGTCGAGGTCCTCGACAAGGCGCGCAAGCACGCGCAGGTGCTGCAGGCCCTGGGCTCCGAGATGGCGCGCTTCGGGCGCAAGGACAACTCGAACGAGCTGACCTTCGCGAGCGGCGGAAGGATCCTCGCGCTCCCCTCCTCCGGTGGCCGCGGCTTCACCGGCAACGTCTTCCTCGACGAGTTCGCCTACCAGGAGCACGCCGCCAAGGTCTGGGACGCGGCCGCGCCCGTCACGCTCCTCGGCTACAAGATGCGGGTCGTCTCGACGCCGAACGGCATCGGGAACGACTTCCATGTCCTCTGGGAAAAGGCCCTCGAGCCGAACAGCGGATGGGCCCCGCACTCGATTCCGATCGAGCTCGCGATCTCGCAGGGCTACCCAGTCGATCTCCGCAAGTGCTGGAAGCTGGCGAAGGGCGACCCGCGCCTGTTCGCGCAGATGTTCCGCTGCTCGTTCCTCGACAACGAGCTGCAGTACATCCCGACCGACCAGATCAAGGCCTGCAGCGTCAGCTACGACGTTCCGGGCCTCGCGTACGGCGACTACTACGCAGGCCTCGACATCGGCCGCGAGGTCGACCTGTCCGTCCTGCTCGTCGTCCGTCTCGTGAGAGGCGTCCGCTACGTCGTCCACGTCGAGACGATGAAGCGGACCGACTCCGAGGGGCTCGAGGCCATGGTCTCGCGCGCCTTCGAGAAGTACCACCTCAAGCGCCTCTGCATCGACTCTACGGGCCTCGGCTACTTCCCGGCCGAACGCATCAAGAGGAAGCACTCGGAGAGGATCGACGTCCCGCACCGTCGCCCGCGCGTCGAGCTCGTCGACTTCACTCCGAACATGAAAGAGGAGCTCGCGACGGGCCTGTACGCGGCGACCGCGGCGAAGAACGTCCGGCTCCCCGCCGAGGACAAGGTCCTTCCGTTCGCCGAGCCGAAGACCGCCGAGCTTCTCCGCAAGGAGCTCGCGTCGATCAAGCGCGTCATTACGAGCGCAGGCAACGTCAAGTACGAGACGCCGCGCACGAGCGAAGGGCACGGCGACCGAGCCTGGGCCCTCGCCCTGGCGCTGCATGCCTGCTCGACGGTCAACCCGATGGTCGAAGCGCTGGGCAAGAGGACCGGCACGTGAAGGTCCACGCGCTCACTTGCGACATGGGCGAGGACTGCACGTGCGGGCCGGAAAGCGGCGCAGGCTTCGCGCTCTCGTGCGACGCGCGCGACCCGTGCACCCCAGGCTTCCGCGCTCTCGTCGGCTGCCGCGACGACGACGAGCCACCGCCGACGCGGCGCATCTCTGAGACTCCTCCGCCGACCGGTGCTGCCTCCTTTCGCGTTCTCAGCCCTGACGATCGGCGGAGGGCTATCTCGCGGGGACTCGAACAGACGCGGCGACGCATCGAGCGGATGCGCCGCCGCCCGCTGAACGCGCCGAAATAGTTCCGCGGCTTTCGCGCGCGCCTCCCTACCAGTTTGGGCGTGCGCAGGTCCCTTCCATCTCCCGTCGAGGGCTTCGCATGCTGAACTCCGCGTCGATCAAGATGCGCGAGGCGCTCGGCGCCTTCCGCGCACGCGCTACGTCGCGCTTCGACGCGTGGATCAACGAGGTCACCGGCTTCGGCACCGCGCGCGACAAGACGACCTACGGCTACGTCCTACCGAACCGGATGCTCGAGGATGTCGAGCTCTCCGCGCTCTATCACGCAGACGACATGGCGGCGCGCATGGTCGACGTCGTCCCGCAGGAGATGCTTCGCGAGCCGTTCTCGATCGAGACCGGCGACCCGAAGCTCGACGAGGTCATCCAGGAGAAGTTCGACGCGCTCGACGTCCGCGGCAACTTCCAAGAAGGGTCCAAGTGGGGCCGCTGCTACGGCGGCGGCGCCGTCCTCATCGGTGCCGACGACGGCCAGGAGGCCTGGAAGCCGCTCAAGCCCGCGCGCGCGAACGACGTAGAGTGGCTCTACCCGCTCGATCGCCGACTTCTCTGGCCCGTCGACTTCTACGAGGAACCGGGCCCGAAGTTCGGCACGCCCAAGACGTACGCCGTCACCGCGGCCGGGGCCAAGTCGTCGCCGACGATGCTTGTCCACGAGTCGCGGCTCATCCTCTTCCGCGGAGCATCGACGGGCATCCGCGAGCGGCAGCAGCTCTTCGGCTGGGACATGTCCGTCCTGCAGCGCGCGTACAACGTGCTGCGCTCGTTCAACACCGGATGGGCGGCCGTCGAGACGCTGCTCACCGACGGCAACCAGGCCATCTTCAAGATGACCGGTCTCGCCGAGATGATCGGCGCCAACGAGCAGGCGAAGCTCCAGGCGCGCCTGCAGATCATCGAGCTCTACCGCTCGGTGATGCGCGCCATCGTCGTCGATGCTGACGCGAAGGAGGAGTTCACGCGGCACTCCGTCTCGTTCAGCGAGATCCCCGCGACGCTCGAAAAGTTCATGCTCCGCCTCGCCGCGGCGGTGCAGATCCCCGTCACCATCCTGATGGGCCAGTCGCCCGCCGGCATGAACGCCACGGGCGAGAGCGACTTCCGCTGGTTCTACGACCGCATCCGCGCCGAGCAGACGACGATGCTCGCGCCGAAGATCCGGCGCCTGCTCGTCATCTGGCTGCAGTCGAAGGCGTCGCCGACGCGCACGCGGCCAAAGTCGCTCACGGTCAAGTTCACCCCGCTCTGGACCGAGACACCGCTCGTGCAGGCGCAGCGCCAGAGCGCGATCGCGCAGCGGGACTCGACGTACATCCAGGCCCAGGTCCTGCTGCCCGAGGAGGTCGCCATCGCGCGCTTCGGCATCGCCGGCGGCTTCGAGGACGAGGTCCGGCTCTCCGACGACGCCATCAAGGCGCGCCAGGCCGTGCTCGAGGCCGACCTCGAGCAAATGGAGAACCCGCCCGACCCGACGGAGATGGGCGGACCGGGCGCCCCTCCGGGCATGGGAGGTCCGCCCCCGCAGGGAGGTCCCCCGCAGCAGGGAGGCCCCCAGCAGGGAGGTCCCCCGCAGCTTCCGCCCGGCGTCGCGCAGAAGCCGAAGCCGACCCAAGACGACTACGAGCGCGCGCGCGTGCGCACGGACGCGACGAGCGGTCCGCGCCTCTTCGAGCTCTACCGCATCGAGGACGAGACCGGCGTCTCCGGTACCGGCGTCGTCGCTCACGGAGCCGTCTTCGAGGACGGCACCGTCGCCATGCGCTGGCTCACGAAGCACCGCTCGACGACGCTCTTCGACTCGCTCGACGAGGTCCGCGAGATCCACGGACACGGCGGCAAGACCGAGATCCGCTTCCTCGACGACGCGGTCCGCACCGACGACTGGGACGAGGCGAACGTCGAACGCGTGCCGGCTGGCGAGCCCGATGGGGGCCGGTTCACGCCGAAGGACGGTGACTCGAGCTCTGAGCCTCGGTCTGGCGACAAGAGCGCGCGCATCAGCAGCATCGTCGAGAGCGAGGGCGTATCAGGCGACGTCGCCGAGCGAATCGATCGCCTCGAGTCACGCGGCCTGTCGCGCGAGCAGGCGAAGGCGCTCGCAGACTTCGACGAAGAGCACCTCTTCAAGAATGGCGAGCCGCCTCCGATTGCAGAGCGAGCGAGCGAGAGAGCGGCCCTCGCGCGCGTCATCCGCTCGCAGGCCGCAACCGAGGAAGACACGCGCAACACGTTCAACGAGCGCGCTCACCTCGACGCTGCGGAGGCCGTCGCGAGCAAGCTCCGCGATGAGCACTACGATGCGCTCTCGCAGTACACGAAGGGCTACGACACTTCGATCCGCAAGCTCGAATCGGGAGCGGATCCCGAAGAGGTCACGCGCGCGACGCAGGCGCATCTCGACCAGCGGATCGCCGAGTCCGGCTACACGCTGAACGAAGCCGGGACGCTGTATCGCTCCCAGCCCGATCGCTATGGCGACCAGCACGTCCGCACGCCCGAGGAGCTCGCTAAGCAGTTCCTGCACGGGGCCTCGTCCGCGGCGGACCACACCGAGCGCGCGCAGCAGGCGATCGAGCACCTGAACGGCATCTTCCGCGACGTGCCCCCAACGCCAGGGACCGTCTACCGCGGTCTCAAGCAGGTCCCGCCGCGCGTCGTCGAGAAGATGCTCAACTCGCAGACGTTCACGCTCGACTCGATGACGAGCTTCTCCGATCACCGAGACGTCGCGACCCAGTTCGCGAGCCTCGAAAAGGAGGACCTCGATCGCGGCGCCACCGCAGCGGTCCTGCCCCACGGATTCGATGCCGTGATTCGCGTGCAGCACAAGAGCGGCGTCACGGTCTCCGGCGCGTCCGAGTACCAGAACGAAGCCGAGGTCCTCCTCCCGAAGGGAACACGGTTCCGGATCAGGTCGGTGAAGCGCGAAAGCTACGCGCAGGTCGACCTCGAGATCGGTCGCCCGCCGCGTCTTCTCATCGATGCCGAGGAGGTCCAATGACGACGCGCGCGGACCGGTTCATCTCGTCCGAGCTCGGCGGCTTCGTCTTCGACGGCGACGAGCCCGAGCCCGGCGCGGCGGCCAGGAAGGAGCAGGAAGGGCTCACCGGCTCTCGCGACAAGCAGCAGAAACGCACGGACGCCGAAGGCTGGGAGGAGGTCCCGCGCGACGAGAAGGGCCTCTGGACGAGCAGCGGCGGCGACACCTCAGCGGGGACCGACGCGGGCATCGGTGTGCACCGTCCCGGCGGCAAGGGCGGCGGCTCGAGCTCGGGCGACTGGAAGAGCGCCGAGGGCGCGCGCGCCGCGGTCTCGCCCGTGCGCGAGAAGGCCGACAAGTTCAAGGCGGCCTTCGACTCTGCGTTCAAGGACTCCCCGTTCAAGCATCACGTCTCGCACTATGGGGTCGAAGACCTGGGGAAGATGAGCTGCGTCATGAGCCCCGACGGCAAGGCCGGCGTCGCGGTCAAAGACCACGGTGACGGGCGCATCGAGGCGACAGCGCTCTTCAACCAGGGTGGCCAGAAGGGCATCGGCGTCGAGCTCCTTCGTCACGTCGTCGACAACTACGGCGTCAACTACGTCGAGTGCTACGGGCCGACCCTCAACAAGCTCTACGAGAAGGTCGGCTTCAAGGAGGCGACGCGCGATGCGTTCAACTCTGAGTACGCGGCGACCGACTGGGACTACGACCGGTTCGATCACCCCGACTACGTCACGATGCGCCTCGAAAAGACGCGCACCGATGCGAAGCCGGGCGTGAGCGACACGGAAAAGCGTGCGCGCGACGAGTTCCTCGACGAGCTCGCAGCGAACCCACGCAAGTACAAGGGTCAGTGGCTCGCCGAGGCGAAGCGCGAGAACCCGAAGCTCACCGACAAGCAGCTCGAATGGGCGTGGAGGCAGCTCGCCGCGCAATTCGGTCTCGAAGCGGGTGAAGAGCGCACGGACGCGGACGAGTGGGAAGGCGTTCCGCGCGACGAGGAGGGACGCTGGACGAGCATCGGCTCCGGCAGCGGCGGCAGCGACCGCGAGGGACCGCCCGGCCCGGGCCTGCACAAGGTCGGTGGTAGAGGCGGCAGCGGCGGGCCCGCGGGGGACTTCTCGAGCACGCACGACAAGGTCCCGCCGAGCGCGCAGAAGCAGCCCGCCCCGGCGAAGGACGAACCGCTCAAGCCCGGTCGCACCTGGGTCGGCACCGAGAACCCCGACGGCTCGTGGTCCGGCCAGCTGATGGGCAAGAGCAACGAGACCTGGAAGGACCACTACGACAAGCACCCGGACGAAGGCGGCAAGCCCTCGCCCGAGCGCGCCGCCTTTCACGAACGCGAGCTCATCGCGCCCGCCTTCGATGGCAAGAAGACCGCCGGCGAGCTCGGCGAGAAGCCCATCGCGATCCTCACGATGGGCGGACCGGCGAGCGGCAAAGGCGTCGTGCTCGGCAAGCTCGCGAAACACGGTCTCGACACGTCGCGCTTCGTCCACGTCGATCCGGACGAAGTGAAGTCCCAGCTCCCCGAGTACAAGGCGAGCGTTCCGAAGGACCCGAGCGCCGGCCCGACGTTCCGAGGCGCGGCCGCGCAGGTGCACGAGGAGTCGAGCGCCGTCGCCAAGCAGATCCGGGACCGCGCCGTCGACCGCGGGCACCACGTGATCATCGACGGCACGGGCGGCAACGCCGACAAGTTCATCGCGCTGATGAACCACCTCGAAGCGAAGGGCTACGACGTCCACGTGCACCACCCTGACCTGAACCCGGACGAGGGCGTCCGGCGCGCCGCCTCGCGCGCCGAGGGCTCAGGGCGCTACGTGCCCGAGCACGTCATCCGCGGCACGTACGCGAAGATCGAAAAGGCCCGCGACAAAATTCACGCGGCCGCGCCGAACCTCACGGTCTACGACGCGGCCAACGGCCACAAGGTCAAGCTGCAGAGGAAACGCGGCGGCTAGACGCCGAAGTGCTTGTCGTCGTCGTCCACGACCTCGACCAGGCTCTCCTCCGGCGTGAAGGCCTTCGGGAGGTTCTCGGTCTCCTCGGCTTCCTCGGCCATCGCTTTCGCGTAGGCCTCGTTGAACATGTCCAGGCTCGACTTGCCTGGCTTCGGTGCCTCTACCGTCTTCGGGGACTTCGCATTCATCCAGACCCTCCTTCCGGGTCCACTAGAAGTGTACCGCGCGGCGACCGGTCGCGCTACACGGCGAAATGACGGGCTTTCTGGGCCGCTTTCGGTTTCAGACACCGCGTCCGAAAGCGAAGCGCCAGCATGACAGCCCGGCTCAGCCGCCCCGAGCGCGCCGCGAGTCCGATAGCGCTGCCGCCTCCTCCGAAGCCTCCGGGTCTGCTGCAGTTGGCTCGCTCGCGGACGCCGCGGACAGGGACGCGATTCGCGTCCGCGGCGCTTCCTTGACTGCCTCATCTTTCGAAGGAACCTTCGGGATCTCCAGCTCGCCATAGCCGGACACGCGCACCGTCTCTTCGATGACGCGCAACATCTCCTTGTCGCTTCGGTTCCAGAGCGCCAAGAGCTGGCTCTCCGTCATCGTTCGTGGCGCCTTCTGGAACATTCCAGGACGGATCGGGAGCGCGACTTCGTAGAAGAGCACCTCGTAGAGGAACGCTGCGAAGCGTGGCGCAGTGAAGGCGGATGCTACCCGTCCCGCAATCTGAGCTGCCTCCTCTCGGACGCCCGGGTCCGACCAACCAGGGCCGTTCAAGTTGTTCAGAACGAATCGCTGCACGGCGAGCCTTGCTTCGAACTGCCGCTCCAGCCGGTCGCGGGCGAGCGCTCTCCGTTCGCGCTCAAGCTCCTGCTCCCGTGCCGTCTTCGCCGACAGTTCGGCGACGGCCAAGGCGTTCTTCCGTGTCAGGTATGCACCAAGGACCACGCCGCCGATCGCAGCGAGAGCAGTGATGACGGCGGACTCCATTGCCGCAAGTCCATCGCGAATTCCAGGCGGACTCAACCCCGACACGCGACGGCCCCGCCAGCGTCTGCCAGCGGGACCGAGTGCTCGGAGCGCGAGGCCGGAGTCGCACCGGCGCATCTGCTTCCCTAAAGCAGCCCTCGCCTACCGAGGACAGTTTGCGTGTGGGCTCCGAGGCGTCGCAACCTACGAACGCCATCGCGGTCGCGCAAGAGCCGGCTCACACGTCGATGCGGTAGCGCCGCTCGCCTGCGACGAAGGCGACTTCAAGCTTCATGTCGATACCCTTGGCGAAGCCCGCGAGGTCCGCGAGGGTCGCGTTCTCCCCGGCCTCGACGCGCGCCACATTGGTCAGTCCGATACCCGCCTTCTCGGCGACTTCCTCAAGAGGCCTCCCGATGGCTCGCCGCAGGGTCGAGGGCACGTAACGCGGCTCCCTCCGAGCCCCCCGCTGCAGGACCTTCACTCCTCCCGAAGGGACCGGTCCGTTCCACAGCCAGTCGATGGTGACATCGAGAACGCGCGCGAACTTCGCGACGGTCTCTATGCTCACGCGCGGCCGCGCACCGAGCTCGAGCCGCGAGGTCTGCCCGACGGAGACGCCCACGAGCCGGTCTAGCTCGTTCACTCCATACCCGCACCGCTCTCGCGCCGCCTTGAGGCGCGCCGGGAAGTCGTCGAACGGGTCCTTCGCCTTCGCCTTCGCCTTCGTCTTCGTCTTCGGCCTCGTCTTCGTCTTCGTCTTGCTCGTCATCTTCGTCGTGACGCAGATGATGGCCGACGAGGCCAGACACAGTCAACCATCGAACTTTCTTTCGTTTTTCGACATTCAATCGACGTTCAATTGGGAGTCAGCGCCGACCTCGAAGGGAGCACGATCCATGATGCCTGCAAGCCCCGGCGGATTGCCGCCGATCGACTATGACGCGCTCGATCCCGGCATTCGTGAGACCGTGCGATGGCTGCGTCGCAACGCGTTCGACACGACGGGCAGCGCCGAAGGCGACGAATCGACCGAGCCGTTCGTGCTCTTGAACACGCTCGTTTCGCCCGCCGCGTTCGCCGACGCTGCCCGCTTGGTCGATGTGCTGCGCGCGCGCGGGATCGAGCCACCGTCGGGCATGGTCACGCTGACGTATGACCCGGTCGACAATCTCGCGCTGATCATGCTCGAAGGCGTGGACGACGAGATGCTTGCCCAGCATCCCGACCCTGAGCCCGAACAGCCCGAACAGCCGAGCGAGCCCGAAGAGCCCGAGCCGCCGCCGATCCCTCCTCTGCCGCCGCCGCCGGAAGCGCTCCCCGCGCCGCCAGGCGACGAACCTGCAGCAAACACCGACGAGCCTGCAGCGAACAACGACGACGAGCCGACGCAGGCATGAATGGCTCGCGCAGCACTGCGCCATCCGCCGCGAAGGCCTCGCCGACCGAGGCTCCCGAAGAGGACCCAACGCCCTCCCAGCAACGCCGTCCGCCGCACCCGCTCACCTCAACTGCCGCGCGGGGCCGAGCTGATGATGGTGCTGGAGCTTCGCCGCATCGCGGCCGCCTTCGCACGAGCCGTCGGGAAGGTCGTCTTTCCAAAACTCGCCGCCGCCGCTGAGCGCCGCGTCACGAAGACCGACGCTGCCGAGCGGCTCGATGCACCGGGTGACGAGCTCGAGGATCTCGACCTGGAGCTGCTCGAGGACTCGGAGCTCGACGAGCTTCTCGAGGACCTGGAGTTCGCAGGCTTCGATGCCTTCAACGAACCCGGCTTCTCACGAACATCGAACCGCGCAGCCAAGCGCGTCGTGCAGCACTCGCAGCGCGAGTTCTCCCGCCTCGGGATCAACGTCGAGAAGGAGCCCCACCTCAAGTGGCTCATCGACGGCTGGCGGAAGGACAACGTCGCCCGCATCACGGGCATGCAGAAGGACCAGCTCGCGAAGATCGAGAGGATCCTTCGCGAGGGCCGAGGCCACACGGCGCAGACGCTCGCCAAGGAGATCGCGCGCCAGCTCGACGATGTCACGCTGTCGCGCGCCGAGGCGCTCGCGCGGGACCAGATCCTCACGCTCAACGCGAACATCACCCGCGAGCGCCAAACCGCTGCGGGCATCGATGAGTACATCTGGACGACGAGCAACGACGAGCGCGTGCGGCCCGAGCACAAGGACCTCGAAGGCGCGCGCTTCACGTGGGCCGACGGTCACCCCGAAGAGGGCCACCCGGGCGAGCCCATCAACTGCCGATGCATCGCCTACCCCGTCCTCCCCGAGCTCGAAGAAGTCGGCCTCAACTAGTCGTGCGTCTGGTTCACCGCTACGAACGAGGTCGGAGGAATTTCCGAGCTGAGTCGGTGAAAATCCATGGTTTCGGCGTACGGTTCGCCCGTTGTGACCTTACAGGTCGAAGGCGAGCCTCCGTACAACGTCCCGGTGAACTTCGCAGGGTCTACACCGTACGCGGCGTACGCGTATCCCAGGCTGCAGGATACGTTCCCTGACGTTTCCATAACGATTGCCGCCGACGGCGCAGCGCAGCCCTTGCGGACCGTCACGACAGGCACGCTGCAGTTCGCGTCTGCGTAGCCAGTGATGGCGACATTTGCCGCCGGTAGGCAGCGCAGCTTCCCATCCTTGGCTGGCACCATCACACAGTCTTCCTGCCGCTGCGAGTCCCACCAGCCGATGAACTGCTTCGAGCCGTCCTCGCCCTCGTAGTAGCGCGCCTTCAACCGCGAACCGCTCGTCCCGGCTTTCGAAGGGTCTGACGGGGTCGGCTTCGAAGGGTCGGAGGGATCGTCCTTCGAAGGGTCCTGGTTCTGCTGCCCGTCCGGGTGCCGGTCATCGGGACCAATGGCGTTCCCCCTGGAGCACGCACCGACCAGAGCGACGAATCCGACGAGAGTGACAATTCTCATTCGATCCACGCTAGCCGACCGAATTGCCAACTGACAACACCGGGGCCCGACGACTCCGCGGACGCGCTCGCATCCGCACGAAACCATGCGCATCCTCGTCGCCGGCGGCCCGCGCACGGGCAAGACGTCCTTCGCCGAGGAGCTCGGCAAAGGCCTCAACCTCGGCGTGCGCCACACGGACGATCTCATCGGCGCATACGCATGGTCGGCGGCCTCGTCCGAGGTCGCCACCTGGCTCGAAGAACCTGGGCCCTGGATCATCGAAGGCGTCGCCCGCCGTCGTCCGCGCGCTCCGCAAGTGGCTCGCGAGCCACGCGACAGGCGCGCCCTGCGAGGTCCTGTACTGGGGCCCGATTCCGAAGGTCCCGCTCTCACCAGGTCAGCTCGCGATGGCGCGAGGCTGCCACACGATCTGGTCGAACATCCGTGACGAGGTCGCCACACGCGGCGTCTCGATCACGCCCTTCTGAGGCGCGAACGAATGAGCGACAAGCCAATCTACTCGTCGCAGGCGCTCGAGATCGCGACGGACATAAACTTCGCGGCCGCCGGCGACGACGTCGACGACAGCCCGGTCAAGATCCAGCCGTCGCTCGCCGAGCTTCGCCAAGGCATGCGTCCCGGGCGGCAGTTCGGAGGCCAGTACCGCAACTGGCTCGACCGTCAGTTCGCCGCGCTCCTCTCCGCGCTCATCGAGGACCAGAACCACGACGAAGACGAGCTCGCGGCCTACAGGGTCGAGATGACGACCTTGCTCGCCGCACGGCGCGCGGAGTGGATGCACACCTGGGGGAGCCTCCCAGCGCTCAACTTCGGAGCGCCCGTGACGGTCAACGGGATCAATCGGCGCCTGCGGTACGTGCCCGAGCTCTCCACATGGTTCGGCGTCGGCGCGACAAACACCGGACGCTCGTCGGCAACGTTCGGGCGCGCGTGGACCGATCTCGCGCTTCCGGCTGGCGGTCGCGTCAGCCACGACATCGACGTCACCCCGACGGGGCTCGTGGCTATCGCCAACAACGGCTCCGCCACGCTCGATGTGCGGAGCCCAACCAACCTCTGGTCGGCACCCGTCCTGCCGGGGGGCGTGGTGGCGGATCGCCCCTCCGTCCGTTACGACTCGGTGCACGCACTATGGGTCGTGGTTCACGGCAGCGGGACGGGGCCCAAGGTCTTCACGAGCCCTGACGCTGCGGCCTGGACCGCCCGTACTACGCCAGCCGAGTTCGGCGGGCCTTCCACCGATAACCTCCTCGCTCTCAATCCGGCATCGGGGCGCCTCGTCTGGCTCCACGCCAACACGAACGCCGGCGCACTCCGGTGGGCGACCTCCGACGATGGTGGGATGACCTGGACCCCGCGCGGCGAGCACCTCATTGGAGGCGGCTCGCCGCCTGGGCTCTCGCTCCGCTACGACGAGCTGCTCGACATGTTCGTCTGCGCGTGGTCGCGCAACGGCGTCTCTCGCGTCCTCCGTTCGAGCACTCAGGGGGAGAGCTTCGCCGAAGTCGGGGCAGTCGGCGTGGAGATCGGATCGCTCGGAACGGTCGGAGCGCTCTACTGCGCAGCCGCGGGCGCCTTCGGAGACATCGTCTTTTCGCCCGACGCGGGAGCAACGTGGCGCTACGGCGGCCACCGGCTCGGCGCGGCCGCGAACGTCTTCGCAGGTGGCGGCGGCTTCCTTGCTGCGACGGCGTCCTCCGTCACCGCGAGCCTGCGCCTCTACGCCAACGGCCCGCTTGTTCCGCCCGCCACCTAACTCCGAGGTCAGGCATGCCCAAGAACCTCCTCGCGCGCGTCGCGAAGGTCGACGAGTACACGCGCTCGGTATGGATCATCGCGTCGTCGCCCGAGCCCGTCGACGGCGTGCAGATCACCGAATGGGAGCTCGAGCGCTTCCTCAAGAACCCAGTCATCCTCTGGGCACACGACGCCGCCGAGCTCCCGATCGGTCTCGCGAACGACGTGGAGGCCTCCGCCGAAGGCCTGCGCATGCGTGTCACGTTCGCGCGCGAGGCCGTCAACCCGCTCGCCGAGCAGGTCTGGCAGGGCGTGAAGGACGGCGTCATCCGCTCCGTATCGATCGGCTACGACGGCGGACCAGAAGGCTCGGCCGACAGCGCCGAGGACGAGGACGAGCCCGAGGACGACGAGGCCGAGGTCGACAACCCCGCCGCGACGACGCGCGCAGCCTCGCCCGCTGCTCGCCTCGTCGAGGTCTCCTTCGTTCCGATCGGGCTCGATGAGAACGCGGGCACGCCGTTCCTGAACCCAGAAGCGCAGCCCGACGAGGACGACGAGGACGACGAGGACGACCTCGACGCCGCTGACGAAGCGGCGTCGCCCACGGACGAGGAGATGCGCAGGCGCGTCTCGGAAGCAGCAAGGGAGCTCGCAATGCACCAGACTCGCAAGCGGCGGCTTGCCCTCGAGCAGCGTGCCGATGCCGACGAAAACACCGCCGCGGCCAGGAGCAATGGCGCCGGCGGCTCTGGCGGAAGCGGCGAAGGCCACCTGAACGTCCCCCGTGAGGAAGACGGCCGGTGGACCTCTGACGCCGACGAGCAGCGTCGCTTCGACTCCGGCGAGCTCGTCCTCCGCCTCGATCGCTCACGTCTCGGCAAGGTCGATCGCACGCAGGTCGGCGGCGCACGCGTCCCGGCGCGCCTCACGCGCACCGGCGTGCTCACGTACGTGAACCCTGACGGCACACAGCGTCGCGAACTCCGGCTCCCCGAAGAGGTCTTCAAGGCCGACTCGCTCGCGACGCTCGAGCACGCGCCCGTCATCGACATCAAAGACCACACGGGCCTGGTCACACCGGAGACGTGGCGCAGGGTCTCTCTCGGGCACGTCGCGCGCGTCCGCCAGGACGGCAAGTTCATCGCGAGCGACCTCATCGTGCAGGACGCCGAAACGCTCGACGCGATCGAGACCGGCGATCGCTCCGAGATCTCCTGCGGCTACCGCTGCCGCCTCGAGATGACGAGCGGCACCTACGAGGGTGAGCGCTTCGACTGCATCCAGAGAGACATCCGTTACAACCACGCGGCGCTCTGTCCGCCGAACCGAGGTCGGGCCGGACCCGAAGTGGGACTGCGCCTCGATAACCAGGGGCCCCCTTGGGGCGTGTCCCACGACGAAGAACAGGAGCAAACGATGAAGGTCATCCGCATCGACGGCAGGGAGTACGAGGTCGGTTCGCAGGCGCATCTCGACAAGCTCGACGACATGCACCGGCGCGAGGTCGATCAGGTCCGCAACGACGCGAAGGCGAAGATCGACAAGCTCTCTGCAGATCTCAGCGCCGAGAAGAAGCGCGCCGACGAGGCCGAGGGCGCTCGCGATGCGGCGAAGCAGTCGCTCGACGAGTTCAAGGCCGACGCCCAGAAGGCGAAGGACAAGGACGCCGACGAGCTCAAGAAGCGCACGCAGTCCGAGGTCCGCTCGCGCGTCCGCCTCCTCACCGAGGTCGCCCGCTGGTTCGGCTCCGCCGACGAAGACGAGGAGGAGGAGGTCGTCGAGGAGGAAGAGGTCGACGAAGACGGCAAGAAGAAGAAGAAGACCGTCACGAAGAAGAAGAACCCCTTCGAGAAGCTCGACTCGAAGAGCGATCGCGAGGTCATGCTCTACGCGATCCGGAAGAAGAACCCCGACTTCGACGACAAGGGCAAGTCGGACGATTACGTCCGCAGCCGCTACGACGCGATGATCGAGCAGGTCCGCGACGCGAACGGCATCAACGGCGTTCGTCGCGCAGTCGTCCGCGAGGTGCACAACCTCGACTCGTTCGACACCCCCAACGACAACGATCCGGTCAGCCGAGCGCGCCGCAATCGCGACCAGAAGGCGGCGTCGCTCTGGCAAACCGGCCAGCAGCAGATGAACGGAGGTAAGTGATGGCCGACGTGGTTCAGACAGCGATCACCGCGGAGCCGAGCGCCGGCTACCCGGGCTTGATCTACGACACGGGCCCGAAGGACGTGGTCTCTTGCGTCGCGCAGGAGGACATTCCCTTCGGTGCATACGTCCGCGTGAGCGGCGGCTACTGCGAGCTCGCCGACGACGCTGCGGAGGTCACCGATGGCGAGGGCGGCGTCGCCCTCGCTACCCCGACGCGTCCGAGCGGCCTGGGCCACAAGCAGGGCGACGTCGTGCCCGTCATGCTGCAGGGCCGCGTCTGGGTCGCAACGGAGCAGGCGATCGCCGCGCAGGCGACTCCGTTCGTCCGCTTCGCAGGAGAGGGCACGAAGGGCGGATGGCGCAACGACGCTGACGACGCAAGCGCGGTGCAGCCCTCGGGCGTCAGCGTCTATCGCGGCGTCGGCGCCGCGGGCGTCGCGGTTCTGCAGCTCAACTACCCGGGCCGCCCCAACGGCGCGTAAGCCGCTCGACACGTAGCGCGGACATCGCCGCGCGCGCGAACAACGCCCCGCTGACTCACTGAAGTCGCGGGGCGTTCGCGTTTCCCCGCTCTCTCGCTCCCTCTCATCACCAAGGACTTCAGAGCCTGGGCGCCTCGCTGCGCACCGGGCCGGCGGCGCTTTGTCCGCACGAAAGGACCCGAAAGATGCTCGACGAGATCCAGTACAAGCGTCTGCAGCGCGCAGCGCTCGTGCAGCACTTCGACGCGAACGAGACGATGTTCCTCGAGCGCGAGCTCACGCAGCTGCGCGCGAAGATGTACGAAGTCGCGTTCCTGCCGACGCTCGCGCGCACGTTTGCCCCGAAGGCGACGGACATCGCCGCGAGCGCTTCGACCTACAGCTACAAGGTCATGAAGCCCGTCGGCCGGGCGAAGCTCATCACGTACAAGAGCGACGACATCCCGCGCGTCGACGTCGCGGCCGAGGAGGTGCTCGGCAAGGTGACGCCGATCGGCGCCGCCTACGGCTGGGACATCAACGAACTACGCGAAGCGGCGCGCCTCGGCGTACAGCTGTCGGACTCGAAAGCTCGCGCGGCCGCGGACTTCATCGAGCGCGGCATCGACGAGGTCCTCGCGTTCGGCTCGCTCGCCGACGAGAACGGCGTGCTCCCGGACGTCGGCCTCAACGGCCTCGTGAACAACCCCTTCGTCGCCGCGCTCGGCGTCATGGGCGGAGGCGCCTGGCTCACCGCCGCCGGCGCTCCGCCGACGACGCCGCTCGACCCCGACATCATCCTCGCTGACCTCGCGCGCCTCGCGGCCGAAGTCGGCAACTACTCCGACAATCAGTGGGCGGCGGACACCCTCCTCCTGCCGACCCGGTACTTCAGCTACATCCAGCAGACGCCGTTCTCGGCGCTCACGGGCGAGTCGATCCTCACGATCTTCCGCCGCAACAACCCGAACATCACGACAATCGCACCATGGCACCGCCTCAACAAGGCGGGCGTCGGAGGCGTGCCTCGCGCCATCTCGTACCGGAAGACACCCGACGTGCTCGAGGCGATCATTCCGCAGGAGTTCGAGGTCATGCCGCCCGAGCAGAAGGTCTTCGAATTCCTCCACAACTGCCACGCTCGCTGCGGCGGAGTAAAGATCTACCAGCCGCTCGCGATGCGGTACCTGGACTTCGTGTTCGCGGCGTGACGATGCTCGTCTTCAGCAAGGTTCGCGGCGGCTTCCGTCGGAACGGACGGTCCTTCATCGAGAAGGGAGAGAACCGCCTCCCGGATTCTCTCAGTCGCAGCGAACGCGCGCTCCTGCGCGCGCTCGTCAAGTCGAAACTCGTCACCGTCATCGACCAGGAGCCGACGACGACGACGAACCCGCTCGCGCCCTCGCCGAGCGTCGTCGCGCCTGCGCCCGTGGCCGTGCCCGCAGCACCAGTCGAGCCGCCGGACGTCGTCGAGCCGACGCCGACCGAGGACTCGACCGAGAAGCCATTGCCAGGTCCCATGCCGGCCGCTCCTGAGGCGCCGCCGGCGATCCCGGCGCCCATCAATCCCCTGCCCGTCCCTGCGCCGACTCCCGAACCCGCGGAGCTGCCAGCGCCGCCGTTCGTTCCGGCGCCGCGTCCGGACATCGCTCCGCCAGCGCCGCCGTCGACCATCCCGGCGCAGAGCGACAAGGGCAAGCACAAGCCGCCGAAGAAGACCGCTCGCGCGAGGACGTGACCTCATGACCCCGACCGAATTCCTCGCGAGGTACCCCGAGTTCCGCAGCGCGGGCGCTCTCATCGAGAAGGCGCTCGCCGACGCGACGCTCCAGGTCGACCCCGCGGTCTACGGGCTCAAGGCCGAGATGGCGATCGGCCTCATCGCCGCCATCGATCTCGCAGGCTCCCCGTTCGGACGCTCTCTCCGGCTCGACGAAGACGACCGGATGACGTCGTACGAGACGAAGCTCAACGCCATCAAGAAGCAAGTCGGCATCCGGATGATCGTCACCTGAGAGGACCCAATGCCCAAGAGCGTCACCGTCAAAGTGAAGGTCAACATCGAACAGGACCGCACGCAGCCCTCGGGCTACCGCTTCCTCAACCTCAAGATCGGCGACGAACCCCCGATCCCGCTGCCCGACGACAAGCCCACGCCGCGCCGACTCCGTCAGCAACTGGTCGAAGCCGCAAAGCGCTCGCTCGGCGATGTCGCCCGGCCGACAGAGAGCCCGGTCCCTGCCACCGATAGCGCCCTCGCCTCGGACCACTCGGGCCCCCCCGGCGCAACCGCGCGCACGACCGAGACGCCCGTGGTCGATCGCTCCGCTCCGCCGACGCGGACTGAAGCTGCGCCCGACAAGGACCGGAGCCGTAAGGCCCCCTGACCGATGGCGCGTCCCGCCCGGGCCGCCTCCAGGGTCACGGACACCGACAGGGGCGCGAAGGACGTGCTCGAACGGATGCGCAAGCTCGCATCCACCAAGGCCTTCCTAACCGTCGGCATTCACGAAGGCGACGGAGCCAAGCCGCACTCGTCGGAAGCGACGATCGCCGAGATCGGCTCGTTTCACGAGTTCGGTCTCGGCGTCCCGCGACGCTCGTTCATCGCGGACTGGTCGGACGAGAACCGTGAGCGGCACGAATCGCAGCTCGTCGTCATGGCCGAAGCCGTCGCCAAGGGCAAGGTGCCGAGCATGGCGCAGGCGTTCGAGCGCCTCGGCAACCTGTACGTCGCCGAGATCCAGAAGCGCATCGCCGACCGCATCGAGCCGCCGCTCTCTCCCATCACGATCCAACGCAAGGGCTCAAGCGTCCCCCTCATCGACACCGGGCAGCTCCGTAGCTCGATCACGTACGTGGTGAACGCCACCGGTCGCGTCGTCGCGACCGGTGGCCGAGGCGGAGGCGGCGAGGAGTGAGGTGCACCGATGATGCACTGGAGCGAGATCAATCCGGCGCTCATCGCGCTCTTCACCGAGCTCGCCGTCGACCAGGTCAAGACCGTCGCCGAGCCTGGCGGCAAGCCGTACCACGACGCGCTCCAGACGCCCGAGTGGAGCGCGCAGTGGAGGGAGCGCCCTGGAGCTTCCGAGTTCATCCACCCGCAGCAGGCGCTCGCGCTCTTCCTCAAGGTCACGAGCTGCGTCGGCGTCGGCGGCGACGAGTTCCGCTACGAAGAGCAGACGATCGACGTCGCAGATGGCGAGCCGGTCACCGACCTCGTCGAGACGATCTGCGGCCTCCGGCGCTTCGTCCTGCAGGTGCAAGCCTGGTCGCTCGAAGAGACGGACGCGCAGTCCGCGATGAACACGCTCGAGCGACTCCGCACGCGACTCAACCGCCAGAGCTCCTACGACCGCATGCTCGCGGTGAACGTCGACATCACCGACTGCGGCCCCACGGCGAACATGACCGCGACGTACGAAAAGCGCCGCTGGTCCATCGCGTCGATGGACGTGACGTTCACCGCCGCCATCAACGACGTCGATCCGGTGCCCGTCGGATGGATCGAGCGGATCGTCTTGTCGTCCGACATCGAGGGCATCGCAGCCCCCAAGTCGAACATGCAAAGCGAGCTCAGCCCCGGGCTCGAGAGTAGCTCCCGCGCGCGCGTGCCCTAGCCGCGCGCGCCCCTGCCCTCTTCAACCTCGCGCACGACCAAGGCCCCGCGCCCGCTCGCGGACGGCCCTCGCCGACGTGCGCCCATGCCCCGCTCACGAGGAGTCCCGCATGTCGCTCGACACGATCATGAACCTGCAGATCACGGTCGATAGCCGTGCGCCGTTCGAGGAGGGCTTCGGTACGCCGCTGCTCTTCGGACACCACGTCGCGTGGGTCGACCGCCTCGTCAAGGAGTACGCCGACCCTGACGAGATGCTCGACGACGGCTTCGACGCCGACCACTACCTCTACAGGGCAGCGCAGATCGTCAAGTCGCAGGACCCCAGCCCCGAGACGTTCAAGATCGGTCGACGCGTCACGCCGCTCACGCAGACGGTCGAGATCACCCCGACGATCACAAGGCAAGGCTTCCGGTACAAGGGCACGATCGGCGGCAAGGCCCTGAGCTACACCGTCGGCGCTGCCGCGACGCCGGCCACGATCGCCGCAGCGCTCGGCTCGGTCATCACCGACCTCGGGGTCGGCATGACCAGTGCGGTCGAAGGCGATGTCCTCACGCTCAGCGCCGAGCCCGGCACCGTCGTCGACGTCGACCTCGAGTCGGGCGTGCACATCCGCGACGTGACCGAGGACACGACCACGGACAACGAGCTGCCGAACATCGCCGACGAGGACTTCGACTTCTATGGCCTGCTCGTCCTCGACTCTCAGAGCAAGGCCACGGCGCTGAATGCCGCTGCCTGGATCGAGACGACGCGCAAGATCCTGACGATCCAGAGCGCCGACACCGACATCCTCGACGGCAACGTCATCGACGACACCTTCTCGGCGCTTCGAGACTCGAGCTACACGCGCACGAACGGCGTCTACCACCGAGCCATCGGCGGCCGCGAGTGGCTCGCCGCGGGCTGGCAGGCGGGACGCCTGACGACGCAGCCGGGGTCGGACACCTGGGCCTTCAAGGAGGTCTCGGGCGTGAGGCCGGACGCTCTGCTTCAGAGCCACGAGAATGCCATCCTCGCGAAGAACGGCTCGCACTACACGCGCACGGGCGGCCTGCCCATCACGTTCGAGGGCAAGAGCGGCGCGGGTGAGTACATGGACACGATCCGGTTCCTCGACTGGGTCTACGCGCGCATGCGCGAGCGCGTCCTCTTCACGCTCCGCAACAATCCGAAGATCCCCTTCACCGACTCGGGCGTCGACGCGCTCCGCAGCGCGATCATGTCCGTCATCCAGCAGGGGATCGACGCGGGCGGCTTCGCGGCAAAGCCCGAGCCCACGGTCACCGCTCCGCTCGTCCGCAACGTGCCCGCGGCGCAGCGGATCAACCGCACGCTACCGGACGTCAACTGGACAGCGCACCTCGCGGGAGCGGTTCACCGCATGACCCCGGTGCGCGGCCGCGTCTCGGTCTGACGCCTCCTCCCCTCGATCGACGCGCGCGCCCGAGCCGGAGCGCGCGCGCCTGAACCCTTCACTCAGACGCGCGGGCGCGTCGACAGGAGCAACGGGCCATGGGTCTCAAGGTCTACTCCGCGAACGAAGTCACGTTCAACTTCGCGACCATCAGCTTCGACACGGGCCGCGGCGACGACGAGTTCGTCTCCATCGCCAAGGCCGAGGACACGTACACGTACAAGGCCGGCGTCGACGGAGAGGGCACGCGCAGCGAGAGCCGCAACAACTACTACGAGGTCACCCTCACCCTGATGCGGACGTCGAAGGGCAACGCGCTCCTCTCGGCGATCCACAACGGCGACATCGCCATCCCGGGCGGCTCCGGCATCGCGCCGATCCTCATCCGCGATCGCCAAGGCACATCGCTCTTCGCCGCGGCCGAGGCGTGGATCATCAAGGTGCCGGACAACGCATACGCGAAGGAGGCCAACGTGCTCCAGTGGCGCTTCGGCGTCCACGGAGCGGTGCAGTTCATCGGCGGCAACTGAGGGAGATCCATGGACGCGACCACCTCGCTCATCGAGAAGGACGTCACGATCGACGGCCACGACTACAAGCTGCAGCAGCTCGGCGCCCGAGAAGGGCGCAAGATCTGGCTGAAGCTCTGGCAAGCGCTCGTCGCACCGCTGAAGGAGCTCGCGGCAGCCGACGCGTACGACGAAAAGGCGCTCGTCGGAGCGCTCGCAGCGGTGCTCGAAGGCCTCGACGATGACACCGCCGAGCAGCTCTACGAGGTCTTCGGCAAGCACACCATCGTCCGCGTTCCGCAGCCAGAGGGCGGCGAGAAGTGGCCGCAGCTCACTGGCGTCGTCTTCGACCAGCACTTCGCGCGTCGCTACGTGCAGATGTCTCACTGGCTCGCCGAGTGCGTGCTCTACAACTTCGGCAGTTTTTTAGGCGATATGTCGCTTGGACAAATGATCGCCCGCGTGCAAAAGGCGGCGTCCAAGCGACCATCCCCCCAGGCCTCGACTGGTTCGTCTGGCGCGTCCTCACTCACGAGCGCGCCCCAGTAAAGTCCCTCGTCGAACTCGACGACTGGTCGCTCGATGACCTGCTCGACGCCAACATGGCTCTCGACGTCTGGGATGACGTCGAGGCGAAGGCCTACGAGCGGGCTGAGCGCGACGCCGAGCTGAACGCGCCCACGAGGTAGCCATGGCTGCTCTCCGCGAGATCCTCGCCCACTTCGGCGTCACTTTCGACGACAAGCCGCTGAAGGCGGGCGCGGGCGCGGTGGAAGGCTTCATCGGCAAGCTCAAGGCCTTCGCCGGCGCGCTCGGAGTCGGCCTCAGCCTCGGCGCCATCTACAAGTTCACCGACGGTCTCATCGAGGAGGCCGATGCCCTCGCCAAGCAGTCGCGCCTGCTCGGCGTGAGCATGGCCGAGTTGCAGCAGTGGAACTACGCAGCCTCGCTCGCCGGCGTCAGTTCCCAAGCTCTCGCCTCCACGCTCTCGCGCCTCAGCAGCGGCCGTTACGACCCGAAGGCCATGAAGGAGCTCGGCGTGTCCGTGAAGGACGCTGCCGGCGGGATGCGCGGCGCGACCGACATTCTCGACGACGTCGCCGATCAGCTATCGAAGACCACGGACCCCGCCGAGCGGAACCGGCTCGCCATGCGGCTCCTTGGGCGAAACTACGCGCAGCTTATGCCGCTGCTCGAGGGCGGCGCTGAAGGCCTGCGCAAGACGCGCGAAGAGTTCGAGGCGTTCGGCGGCGGCTTCACCGAGGACTTCGGAAAGAGCGCGGAGGAGTACAACGACAACCTCACGCGCGTCAAAACGCTCTGGAAGAACCTCGCGATCACGATCCTGTCGCGAGTGCTGCCGACGCTGCTGGAGCTCTCCAAGCGTGCCGTCACCTTGGTCCAGGTCGTCGTCAAGGTGGTTCGGAACACGAAGCTCTTTGAGGCCGCCGCCATCGGCCTCGCCCTCAGGGGGATCGTCCTTCTCGCCGGCAAGATTGGTCCCCTCGGCAAGGCGCTGAAGACGCTCTCGGGGCAGTTCTTCAAGGTCATCCTGCCGCTACTGATCCTCGAAGACCTGCTCGTCTTCCTCGCCGGCGGCGACTCGGCGTTCGGGCGGATGCTCGAGAACGTCTTCGGCAAGGGCACCGCCGAAAAGGTTCGCGCGTGGGTCCTCTACGTCTGGGCCGAGTTCACGCGCTTCATCGAGGACATCCGCAAGCGTCCCGAGAAGCTTCTCGACGACTGGCGCGTCTTCACGAGCGAGCTCAAGAAGGACATCCAGGCCGCGTTCGGGAAGTACATCGGCGGCTACATCATCGCGATCGGCAAGACGTGGGCCTTCGTGATGGACCTGATGACGGGAGGCTGGGCGAACTTCAAGGACAAGGTATCTGCAAGCGGCGAGGTCCTGCTCGGTCTGCTGCGCGTCCAGTGGGTTGCGTTCAAGAACGGCTGGCTCCTCGTCATCGCCAGCGTCCAAGACGCGTTCACGCAGCTCTGGAACGGCATAGTCGCCGGCACGCAGGCTCCGCTCCGCCTGATGAGCAAGGTCGCGGGGCTCACGAAGCGCACCGGCCTCCAGAAGGACATCGACGAGCTCATCGGAGGGCTCGAGAGCCACAAGGGAGCCGCCGACGCGTTCGAGCGAGTCGATGCCGCGGGCAAGGCCGAGCTCGCGCAGGTCCGTGAGGAGATGGTGGCAGCCGGACGCGTCATCAAGGGCGCGCCGTCGCCAGTGAACATCAACACCGAGGTCAACGTCACCGTTCCGCCTGGAACGCCCGCCGAAGTCGCGAACCGCGTCGCGACCGCTGCCGCGAACGGCGCAAGCAAGGGCGCGACGATCAACATGAAGGCGACCCACGCTGCCCTCAAGCCCGGGGGGGCGTAGTGCTGATCCTCTCCTGGACTGACAAGAAAAGCGGCGAGACGCTCGCAGCGCGCTTCGACGTCGTCACGACCGAAACGCACGAATCGGTCATGACCATCACCTCGCATCCGGTCGAGGAGGGAGCGAACATCACCGACCACGCCCGCCCCGAGAATCAGCGGATCACCATCGAGGGCTACGTCTCGAACAAACCGCTTTGGTCGAACCCCGGCGTCGAAAAGTTCGCCGAGTTCCGCCCCATCGAGCTCGCCATCCCGAAGCAGCCCTCGCCTCTCGCGCCGACGCCCGGAGGGCTCACGCGCGCCGCAGTCGGCTTCGTCGAGGGCCTGCTCAAGAAGCCGCAGAACCAGGCGATGGTCCTCGCACCGACGGGCGACGTTCCCGCTCGCGCACGTGAGATGTGGGAGCTGCTCTACGCGGCGCAGCAGGCACGAGCCCTCGTCACCGTCTCGACCGCCCTCGCCGACCTCGAAAACTGCCTCATCGAGCGGCTCAGCGTCCCGCGCACGACGGAAGACGGCAACGGAGCGTCGTTCCAAGTCGACGTCTTGCAGGTGCGCATCGTCAAGAGCGCCACCGTCGAGGCGCCGGTCTCGGCCGAAAAGCGCGGCGAAGGCCTCACGAACTCGGGGAGCAAGGCCGCGCAGAACGCGAAGAACGACGACAAGAAGAAGAACGAGCTGAAGAGCATCATCGTGCAAGGCGTCGATGCCGGCGATGACTTGGGCCTCCCCGTCCCCGGCTTCCTCAAGAAGTAAGCGGAGCTACGAATGGCAACGATCGACGACGTGATCGCTGCTCTGCCGACGTCGAAGGTCCTGCCGACGGTCGTGGGCAACCCGCACTACGTCATGCGGACGAGGCTCGACGGGCGCGACTTCATCCTTCGCTTCATCTGGAACCAGCGGCAAGACCGCTGGTACTTCGACATCCTGTCGACGGCGGAGGAGCCGATCGCTGTCGGCATCAAGATCGTCGCGAACTGGCCGCTCCTCCGCTTCCACCGCTGGGACAAGCGACTGCCGCCGGGCGAGCTCATGGCGATCGACCTGTCGGGCGATCGCTCGCCTCCGCGTCTGAACGAGCTCGCGATCGGCAAGCGCTGCGAGCTCACGTACTTCCCCGTCACCGACCTCTAAGCGATGCTTCCCAGCTCCTTCGGTCTCGCCGCTCGCCCGCCGTCGTTCGTGCGGCGCTGGCGCGTGACGGTCAACACCATCGAGATCACGGAGCTCGACGTCGCCTTCAAGATCGAGAAGAGCCTCAAGGACGAGCCCAACACGTGCGAGCTCCACGTCTGGAACCTGAACGAGACGCAGCGCGCACAGATCGAGGAGCTGAACCCGACGGTCGGCACGGTCAGTGCGCTTGCCGCCGCCAAGGCAAAGACCGCCGTGCGGCAGCAGGCAACGAAGGGCATTCCGGTCCGCATCGAGGCCGGCTACGAGGACGAGGGCGACCTGTCGCTGCTCTGGCTCGGCGATCTCCGCTCGGCCCACTCGCTCCGCGACGGCCCCCACTGGGTCACGGTCCTCGAGTCCGGCGACGGGGAGAAGGCCTGGCAGAACGCCCGCATGAACGTGAGCTTCGGGCCGAAGACGCCCGTAGACACGGCTCTACGCGCGATGGTGCGCGCGCTCGGGATCGGCCAAGGAAACCTCGAGCAGATCGTCCACAAGCTCAAGGTCGGGGGCATGGGGAAGCTCTTTCCCCGCGGCACCGTCTTCTCCGGACCCGTGCAGCGCGAGCTCCGCGACTTCGCCCGCTCGGCCGACATCGAGTTCTCGATTCAGGACGGCACACTGCAAATCATCGACGCAGGCAAGGCGCTCGCCGAAAGCGCAATCCTGGTCTCCTCGGAAACGGGGATGCTCGAGTCCCCAACCGTCGACATCGACGGGATCCTCACCGTCAAGATGCTCATGCAACCCGGCATCCGGCCAGGCCGCTTGCTCGTCGTCGATGCCGATCGCATCAAGGGCAACTACAGGGCCGAGAGGATCACCTGGGAGGCCGACAGCGCCGGCGACTCGTGGAGCGTCGAAATCGAAGCGTCGAGGTTGTGAATGCCCGGAACGCCGAGCCTTGCCGAAGTCATCCGCGACGCGATCAAGGCCCAGCTCGATGAGGTCATGGTTGCGACCGTCGGCCGGGTCCAGACCTACGATCCGGTCACGCAAACCTGCGAGGTGCAGCCCGTCGTCCAGCGCCCCGTGAAGGTCGCCGGCAAGACCGTCCACGAGTCGTTTCCGGTCCTGCCCGACGTGCCCGTCCTCTGGCCGCGCGCGGGCGGCTTCTTCATTCACCTGCCGCTCAGGCCCGGCGACCACGTGCTCTTGCTGTTCACGCACGACTCGCCCGCGATGTGGCGCGAGACCGGCAGCGAGAGCGAACCCGGTGACCTGCGGAGACACCACCTATCACACGCGGTCGCCATCGCTGGGATCGCGCCGCAGACCTCGCCGCTTCTCGATCCTCCTCTACCGGGGATGGATCCGACTGAGGCCGTCCTCGGCGGAGGCGTCTACCGCATCGGCTCGAAAACCGTTTCCGTGCCCGTTGCACTCGGGCCCGTCGTCGACGCCTTCATCGAGCTCTTCAAGCTGCATCGACACGGCTCCGGGGTTGGCCCGACGACCTCGCCCATCGAGCAGTGGCTGGGCGGCAGCACACAGGCGAAGAAGCTCAAGGCGGAGTAGCCGATTGGCCCTCTCCCAGACTGACCTGAAGAACGCGCTCAAGAAGGTCCTCGACACCGCGCAGTCAACGCCGGCTGCAGCCGCTACCGCAATGGCGAACGCGTACCACGACTACGCGAAGGCCGGCCGCGTCGGGGCCGAGGGCGTCCCGACGCTCCCGGATGCGAAGCGCGACGCGCTCGCGACGACGCTGGGCGCCGCGATCGCCGACCCCCACCTCGGCCTACCGGGGAAGCTCGCCGCCGCCTGGGCGAGCGGCGTCGCAGCCTATTGGACCGGCGTCGCGGTCGTCGGCGTCACGCAGAGCGGATCGATCACCGACGTCACGAGCGCGAGCTCCCTCTCGGGCCCTCTCGCGACCGTCTTCGGGAACCTCGCGAACAGCACTGAGACGTGCGCCGCCGGCATGGCCGCAGCGCTCCACGCGGCGACAGCAGCGCCGAGCGGCATCAAGGCGACTGTCGCCCCGCCCCCGAACACGATCCTCCCCCTCACGTAGCGAGGCGACGATGCCCCTCTACCGCGTCATCCCCGCCGGAGACCTCGCGCTCTCCGGAGGCCGAGGAGAGCCGCGACGACTCGTGACTTCGGTCGGCGTCGCCTACGTCCGGCAGAAGATCGCCTCGCGCCTGAAGTTCTTCCTCGGCGAGTGGTTCCGCGACTTGCGCCTCGGCGTGCCCTACTACCGCAACATCCTCGTCAAGAACGCGGACCTCGACGTCGCACGGACCCTCCTGCGAAGGACCATCCTCTCCGTGCAGGAGGTCGCCTCGATCACCCGCCTCGTGCTCGCAAACGACGCGCGCGCGCGCACCCTCGCGGTCGAATTCGAGGCGCGCCTGGTCGAAGGCGGCGTGCTCATCGTCCACCAGCCGGACCCCGCGTTCGTCATCCCGTACATGAGGGCTGCCTGATGGCCACACCGCGCGCTTTCGGTGTCACCGCGCAAGGCTTCGTCCGCATGACCGAGGCAGACCTCGTTGCTGCCTTCGAGGCCGACCAGAAGGCAGACATCGGGGACGACTTCGATACCGCCCCTGACCAGCTCGCCGGCCAGATCAATGGCATCGTCGGCCGCCAGCTTGGCATCGCGTGGGAGGCCGTCGAGGGGTGCTACAACGCCTACGATCCCGACGCCGCCGAAGGGCGCTCGCTCGAGAACGTCAGCAAGATCACTGGCACGCGCAGACGCGGCAGCACGCGAAGCGAGGTGAAGCAGTCCGTCACGCTCGACGCCGGGACCGTGCTGCTCGCTGACGAACACTACGCGGCTATCGAGGACCGGCCCGACGTCCGCTGGACTCCGAAGGCCGACTTCACAGCACCGTCTGACGGCGCGCATGTGATCACCTTCGTTTCCGAGCAGTACGGCCCGATCGAGGGCTTCGCCGGGACGATCAACGTCATCGCGACCCCGGTGGTCGGCTGGCACACGACGGTCAACCCGGAGGATGCCGAGCTCGGAAAGGAGATCGACACGGACACCGAGCTGCGCCTGCGCCGCGAGCGCGAACTTGCGACGTCGGGCTCGGCCACCGTGCCGTCCATCGCTGCGAACGTCGCGCAGGCGTTTCCCGAAGAGCTCCTCAGCCTCAACGTCTTCGAGAACGACAAGGACGAGACCGACGAGAACGGCCTGCCACCGCACACGCTCGAGGTCCTCATCTTTGACGGCGAAACCCCGTCCATCGATGACGACGCGCTGGCACAAGTCATCTTCGACTCGAAGGCCGGCGGCGCGGGCACCTACGGTAACGAGCACGGCATCGCGAAGGGCACGCTTCCCGATGGCACCGTGACGGACTTCGAGGTCCGATTCACGCGCGCCGAAGTCCTGCGTCTCTGGCTAGAGATCGACGTCACCCCGAAGGCCGGGTACGTCGGCGACGCCGAGGTCGCGAAGCACGTCGCCAGTCAGGCGAATGCGAAGTTCGGGCCCGGCGAGGACGTCATCGTCCAGTTCCTTCGCTCGTTCCCGCTCGCGCTCCAGGGTGTGAAGGACGTGCGGGCCGTGCGAATCGGTCTCGCCGCAAATCCGGTCGCAACCGAGAACTTCCCGATCAGCCTCCGGCAGATCGCGCGCTTCTCGACCGACCGAATCAAGGTGAACTCGTGAGCGACCTCACTCGCGTCACCGACCACGTCGAGCAAGGCCTCGCGCTCTTGCTCGACCAGTACAAGCGAAAGCCGCGCATCGAGGCGTGGGTTCGGAGCTACCTCCGCCAGGTGCAGGTGCTCGAGGACGCCGCGTTCGACGTTCGGGTCAAGCGCCTGCTCGACAACGCCGAGGGTGTGCTGCTCGATGTCATCGGGCGCATCGTCGGCGAGCCTCGCCGAAGCCGCGGCGACGACGTCTACCGCCTCTTCATCGCCGCACGCATCCGCATCAATCGATCGAAAGGCGGCGCGCAAGACGTCCTCGCGGTCCTCGCCATCATCGCCGGCGGAACGCCGACCCACTTCGACGAGCGCAGCCCCGCGGTGATGCTCATCGAGTTCCAGGAGCCGACCGAACACGATCCCGTGCTCCTGCTCGGGATGCTCCGCGATACCAAGGCCGGCGGCATGGGGCTGCGGATGCTCGCTCCGACGACGAGGTCCGACCGGCAGTTTCGATGGGGCGACGCCCGCAAGGACCTTTCCGCCCCCGCCAGGAACGGCGTCGGCGACGTCACCGCCACGAGCGACGGCGGACTCGTGAGCGACGTCGTCACGATGCGAGGCCAGCCACAATGAGAACGATCGCGCTCACGAACGACAAGACCGTTGAGATCGTCAGCGGCTACGCAGCGCCGATCCAGTCGATCAACACAGTCCCGCAGGGTCCGGCCTGGTACGTGGTCGGCGCCTTCTATGTTCCCGCGACCGAACGCGGGGCAGTCGAGATCATCGGCTCGGTCACGGAGCCGGGCGTCGAGCTCCACGTCCGCGTGTTCGACCTCACCCTGTGTGCCCCAGTCGAAGGCTCGGTGGCGACACTGAGCGCGATGGTCGACACGCGCGCGCTCTCCGGCGTCTTCGACCTGCGCGGTGGCCACCTCTACCAGTTCCAGGCCGAGGTCATCGGCCCGAGCGGCTTCGCCTCCCTGAAGGCTGTCCAGCTCCAGTCGTGAGGTCTGCATGTTCTTGATGCAAGCGCGCTCGTCGACGACGGGCGAGATGGTCTCGTGGTCGAGCGAGCAGCCCGACTGGACCGGAGAGGCGTTCCCCGGACCGGGCGCGCCGGAGCACATCGCGGCAACCCGCAGCGTTGATGAAGCACCTCCGAGCGGCCTGCACGCAAAGCACGTTGCAGCCCCACCCACGGACGCCGACTTCACAACGCCGCCGGCTCCGGGCTCGCTTGCGATCGACACGACCACGGGCCTCCTATACTTCCGCACGCACACAAACAACACCTGGGCGCCCGTCCTCGCGGCAAACCAGGGGGCTGTGGCCATCCCGGGCACGTCGCTCACCTTCCCGGTTACCGGCAGCCCGGTGATCCGCCAGGCCGGCGCCTCCGGCCGCAGCGGCTCACACCTGACGATTCAAGCGCAGAGCACCGGCGCAGGATTCAGCGGCGGGTCGCTGTACCTCTACGCCGGGAGCGGCGGCTCCGAGGGGTCCGAAGGTGCGGTGTACTTCGGCGCAGGAGGCGTTGGCGTCCAGCTCCGAGCTCGCAGAACGGGCCAGTCGCTCTACAGCGTCGTGCCCAGCGCGACGAGCGTGCTCTTCAGGCAGGAGAGCAACCCGGCTGCAGGGGTCACGGGTGCGTGGTTCACGGTGCAGGCCCAGGACGCGCCGGGGCCGAACAGCACCGGCGGCGACCTCATCCTGACGAGCGGAAGCGGCACGACCAGCGCCGGCAAGACGCGTCTGCAGGCCGGAGGCATCGACTTCCTCGTCGGGACCGGACAGGGCAACGTCGCGCTGCTCAGCGGCGCCGCGGCTGCCTCGACCTTCGGCGGCGGTGTCGGCGTCATGTACTGGCGCAGGGCATCGACGCCGCCGACGTCGAACCCCACTAGCGGGATCATCCCGTGGGTCGACGACGCGGATGACTACACGCTCAAGTACCGCAAGCCGAGCGGCGAGATCGTGCAGGTCCGCGCGGGCTACACGGGCACGCGCGTCCGCATCCGCGAGTTCGTGATCGAGACGCAGACCTCCAGCGCTGGCCCGGTCGATCAAACCGTTTGGACAGCGGTGGCGGAGACCGCAGTAGCCGTCGACTTCGTCGTCACGATGGCCCGCCAGGGCGCGGTCACCAAGGCGTCCACGTACAAAGGCAGCGCCACATATCGAAAGACGGGCGCGGCTGCGAATCCGCTCGCCGACGTCCCCCCGGCCTATCAAACCCCTGAGCAGGAGACTGTCGCAGCCGACGGAGCGACCTTCGTCGTCACTGGCGACGCGATTCAGATTCGGCTCGCCGCCGGCGACGCCGACCCACGCAACTGGACCATCGCCGTCCGCGTCCAGGAGCAACTCTCGTCGCCATGATGGGATCCATCTGCGGCGTGCTCGTCGCCACGAGCATGACCTCACGACCTGCGAAGCCGCCGGTACTGACGTCGCTCGACTACGATCTTGCCGACACGGCGGGCGGCGACCGGATCACGCTCACCGGCACGGACCTCGGTAGCGCGACCTGCCAACTCGGAGCGAATGGCCTCTGGCGTGACGTCGTCGTTACGGCGAACACGGCTACCTCGGTCACGTTCGTGGTGCCGGAGCTCGCCGCCCCGGGCCTGTTCGAGGTGCGCGTAACCACGTCCGCTGGAAAGAGCAACAAGCTCACGATCGAAGCGTGGAGCCCCGCGGACGAGCCCGGCTGCACGCTCTTCGCCGAGGCGCCGAACTATGTCGCGGGCGGGCCGTGGACGTCGCGCGTTGGCGGCAACTTCTCGACGACGGCCGGCGGTCAGCCTCCGGGGCTCAATGGTGCGCCGTGCTTCGACGGGAGCGCCACCCTCGTTAGCGCGGCGGACGGCAACGATCTCGTCTCGCAAGCTGGAGGCACGCTCGCCGTCGTCGCGCACCCCACAAACGAGAGCCCGTACGACCTCTACGAGACGACGCCATACAACCATTGGTCGATCGTCGCGAAGGCTACGTCTGGCCCCTTCGGCTTCTACAACGCCAACTATGCGAGCGCCGGGGGGCGTCACTTCGGATGGTTCATGTATGACGTCGCGGGCGCGCCGGCTGCATACCGCTCGGTCAAGCGCGCGTTCTCGGCGCTCAACACGACGCACGCGATCGCGGGTACCTATCAAGAGGCGACGTCGATGAGTCTTTCGGTGGACGGATCGTCGTTCACCAAGGCTTCGCGCGCGCTGACGTCTCACCCGATCTATCCTGGCGGCAAGCTGCTCGTCGGTGCGGACTACGCAGGCGGGCGAGGCTGGCGTGGACACACACGCGCGATCGCAGCGTACAAGGGCACGAAGGGAGACGCGTTCGCCTCGCGGTGGGCGAAGTGGGCTGCGCTTCGGCACGGCTCGTCGCCATCGGCGCTCCACATCGACGTCGACCTCTGCGACACGGCGGGCGGCGACATCGTCAGCGTGCGCGGCTACGGTCTCGGCGGCGCGACGGCGACGCTCGACGGCGCGCCCATCGCGCCGCTCGTGAGCACGGCGCGCGAGTTTCGCTTCGCGATGCCTGCCAAGGCTGCCGGCGTCTACGAGCTCGTGCTGACGTTGGCGGACGCGAGCACGCGCACGTTCGCGATCGAGGCGTGGGATCCGAGCGTCGATCCCGACGTCACGTTGCTGTTCGATTCGAGCGTCGCGCCCTACAACCCTGTCAATGGCCAATGGGTTCCGCGCTTCAGTCGCGGTGTCGAGCTCTCACTGGCAAACCAAAAGCTCATTCAAGGAATCACGTCGCCTGCCGCCCCGGAAAAGGAACGCGCAAGCAACGGCGCGCCCGTCTTCGAAGGGCTCGGTAGTGCGGGCAAGACGTCGGGGCTCGTGCACGGCGGATGGCACACGGAAGCGCCGCCTCGATGGCGCGACTATCTCGGGTTTGCCGCCGCCTCTGGGCAGAACTTCGGCAGCATCGCGATCGTTGCGTCGTCAACGAACCAGGAGCCGATCCTTCCTGCGTCGCCCTACAACATCCCCGGAATGGCCGTGGGCCTGATGTTTCAAGGCACGATCGGGATCGGCTTCGGAACGCAGGACGGTGTTGGGAAAGCGTTTCTGCACACGTACCATTACGGCTACAAGCTCGTGGCGGCTGCCGCGCCGCTCGGAGCGACGCGCGCCGTCGTTGGCCGATGGGGATACGGGACCACGACGCTCGACATCTCCGTGGACGGCGCGCTTTCCGGCGACGGCTACGCCTCGCTTCCGACCATTGGCGGGCATCAAGATGACCCCTACGGCAAGTATCGCATCGAGCTCGGCCTCAGGTATCCCGCTCAGTCATGGGGCAGCCAGACGTTCGCGGGAACGATCTACGCGTTCGCGGTCCTCAAGGCGCAGGCGTCTAACACCTTCATCACGAAGTGGAACAAGTGGAAGCGCGCGCGCGGCTTCGGCTTGCCTCCCTCGTCGCTCGCTGCATCCAAGCCGACGCTCCTCTACGACGCGCCGACCTACGATGCAGCGGCGGGCACGTGGACCGCGACGATCGGAACGACTGCGACGGTAACAGGAGCGATCAAGCCAGCGAGCAACGGTGGGTTCCCGCGCTGGACCCCTGCGGGCGGCGGCGTCTCCGAATGGCAGTTGCGCAGCACGTCGCTGCTTCTCACGATCACGAGCACGACGTCGCGGCATGTCCTCGCGCGCGTTACGACAGCGAGCATCCTCGACGCGAACGAGGCGCAGACAACGGGCGTCATCGTGCGGGATCAGTCTGCGTGGTTCATCTTGAAGCTTCACCGGACGGGAACGCCGGGAGCCTACAAGTATTGGGCGACGCACTTCGACTTCGACAACGCCTATCGCAAAGTCGTCGTCGAGATCACGAGCTACGTCGACGAGAACGGCGCGGGCACGTTCACGCTGCAGGCCCGCAAGCGTGGCGGGACGTTGCAGCTCAAAGTCAACGATGCGCCATTCGTGAGCGGCGACGCGTGCGGCCCCACGGGCGGTGGCGGATACATCGAGATCGGCGCCGGCGTGCAGGGAACGGTTCGCACGATCGCGATGTGGCCGTCGGCGCTCTCGGATGACGAGGCGCAGCATCTTTGGCGCCTTTCGTCTGCGTAAACGCGGAGAAGCAACCATGACGTCGAACGACATTGCGCGGCTCGTCGCCGAGCGAAAGTGGATCCCATTGGCTGCGTTCGCGATCTGGATCGTCGTGCGCCTCCTGAAGAGCGACACGGTCATTCCGATCGACGTTCCGCCGCGCTGGCGCGCCCCCCTCGCCTTCGGGCTGGGACTCGTCGCTGCAGGGCTCGACATGGTCGCTGCCGGCGTCGACTGGCAGGTTGCCCTCTTCGACGGAATCCTCACCGCCCTCATCGCGATCTTCGGCCACGACATCGTCGTCGGCTCGATCCGAGGTGGCCAGGAGATCCCGATCCCGATGCTGACCATCCCGGGCACGAGGCCAGCGCCCAATATGCCCGTCACCATCGAGCCGCCAGCTCCCTCGGTACGGAAGGGCGACGAAGGCGACGACGACCCGCCTCCACCGGCCATTCTGGGCGGGACATGACCTTGGAAGCAGCCATCGCGCTCGTCGCTCAGTACGGCTTGCCGATGGTTCTGCTTACCGCGGTGGCCATCTTCTACGTCCGCGAGAAGAAGGCCTGGGACCAGGAGCGCAAGGATCTCTACGAGCGGGTGAGCGCGTCGGAACGCGCGCGCATCGAGGACGCCAAGGTCTCTCACGAGACGCTCACGAAGCTCCAGCAGCCGCTCTTGCAGGCCATCAACAGCGTCACCGGCGTCCAGGAGACGCGCGAGCTGAAGCGCGAGCTCATCGCCGCGATCAACAAGGCCACGACGATCATCGACACGCTCGAGCGCCGCGACTTTCGTGACACCGGACAGCGCCAGCCGGGGAGGCCGCCGCGATGAGTGACAGCGGGAAGAAGAAGCCGCCGAGCAGCGGCGAACAGCACCCTGCCGTCGCGGCCTTCCATCGGAAGGCCGACTCGCTCCGCGAGACGGCGCTGCCGCTGCTCACCGCCCTGAACGAGCGGATTCAGTCTGTGCCGCCGCCGAGGATGCACGGTCCTTCGAGCCTCAAGCAACGGCAGTGGGCGGTCACCATCAGCGGCTTCGGCCCTCTCCACAACACCCAGAACCCATCCGACGCCAACCGTCTCGTCGCGCTGTTCATCAAGGCACTGCGCGGCGCCGGGCACATCGTCTCGCACGCCAGCATCACGCACGGCGAGGAAGACGGGCTCACCGAGCCCGACGAGTACCTCGCCGCGCTCGACGCGGTCGAAGGAGTACCCACCCCATGATGCACCCCTATCGTGAGCCCGCAGCCCGTCCCCTTGGCGAACTCGCCGAGCAGCGCGCGACCGTTTCCCGATCGGCCACGGGCGCCAAGCTGGCCGCAGCCTCGAGCCTCGCGCTCGCGTTTGGTCTTGCCGTCGCGGCGTGCACCCCTGCCCAGCGTCAGGGTGCGCGGACCGTGCTCGACGTGGCGCAGGTGCTCTGCGTCATCGCGAACCAGGCTCTGCCCGAAGGCGACGTCGCCCGCGTGTGCGGTATCACCGGCCCCCTCATCGGTCCGATGCGCGATGTCCTCGCGGGCGCGCGCACCGCGAGCGCGCGTGCGGCCGCGCAGGCCCGCACCGCGACGTGCGCCGACGCCGGCGCCGCCGACGCTGCGAGCTCCGACTAGCGGGGCCCCTCGTGCTTCAAAAGCGGCTCCGGCTGCTCGAGGCACTAGCGCGCGCCCAGGAGGCGCAGGCCGAGGCGATGCGACTCGCCATCGAGCTCGGCGAGCACGAATCCGAGTCTGGGCCCGCGCGGATCGCCTCGCCTCCGAACGTCGTGCGTGAGGCCGAAAAGACGGGTCCGCGGCTACCGTTCAAAGCGCCGCCACCGACCTCGCCGCTCCATTCGCAGCTGCGCAGCAAGGTCGAGCGGTCCCCCGCCTTCACCCAGGGCGCCGCCCTTCGCCACGTCCGCCGCTGCTACGAGGAGGCCACCACCGACGACGTGCGCCTTCGCGTGATCCGGATCATGCGCAAGCTCGTCGCCCAGGGCCTCCTCGTCGAGCAGGACGTCGCTCACTACCTCGCACTCGAGCCGCGCCTGTCGCGGCAGGGAGATCCTCCATGACCATCATCACCGTTGTCCCCGGACTCGTCGTGCTGCTGGGACTCGTCGTCTACCTCATGCCCATCCAGCGGCCAGAGGTGAAGGAGGTCGCACGCATCGCGTTCTTCTGCGGCTTGCTCGTCCTCATGTTCGGGCTCGCGGGCTCGCAGATCGCCATCGGAGGCGCGCGGTGATCCTCGTTCGTGGCACGGGCCTGCTTCCGGACGATCCGGAGCTCGTTCGAGCCGAGAATGCCAGCTGCCCGCTCACCGTCCTCACCGGCATGGCGAAGCGGCCGAAGGACTTCGACCGGCGCGGCCTCATCGACCGGATCATCGACCAGGGCTGGACGAACAGCTGCGTGGGATGCGCGATCGCGACAGCGATCTTCCTGCGAGGCCAGGCGAGCGGAAAGCCGGTACGCCGTCCGAGCGCGAAGCTGATTTACGACCAGGCACGTCTCGCGGGCGGCGACGTTCCAGAGCTCATCGACTGGGGCTGCCGCCCCCATGACGCCATCGAGGCCGCTCGGCGCCATGGGCTCGTTCCGGAGGTGTCATGGCCGCTCTTCACCGACGATCCGAACATGCTCGCGCTGGCGCCGCGAGGCACGACATGGATCAACACGAAGCCCGACTTCACGACGTACCACGAGGCCGCCGACTCGGTCATGACCGGGTACTTCCGCGCTGATACGGGCGACATCATCGGAGCGCTCGAAGGCGCGATCGCGCTCGACTACTTCCCGGTCTTCGGAATGCTCGTCGAGCCGCGCTTCGGGCGCGTGGTCGGCGACGAGCTCTACGACGCTCCGGGCCGCGTCGAGGATTACCCCGGCTTGCCGGGACACATGCAGGCGATCTGCGGCTACGACGAGGAGGCCTTCCTCGTCGTCTCGAGCTGGGGCGAGAGCCACGGCAACCGCGGGATCGTGCGCGTGGCGAAGCGCTTCCTCGCGGGTCCCTGGAGCTACGCCCGCATGGTCATCACCTCTGCGCCCGCGTCGCTTGCTCCATGAAGTTTCACCATGCGGTCATCGCCGCCGCCCTGATCTTGGTCGGGCTCATGATCGCGTCGTGCCGAAGCGATCTACTCCACCCGAAGGAGGGACCAGGCACGGCCTACCCTTGTGGCGTCTGGGGCGTCGAGTGTCCCGACCACTCGTGCTGTCCGTACAAGCACGAATGCGGCGGCAACTGGAGGGGCCTCTTCAGCACCTGCCCCGCTGGCTACTGCTGCTATCGCGGCGGCGACGACTGGCCCCGCACGGGCGCGAGCGACGCCGGGGCTGACGCGCACGCGTTCGAGAGCATCGTCAAGGCCAAGAACCCGAGGTCCCCATGAACGTTCCCGCCTGCGCGCGTTTGCGTACGCCGCGCCTCGCCCTCGCGCTCGCGCTCGCGAGCATCGCCCCTGCGATGGTGGTCTCTGGTTGTCGCGTCGAGCACCCCGAGCAGCCGGACGCTCCCGCCCCCACGCCGGCGCCGACGCCGACGCCAGGGCTCGCGACGTGCGACGACGCGTGCGAAGGCCTTCGCCGCGCCAACTGTCGCGAGGGCTTCCCGACGCCCGGCAACGTCACGTGCGAGGACACGTGCCGGACGAGCAGCGAGCAGCGCACCTGGCCGCTCACCTGCTGGGCCGGCGCCCAGACGAAAGCCGACGTGCTCGCGTGTGGCGGCACCCGCTGCCCGCCGCGGTGAGCACAAGGACATCGTGGCCACCATCGAGGGTCTGCTCGCGCGCGGCCGCGCCGCGTTCGCCGCACACCTCGACCGGCTCTACACGCCGACCACGCGGCCGATCGGCACCGAGTCGCTCGCGTGCGTGACGCTCGAGGACTTCACGAAGCACCCCGATCTCTGCGCGTCCTTCGCGGCGATGCAGCGCTCGGTCTTCGTCCTCGCGCGAGACGGCTCTCCGATGCTGCTGCTCTGCAGGCACTCGCTCCAAACAGCTCCGCCCGGCGAGGTCCCATGACGTTTCCGTTCGTGCAGGCCAAGCACTTCAAGGTCGCGAACCGGATCGCGATCGACCTCGTCGTCATTCACGCGATGGAGTACCCCGAGCGCGCCAAGAGCGCCGAGTGGTGCGCCGGGTTCTTTCGGAACCCGATGGGACGCGACAAGAACGGCATGCCCGTGCCCGTTGTCGCGAGCGCGCACTACTCGGTCGATGCGAGCGAGATCTGGCAAAGCGTCCTTGAGAAGGACATCGCCCAGCACGCCGGCCTCGTGAACGGCTACTCGATCGGCATCGAGCACGCGGGCTACAGCGGACAGAGCGCCGCTGAATGGCGCGACGCGTACTCGACCGCGATGCTCGAGCGCTCCGCCGCGCTCGTCGCCGACATCTGTCGACGCTACTCAATCCCGGTCCGACGTCTGACGGGCGAGGACATACGCCGAGGGGAACGGCGCGGCATCTGCGGACACGTCGACGTCACGCACGGCCTCTACGCCGGCGATGGTCACTGGGATCCTGGTCCGGCCTTTCCGTGGGCTTGGTACCTCGACCTCGTCCGCTCGCACTTCGATCTGGGCCGAGAGCTGGAGCCGGCGCCCGCGGATGCGATGTTGGTCACGCCCGTCGTCGCGCGCACCGAGCTGCTCGCCACGTTCGAGGACTACGTCCCCGTCGAGCTCGCCGGCGAACGCTGGCGCGTCGCGCCGATCTACGTCGCGCCCATCGGCATCGGAGAGGCCGAAACGCTCGCCAAGCGCCTCGGAGTGACCCTGCCGACGCCCGCCCTCGTGGACGCGATCTGGCGCGCGGCCGACCTGCGGCTCGATCCGTCGATCACGATTCGAACGCACGACCGCACACCGGCGACCATGAACTCCCCGGAGATGCACGCGTCGGTACGCGCGGACATCGAAGCGTTCATCGCACAGCGCGGACTCGGCCACGACTTTCACCTCGTGGCTGGGGGATTCAAGGACATCGTCCGCGACGGCGATCGCGTCGGCATCTACGGCTGCCACGTCGAGTCGGTCGCCTACTTCGACGCGGAGCTCAAGCGGCGACAGGGCATCACGGTCCCGACGTACGCGCCGGCTACGCCCGGGCCCGGTCGCGTCGTGCAGCAGCCGTACTACCGGCACGCGAAGAGCTGGAAGGACTACCTTCAGGGCTTCCGCCCCGTCGTGCGCGCGTAGCGCGATCGTTGCTTCTAGCGCCTGCGGTACTCGACGCGCGTGCACGAAGCGTGTGGCCAGTCTGCGAGTCACGCGCCCGCGTACCACCGTAGGTGCGGACCTCCAGACGCGCCTCCCCCGCCCCTACTCCCTCACGGGGAGTAGGGGCTTTTTTGCGTTTGTGGCTGGGCGCTCTGTGGCGATGTTGCCAGGCCCCCGGGTATGGCGCACGGCGGCCGTGAAGGGAGCTACAGCAGCGACACCTAACGGCCTCGTGACGCCCCGGAACCGGCCGGAGGACGGCCCTTTGCCGCGCGGACGGGTCGAGGTAGCGGGCACGCTGGATGCTCGTGAGGGCGGCCGTGAGCTACACCCGAGCTCTCAAGCGTCTGAGGTCCCTGATGCTGGCGCGCGCGGCGCTCGACCAGGCGATCGAGGACGCGACCGAGGACCTTCTGAAGGCCGCCGCCGAGGAGGCGGCCGCCAATGGGACCGGCGTCGCCGCCGTCATGAATCCATCGCGCGGCCCGCATGAGAGCGGGCTCCGGCCCCGCGATCCGGAAGCCACGCGACACGCGCAGCGGAAAGTGGGCTCGCCCGACGTCGAAAGGTACGTGCGCGAAGCCTGGCATCGAGCAATCACCAACGAAGAGCGCGAACGCGTACGCCGTATGGCGCGAAGCGCGATCGAAAGTGGCGTCCTCGACTCCGACGCCGGTGAGCGCCTGCTCACGCTGATGACCGAAGCCGCCTAGCAAGTGGCAGCGCCCTTGTGAGCCGCTACTGCTGCGGCGCGCCGTATCGCCCGTCGGTGACCTCGAACGTGACGACCTTCGGGGCGTGCACCTCGCGACGAGATTTGCTCGGTGCATGCCGCTCGAAGCCTGGGCGGACCCTGATCACAGTCGGATTCAGCGTCGATGTGACGGTCGCCGATGCTCCGACGGCACAGTCGCCTGTGCCCTCGAAGTAGAGATAGGGCTCGTCCGCGCACCAGGGCATCCCATTGATCGAGAAGTCGAACTTGTGTGGCCCGTAGTCGAGGTCAATCCAACACGGGGTCTGCGAACAGATGCTACGCTTGCGCGTCTCCGAACCACTCACGTGGACGTGCGTCCCCGTTGCGCTCATCTCACTGTGTTCGAGTAGTTCCTCGACAGAACATTCGCGGTCGACGCAATCGATAATCACCCGTCCCTCCGTACAGCGACTTGCACGCAGCCAGGCTGAGTAGCAACACCGCAAGGTTCGCGATTCGCATGGCGGCGGAGGATACACAGCCGCCACCAACGTGGAACCTCGGGATACCCGTAGCGGCGCGTCAGTGGGTCCGGATCGTCGTCACGTCGCGCCGGACCTCGGACCACGTTCGGAATCGCTTCAGCCTCACTGCGGACACGTCGCGACGACGTGTCCTTCGACCCACCACCAGCGCTTGACCCCTTCGGCGTCCGTCTTCTCGACCGTGCGCAGAATGTTGATTTCGACGCGGCCGCCCGGCGCCACGTCGGCACTTACGACCCTCACCGCTGTCGGCGAGCACGTCATCGACTCGTCGCACCTCTCATCGAAGACGGTGCCATCGGCCGCGATCGCCCAGTGCATCTGCTCGTAGCCCACCCACCAGTACAGGTCGATCCAGGGCTTCGGATACGCGTAGGGCTTCTCGTTCGCCTGGTAGCAGCCGAGGACGTACCAGTCCGAACATCCACAGCCCTTGCAGTCCTCGACGGGCTTACCGTCCACGCTTCGGTAACTGATCCTGCGGCCCTCGTCGCCGCACGAGACGCACTTACCGTCGGACGAGCACTTCTCGCCGAGCCGACAATCGTCCTCGCACCCCAGCTCTCCGCCAAGCTCGACCACGGGCCCGTCTGGCGCGCTCGCGTCCGGAAGCGTCCGGGTCTCGTCGTCAGGCGCGGGCGAAGCGGCGTGCTCGCCCGGGCTCGCTGAGCTGCAGGCTACCGCGAGCGCGGCGGCCCCGACGATTTTCCCGATTCTGACAACTTCCATGTATATAGAATCGTCCTCGACGCTCGCGTTGTCAAATCGCAACCCGCGTAGCCGTAACCCATTAGAATCCCGGTCGAATCAGTCATCCGCCGTGATGATGGAGACTTCGAGCATCGAAAATCGCGAGGATTTTCCAGAAACACCCCAAAAACCCCGATCGTTCCATGGAGAATCGCGTCAGCCAGGTCCGTTGTCGGGCTTGCTGTCGCGGGGCATGAGCCGGCGCACGCACCGGCCGACGTCGTCGAGCGCCGCGTTGTAGGCACGCGCTGCCTCGGCGTCCTGCTGCTCGCTCCTTCGCAGAAAGCGGAGCTTGGCGGCGACCTCGAGCAGCGCCGAGCGGAAGCCAGCGCTTTCGGCCCTCTCCGACGCTTCTATCGAGCTCCGCTCTTCCCTCCACGGAGGCACGAGCTGGCGGAGCTTGCGGAGCGCGTCGCGGAGCATTCCCTCACCGGCGAGCCCGCACTCCCCACACCTCTCCGCCGGCGCGTCGCCGCCGCTCAGCATGAAGTCCGCCTCTACGATGACCTCGCGCGCGGCGCGCTCCAGAGGGCTTTCCTCGGCGAGCTCGGCGACGAGCTTCGACCGCAGGTCCCTCGCCTCTTCCCGCGTGAGCGTCATGCCGATGTCGACGCCGACCTGGGCGGCATGGACGCCACGGATCCGCACGTGAAAGCCAGGTCCTCTGCGCGTGACGTCGATCATCGTGGATACTCCTTGAAGTGCTCGTCGAGCAGGCGGCGCTCGCGCTCGAGGTCCGCCTCAATGAGCCCCTGGTTGTCGTACGCGAAGGCCAGCGCGGAGAGGATGCGTGCCCAGTCGAGTCGGGCGTACCGCTTCACGAGCGTCTCGACCGTCACGCCCTTGCGATGCCAGGCCCACAGGCGGCGGACCGGCACACGAGAGCCGCGGACAACCGGGCTACCACCGAGCATCTCGGGCCGGACCTCGACGTGCGGATGATGCACGAGCACCCGCGGCAACGGCGGCTGTGAGCCGCTCTGCGAATCAGCTACGTTCGTTGCCATGCGGCACGACCCCTTCTGCTTCTACATTCGTCATCCCGACGGGAGTGTCGAGCCGGCCCCCTCGATTCTCTCGTGGGCCGAGTTCCGACTGTCGTGCGACCACATCGTCGGGCAGACCGAGATCGGGCCGGACGTCACGGTGAGCACGGTCTTTCTCGGCATCGACCACGGCCACGGCCGAAGCGACAAGCCGGTGCTCTGGGAGACGATGGTCTTCCGGAGCAGCGAGGACGGCAGGAGTCGCCCGAGCTGGCGGTACACGTCCGAGGCCGACGCGAAGCGCGGTCACGAGCTCGTCGTGAGCCGACTTCGTGAAGAGCCGAACGCGGACCTTCGAACGCTCCTCGGCCTTTAGGAGACGACCTTCTTCACGTCGACGATGGCCTTGTCTTCGCCGGTGAGCGCCGAGTGCAGGATCGCGACCGTGTCCTCGTGCGTCGTGTTCGTGCCCACGCCCACCCATTCACCGTCCTCGTCGCAGACGACGGTGACGACGCGCAGACGCGGCTCGTGTCCGTCCAGGTTCGTCACGAGGGCCTGCGCGATCGCGACGAGCTGCTCGCGGCTCATGCTCATGCCGCGGGCACGAGACGGAGCGCGGCCTGGTACATGCGCTCGAGCTCTTCGACCGAGCCCGGCGGGTCCGACGCGGCGACCTCGCGAAGGATCGGCATTCCGCTTTCGATAGCGTCGACGATCTCCTCGCGCGTGGCCGTTCGGCCGCGGCACCACCATCCGAGGTTCACGGGATCGCCCAGTCGAAAGAGGATGCCGGTGCCGCCCCCGCCCGCGCGGAACGGCTTGAACTTCTTCGTCGCCCAGAGCAGCGTCACGCCGGGGTTGCGCTTGATCATCTCGCCCGCGCAGCCGTCGTGCTCCTCGGGCAGATCCTTCTCGCGCCGCCGACGCCGAGGCGACATGAGCCACGGGCACGCCCGCACGGCGTACTCGGCGCATTCGAGGTGGCACGGAGGCTCGGCGGTGACGCGATTGACGGCGCACATGGGGCCGATCGCAAAGATCTTGTACGCCCCGTTGCGCTCGCCGCACATCCAGCAGCGGTCCTCGCTCACGGCGACCACGAGCTTGCGCGCGTCGGAGCACCGAAAGTCGGGCACGCCGTTCACGTAGGCGACGAACCACGGCACTGGGTAGCCGTCCGGACTGATGGGAAGACCGGAGAGGCGAGGCGGCAGCGGCGGCAGTCCTTCCTTCAACGTCGTCATCGAGACCTCCTAGTTCGGGCGAACGCGTTCCCAGCAGTCGTCGCAAACGACCGCGAGCTGCTCCTTTGGCTGGTCGCCGAAGTTCGCGCGCGACTCCGCCATCGCCTCTTCGTCGGGCCAGAGCGACGCGAACACGCACCCGCAGAGCGAGCAGAGGTGCCCGCTCAGCGTCTTGGGCGCGTCCGGGTTCTCCTTGGCGAACGCCGTGAGGACCTCCTCCAGGCGGCGCCTCAGCGCGGCCTGGTCCTTCGAGCCCGCGAGCGGCAAGAGCTCCTCGAAGAGCCGCTTTTCGAGCGCCTCGGCGTACTCCTCGTCGGTCATGCAGCGACCCTAGCGCCTGGCGTCAGGCTGCGCGTCCCTCGCGCCGGCGTCGACGGGCGGCGCGGCGGCTATCGGAGCTTGGGCCGCCAGTTGTGATCCTGGTCATGCGGTTCATGCAAGCTCCTGCGCCGCTCCGCATTCGATGCAGAGCGGGCGGCCTGCCCTATCCTTCCGCGCGGCGCTCGTCAAAAAGCCAGTGCCGCACGCGCACTGAACGAAGCGATTCGACGGGTCACTCATGAGCGTGATCGACGTCACGACAGCTTCGGCGACCCCGGTGACGCGCTCGGGATGAAACGGCGGCGAGCACGGGAGCGCGCCGATCGAGTGCAGGTGGCAGTCGAGATGCTGCGCCCGGTCTCTGGTCGGCCGAGAGAGCGACTCGATATGCGGGATGATGACCCCTTGGTCGTCCGCTTCGATCGCCCGCTCACATTGCAGGCAGATCTCGCCCACAGGCGTCGGAGCGTGGCTTTCGGCTTCGCAGACCGGCGCCCCCCAGCTCTCGCCGAACCACTTCACGATGCCCTCGCGACCTGCTGGGCGAGGGTCTCGTTCAGGATGAGGAGCGCGGCATGCGCGAGTGACTTCGTCCCCGTACGCCGACATACGGCCCGGGCGTGGCTCTTCACTGTATCGGGCGTCACGCGCCTGTTGCGCGCCAGCGCCTCGCGATCGAAAGTCGGTCGCGTCGCGACGGCCAGGAGCAAGTCGAATTCTGCGGGAGAGAGCGCGTAGCGCTCGGCCCACGCGACTACGGTGTTCGAGATAGCTGCCCGCGCGAGCGGCGAGCGAACGGGGACCGGCGGCCGTCGGCGTGGGGGCAACTTGTTCGGCATGGCTCTCCTCCTGAGGGCGTCACGACGGGGGGAAGGTCGCGACGAGGATGTTCGCGATCGGCGCCTCGCACTTCCGGCAGCGGACGCGAAGGATGCCGTCCCGTCGGTACTCGATGCGCGTCCCCGCCGACGGATGGCAGCGGCCGTGCACGAACAGAGCGGGATGATCGGCGTGCGAGCAGCTCGGAGAGCTGCAGCCGGCAGCGTCGAGATCGACGCGCGTGAGCACCTTGTCGTTCACGATGGGCGCTCCGCCGGCGGAACCTCCGAAGCTGGGCCCCCGTGCGGGTAGACGTTCACGTGCTCGAGGTCGGAGACGGCCAGGCGGAGGCTCGTGCGCACGAACGCCACGATGAACCTGCATCCGATACACAGCGGACTCGACGCAGCGAGCAAGCCCTCGCACTCGTCGATCGCCTGACGAATAAGCCCCCTCGCGCGATGCACGCGCCGCTCGTACTCGTTCATGACACCACCGTTGGCTGGATTTGTATGAAGCGGACGCGGCCCTCCTCCGTGATGCGTGGGTCGAGGATCACCGTGACGTGCGGGTGAACGTCGAGGCTCGACATGAACTCCATGCCATCCTCGATCTTCTTGATGACGTCGAAGCCGATGCCGATCTGGCCAAAGAAGCCGCGCAGCCCCTCTGCGGACGAGAAGCACGGCAGGTAGAACAGATGCGACCCAGGCATCCGGAGAAGCACGGGCGATAGGTCGCGCCACGCGAAGACCTTGTCTGTGAGCGAGACCTGCTCCTCGCGCTTGCCCGTGAACGACGGCGGCGCGATCTTCCGCGCGTGCTCGAGCAGAATGCGAACGCCCTGCGAGAGCGACTCGGGCGGATCGTTCTCGTACTCCTCAAGCGCGCGCGTCGCGAACGTGGCGTACGCGGAACGAGCGCGCATGACGCTCAGGCGAGCGTCGGCAGGCAGCGTAGCGATCTCGTCCTCGGTGAGGACGCGATAGCCGAGGAGCTCGTGGCCGTTCATCATGAACGCCCGCACGGCGCCGCAGTACATGCAGAGCGAGATGTCGCCGTCCTCCGGCGTCGCCCCATCGGGCCCTGTCGCGCAGTCGCTCTCGCCGCCGCAGCTCGGGCAGGGCTTGGCGCTCATGGGGAATTGCGTCGTGCTGCTCATGCTTCCCCCGCGTGGAAAGGTTGCGCGATCACGACGATCCCCGGCGGCCGAGCACCCGGCTCGGGCAGGCCGATATGCCAGCTCCCGGGCGGACCGTGGAAGCCGAAGAGCTCGATCGCGATCGCGAAGCCGACCTCGGGCGCGACCAGGCGATCGGGTGCGTCCGCGAGCGAGATGGACAGGTGCTTGTACGACAGCGGATCGCCGGCCATCACCGTGAGCGAGTAGACGCAACGGATGCCCACCGGGACCTCGATGCAGTGCTCGCGCATCGTTCCCGGCACCGCCGTCTCGCCGACGCGGTAAGGGTGCGCGTGCGCGTAGTCGACGATCTCCCGTGCGCGTCTCTTCTGCTCCTCGCCGATGAGGAGCACGCGATGGCCAACGCGCGGTCCGACGGGCATGCCGTCGAGCATTCCGAGGCACATATGCGTCGGCGTCAGCTTCTGCTGGCAGCGCGGGCAGTGCGTCATGCCGCGCGCCGCTCGCCGATGATGCCGCGAACGAGGCCTTCCCGGAGCCACTTCGCGAGCGTCGAGCGGCACGGGTCAACGTTAGGGTCGCCGGCGCGATAGCCGTCGATCCAGCGCCGACGGTGCCTTCCCCACTGCTTGCCACACGCGACGTTCCTCCAATGAGCGCGCCGCCAGTGTTGGCAGAGCGGCTTGCGCTTCTTCCTGCTCGGCTCCCGCCCGCAGAGGTAGCGCTCCACAATCTGATCCATCCGCAGGCGCATCTCGCCCCGCACGTCGTCGTACTTCATCGGTTTCCCTCTCCCTTCCGCCAAATCCGGATGCAGTTCTTCGACTGGTCGAGGCCACGCGAGACGATCCAGGGCGCACGCACGCACGTGTGCTCGCGGGCAAGGATTCGCTTCGTCCCGTGCGGTCCGTCATTGCCGATGTGGACGTAGAGCTCGACGTCGCGAACGAGCCGCTCCTCGTCCACGCCCTCGACGCTCGACCCGATGCGCGCCTCCGTGTCGCCTTCGCGATAGAGCTGCGTGACCCATGCCGCGACGACGACGCGGGGCTTGTGCTTCTCGAGTGCACCGATGCCGTCGATTCGCTCAACGTCGGCGGGAGGATCGACGATCGGTTGACCGAGGGTCTGGTAGTACAGCCGGATATCGGGCCGCGTCTGCATCGCCGAGTCCGTCATCCGGATCCCGAGGTGCCGCCCCAGGTCGCCCATGCCGGCTCCGACCTCGAGGCAATCGGCGAGCTCGAACCCGGCCTTCGTGATGAGCCCTCGGACGAACGCTACGAGCTCGCTCGTGACGACGTTGTAGCGCGCGCGTGCGAGGCACCACGTTGCGAGCGCATCGGGCGGCAACCGCTGGATGGCCTCGAACGAGAGCAGGCGCATGCGCCCGCGCTCGTCCAGCAGCTCGGCGTCACAGTGTCCGAGGTCGACCCTCGGAAGGATGCGAACGCCCCAGGTCATGGCGACGCGGGCCTCGGTCCTGGCCGCCGATAGCCGTAGAGAGCGTTGTCGGCGTCCGGGAGCTCTACGACCGCCGGCAGCGCCTGCAGATCTCGCAGGTCTTGCTCGTAGAGCCACGCAAGGAACGGCTCGAACAGAGGGCAGACCCAGATCGCATGCTTGTCGAGATCGGCCTTCGCGTAGCCGCCAGGACGGAAGCACGCGCCCTCCCCCGTCTGCAGGTCCAGGACCCAGAGATGGTCTGCCGTCCAGCCGCGACCTGAGACGAGCGGGCTGCCGTTGACCGCGGAGCGGACGGAAAGCTCGCTCTCGTCGAAGCGGCCGAGCAGGAACTTCCCCCAATTGAAGCCGTTCGACGTGGCCTCGATGAGACGCGTCTTCATTCGTCGAGCAGCCCGCCGATCCTCTCCTCGACTTCATTGAGCAGATCGCGTGTCGCGGGCATGCCGAGCGCGAGGACGATGCGCATGAGGGCTCGCTGATGCGCTGCGCGCTCGGCGCCGCCCGGTCGCGGCACGCGCACGCGCGGAGTCCTAACGGGCTGCGGCGCTGCGCGCTTCGGCGCAGCTGCCGGCTTCGGCGCGCTCTTCGCGCTGCTCACGCCCTTCGGGCGACCGGGCTTGCGCTTCGGGCCCTTGTGCGCCGCCTGCTTCTTCGCCACCGAGCGAATCGCGTAGACGTGGCTCGGCCGCACGGTCTTGTAGCCCGCGTCGACGGCCTTCGCGGCGGCGTCTTTCGCGGGCATGTCGAGCGGAAGGCTCAGCACGAACGCCTTCTGCGTCATCGCCCCCTTCGTGCTTGCTCCGTTCGTGCTCGCTCCGTTCGTGTGCTTCGCTGACTCAGGCATCGCAGTCCTCCCTTCAGTTGTTGTCGCTGTTCTCGATGTCCATGGCCGCCGCGCGCAGGATCGCGGCGAGGACGGCCGGTGATAGGGGCCTCGTCGTCTGGACAGAGAAGCCGTTGCCCTTGTTGCCGCCGAGCACGATCACGACGACGCCCTCAGCGTCTGACTGCTCGCGCACGTGCGTGGCGAGAGCGTCGTACTTGCCAGGTCCGTGCGGCATCAGGCTTCCGCTCCCACGGCCTTCACGTACGCGAACGGCGCATCCGCGATGGCGGTCATGATCGTCTGTGGATCGCTCGTCTTGAGCGGCACCTTGTAGGCCGGCCCCGGCATACCGGCGGCGAGCAGGGACTTCGTGACGAAGTCGAGGTGCGCCTCGAGCTCGGCCTCCGACGCGTTGTCGGTCGTCGCGTGGTAGACGCTCTTCTCGTCGTCGCTGTCGAAGGCCTTGTCATCGCGGTAGTACCGAAAGCGGTACTTCAGGTGGAAACGCTTCTCTCCCGCGTCGCGGAAGACCGCGCCCAAGAAGTCCATTCCAGCGCCGGCGACGAACCAGACCGCTAGGAAGTAGCGCCCCTCGACGATGTCGAGGATCGCCTCGCTGTCGGCGGTCACGAGCCGGCCTCTTCGATGACGAGCAGTCGACAGGGCATCGGCGTATGCGGGAACCATTCGACTCGGAGCACGCGGAAGCGCCGCTGCGCCCAGTGCACGATGTCGCCCATCGACGGCACCGCCGGCAGCTCGAACGTGTACGAGAAGCCCTCCGACGGCTTGTCGGCCGTCACGTCGTCCATCTGCAACTGCATCACGAGACCTCCAGCGGGCTCAGCTCGACGGGCAGGTTGTTCATCAGGTCCCGAATGACCCCGTCGTCATCGACCGACACCGGCATCCGCCCTGCGTAGCCGCCGAGCAATGCATCGAACTCGAGGAAGAGCGACGTGCCGTTCCTCGACGCAAGCAACACCGTCCCCTCGACCGTGCGACCCTCGTAGGTGATTCGCACGGCTTCCCCGGTTTTCCAGACACGCATCTACCCCAACGACTCCGAGCTAAGTAGCGCGCGCGGATGCGTGAATGATGCATGCAGAGCCCCCCGAGGATGATCGCCGTGTCGCCACCCCCACTCGTCTCCGCCGCCGGCATCAACGATCAGCGACGCGCGTTGCTATATGACAGAAGTACGTTTGAGCCGCAACGAATGTCAACTCGATTGAGCTAGTTCTCGTGCCCATAAATGCGGCGAAATGCCCTTAGACGCGCCCAGGCTCGGCGTCCTTTTCGGCCTCCGTACCGCACGCGATGCATCAACGTCAGGAAGCGAGCGCCGATTGGCGATGCGTTTCTGCTCTTTAGCAATCGTCGGCGCGCGCGATTGTTCCGACCGTGAAGAATGGCGCTCTCGCGAGTGAGCTGGTCGAAAAGAGCCCGCAACGGCTTCGCCTCTTCGGCCGACAGATACCGCGTCACGGTCACGACGAGCGGCGGCCGTGGACGCGCGGGCTCCGGCTGCCGTTCGACCGTGACGTGGCCGGGCTCAAACGCGACCCCGTTGATGATGAATCTGACGTCTTTTGCGTTGTAGAACTCGGCCACGCTTCATCAGTAGGTGACGCCCTCGATCGATGCCAAAGCCTTCGATGGTCCGCGGTCGGCGCAGAACCCGAGCTTCACCGTCGCGCCCGCCTTCACCGGCGAAGTTTCCGCTGCCGGCACGAACGTGAGCTTGCCCGTCCCCTGCCCGCCCCAGACATGCCCAGGCGCCCGGAGCTTGCCGTCCTTCAAGTCGACCGTCACCGTCGCCCAAGAGATCGGCGCGTTCGTCTTGTTCGTCAGCGACAGATCGGTGCAGTAGCCCGACGTCCAGTCGTTGCGGACGCCCATGCTGACGAGGAGCTCCGGCGGACGCGGAGGCGGGCAGCCGTTCGTCTTCGGGTCGTCGCTCGCGATGCCCTTCGTGTCCGGGCACGCGTCCTTCGCGTCCGGAATGCCGTCTCCGTCGCGGTCGGGCGGAGGCGGAGGCGTCGGGGCCGGCGCCGGCGTGACGGCCGGCAGGTACCCCTTGAGCCACGCGAGCTGCGGGCGCTCACCGCCGTCGGCGAAGGGGCTGATGCTGAGCGGGTACTTCGTGTTCTTCCACCAAGGGCCGCCGCTCCACCACGTCCAGCCCATCACGACGTCCGCGTTCGACTGCGCGTACGACAGGAAGTCCTTCACCGCGGCCGCGCAGGTCGTCGTGTTCGGCGTGCCAAGCTCGCCGATCCAGAGCTTCTTCTTGTGCGCCCGCGCCCACGCGACGACGTTCGCCATGCGCTCCGAGCCGATCCTCGCGCCAGCGCAGTCCGTCCCGCCCCCGCTCGCGTCCGCGTCGAAGTAGTTGTGCGTCTCGAACGCGATGTGATCGATCGGGTCCTCGACCTTCAGCATCGCGACCGCGTTCGCCGTGCCGTACCACGTCGACGACCAGTGCGAGGCGCCGGTCCACGCGTTGCCGGGCACCGTGATCAGGTTCGTCGCCCCCGTCGCGCGGATCGCCTTGATTGCGGCATTCGCCGCGTCGAGCCACTGCTCGGTCTGCATCGTGTTCGGCTCGTTCACGAGCCCGAAGGCGACGCGCGGGTTGCCCTTGTACCTCTCAGCGACGCGCCGCCAGAAGTCGGCGAACACGGCGCTCGGCACGTCGGCGGTACCGACCACCTTGCCGTAGTATCGAGCGAAGTTCTGCGGGTTCAACAGGACGAGCGCCCCCTTGCCCGTCGCGTACTTCACGAGCGCGTCGAGCTTCGCGGCGTACGCCGCCGCGAGCTCGCCCTTCGCCGTCGGCTGCAGGCGCTCCCACCGGAAGCCGATCCGGAAGGCGTTCATCCCGCGAGCCATGAAGTAGTCGACGTCAGCGGCCGTGGGCCACACGTAGTCTCGGCCCTCGGTGCCCGGGAGCGCGGAGCCGAAGTCGGCGCCGTTCAGGTTCGTGCCGCGATAGGCCGGCGTGGGCCCCCCGGTTCGCTCCGGGGCATCCGTCGTCGGCGCAGGAGCGGGCGGCGGCGTCTGGGGCGTCTTCTTGGGCGTACAGGCGGCGAGGATGACGACGAGAGCGGCGAGGCATGCGCGGCGATACAGCATGCGAATTCCGCAGGCATGCCGCGGGCCACGCGTTGCCCTATCAATACTTGAGTTGCCAAAGAGCAATCCTACGAAACTTCGGACGACATCCGGCCGATGAGGGGGCATGTCCCGTCACCGCATCGTCGCGATACTCCATCACCTCGACCACCAGCCCCCGAGCGCGCGTCGCTTCGCCATCGAATGGCGACTCCTGCTCGCTATGCACCGTCTCCGGGCCCGCGCGCTTGCGCGCTGGTACGCCGAACGCAACTAGGCGCTTCGCCGACGTCGCTGCTGCGGGACGTGCCGGCCGACCGGGCAGTGCGGGCAACCGCACGGTATGAGCTCGCTCGCCGGCACCCGCCGCACGCGAAAGCCCCTCGCCTTCGGGTCCCAGCTCTGCGCCATCCACGCTTCGGCGTGCGTCTCGCCAGCAAACTCGTAGCCGTTGAGCTCGACACCGGGATCGTCGTGCTCGAGGACGAACACGACTCCTCCGTCGTGTGCCTTCGTCACCACTCCTCGCGCGTTACCGTCTTCTCGGATGCCGGTCGCCAGATCCCGTGGCGAAACTGGGTCGCCGCATCGGCGGCCGCGAGGAGCCGCTGCTTCAGCTCTGGCGTGTACGGCCCCTGCAGGTCGGTCACCTGTGCGCCCTCGGCGTCGAACGTCGTGACCATGTCATTCTGCCAGCGGATTACCAGGTCGAGTCGTCGCGTCATTTGTGCCCCTCTTGCTCGGCGGCGATGCCTCTCGCCGCCCGTCCGGAACGCATTCGAGGCACGCCGTACGCGTACCCCAGCGGGTCTTGCCCGAGTGCTTCTTGCGATGCCCGCATTGGAGAACGAGCGTGCCGTCGTGATCGACGGCGACGATCTTCCGCAGGCTCCGTCCCCAAGCCGTCCTCATCCGTGTGGCCCCCCTATCGGGCTCGTCGGCTCACCGCGCGTCGCAGGTCGCCGACGAAGCAATTGCAGTGCTGCGGCTGCGCCTTGCAGTGGCGGCACTTGCCGCCGACGAGCTCGACGGCGCGCTTTGCGGCGCGCTCGATACCTGCGAGCCGTTCGAGCTTGTCCGGCGCCGGCCCCGTCGGGACCGCCGGCTCGGTCGCCATCTTGTCGAGCAGCTCGCGCAGCAGCGCCATCGAGTCCTCGCGCTGCACCGTGCTCACGTAGGCCAAGTTGCCGTCATGGCCGAAGTCGCAGAGAACGAGGACGAAGCCGACGCCCTCCGGCAGCTCCTGCTTGAGGAACCGCGCGTAGAGGCCGACCTGCTCTTCGAGCACCATCCGGTTCGCCATGTCGACGGCGCGCTCGGTGCACTGGCGCGCGCACGACAGCTCTCCCGTCTGGACGAGGCGGACCGCAGGGCCGCCGCAGCGCGTGCATTTCATGTCGATTTCCATCAGCTCCCTCTCTTGCGCCGGACGACGAGCATCCTCGCGTCCGCCGGATCCCGGCACCAGGTCCGCACGAACCATTCGCAGCCCATCGTCAGCACGACGCCGTCCCCAAGCCCGAAGTGGGTTGCACGCTGCCCACAGCACGAGCAGCGCTGGCGACTCGCCGAAGGTACGAGCGACCAGGTCCGGTCGCCCCTCTCCGAGCCCACGCGACTCATCGCGAGCTCCGCGTCCGTGGTGCAGCAAAGCACGCAGGGCACTTTCGAGGCATCGGCATCAGGCTCGGCCTCCGCGCGTGCAGAACGCGATGTCCGCCTCGAACTTCCGCCAGAACTCGTCGAGCGCTTCGGCGATCTTCTCCGGCGCGGGCTCGGCCTCGGGCCGGATCGCCATCCACACGAGCTCGCCGACCGCGAGCAGCACGGCCGGGTCCGCGCCCTTGTCGCGCGCGTTGCGCAGCGCCTTCGCGTAGGCGTGCATCGCGGCGCCGATCGTCGGGGGCGAAGAGAGCCGCACCCGTCGCAGCTCCGAGGCCAGGATGTGGAGATCGCTCGTGACGCTCATCAGGTGACTCCTTTCAGCGCGCGCGAGACGTGTTCCGTGGCCGCTTGGACCCTCTCCACGAGGCGCACGCCGGCCGCGCGCATTTCCTCGAGCTGCGCGAGCGCGGCTGCCTCGCGCCTCTCGCCCTCGATGACCGCGAGCTCCTCGGCCATCATCAAGGCCACGGCCAGGTGCTCGACGATCTCCTCCTCGCTTGCCGTCCTCCAGCTGTTCCAGAGCTGCCGCGCGTGTTCGCGCTGCTCCGGAGACGGCTCCTGCTTACCCTGCGCCATCCAGATACCCCAGTTGCCAAATAGCAGCGCACATGGCGTGCGATCTAGTCCATGCTTACTGCAGGCTCTTCTGCCGCTCGTTCCGCAGCGACGCGAGGCACTCCCCGCACGGGGTCGCACCGCACGAGCATTGGCTCTCGTCGCCTGCACGCTCGACCACGAATAGACCGCAGTTCACGCAGTGAAAGACGACGGGATCGTCCGTTCGCGTCGTTTTGACGATGTGGAGCATCAGCCTTCCTCCGTGGGCGGGCAGCCCTCAACGCAGCGAGCTCTCAGCGCCCCGCCGCAGCTTGCACAACTCGTGGGGATCTTCTCGATCTCCCGCATCAGCCGGTCGAGGTCGTCGCCGGCGTCCTTCTCGAGATCGCGCTGGCCCTTCCACCATCCGACGATAAAGGCGAGCGCGGTGCTCATCGCGCAGATGACGAGGACCGAGGCGCTCACGGCAGCTCTCCTGCCGGCACTCTTCCGGCGACGAGCTCGAGCGAGAGCACGTCGCGCGAGATGAAGTGTCGGCCGACGAGCGGCCACTCGTGAATGGGCGCGTTCGGGTAGCTGTTCTTCGCCAAGACGGCGCGCGCCTCGGCTTCCGTCTCGCCCGGCGCATAGCTCGTCGCCTCCGGCAGCTTGAACGCCCACCACGTCCGGCCCTTCGCGTTCCAGAGCGCGTTCACGGCCACTCTCGGTCGAAGCACGTCGCGAGGTCGTCCCAGCCGGGACGGTTCTCGTGGAGCCACGCCTCGCACGCTTCACGCCCCTGGTCGACGAACGCCGCCGACTCCGGGTCGTGCGTATGCCACCCCGCGTCGAAGATGATGCGCTCGCCGTCGCGGACGAACGTGCGGGACGACGAGAAGCTCGGCTCGTCCGGATACTCCTTCTCGATCGTGAACCGCGGAGCGAGCCGCAGGTGTGCTTTGCGGTCGTAGAATGCAGCCTTGTAGAAGATGCTCGCGCGCACCCGTCCCTTGCCATCGACGAGCTCGCTCCACATCGAATGGTTCGTCGGCCGCCTCGTCCAGCCGGCTGGCAGCTTCGCGTACTGGAAGAGCGGATCCCCGTCGACCATCTCGCCGAGGACGACGCCGGCACTGGCGAGGATCGCGCGACTGTCGCGGCCGCCCATGTGGGCCGGCAGCACGTCGGAGTCCACGAACTCTCTCTGGCCGCGAGCCTCCATACCCTCGATGCCACCCCCGAAGGCCGTCGCCGCCATACCGAACAGCGGATCGCGACGAACCATCTCAGTCGTGTTCGTCACCTCCCTCTTCTTCCCCATCGCCCACCTCCTTCGCAGACAGAAACTCGTAGAGCGCCCGCGTGCACCGACCGCGCGCGGCCCTGCAGATCGAGCAAGGACACTTCGTCCCCGGCGGCCATGCCCAGACAGGATGGTCATGGTGCGGCGTCGGCACCGTGCAGGAGCGCTTCGCCAGCGCGCCGCAGACATCGCAGCGGATGCCCAGGGCTTCATAGGGCGCGCGCGAATACGGCGGCTTCGGATAAACCGCTCGGTCGACGCGATGCCGTCTGTTGCAGAGCCAGACGATCCGCATCCACGGCTGAAAGCCGAAGAGCGGAAGCCCAGGCTCCGGCACTAGACCTCAGCTTCGTCCGGGTCCTCGTCGAGCCAGGCCGGACGCGCGCAGGTCTCCCCCGTGTCGAACGGCGGAGTGATGCCGTGATGGCGTGCGAGCCCAGCAAGCAGAAGCCGCACAGGCCGAGGCGGCACGATCATGCCCGCGCTCCACCGGCGAACGGTTCGGTCCGTCATGCCGATCTCATTGGCGAGCTTCTCGACGCCGCCGAGCGCTTCGGCGAGCTCGCGCAGCGGCCCGCGCAGGCCCATCGGCCTGCCCATCTTGGTCGGCGTCTCGTCCATCGGCACGGCTCTCTTCTTCGCTGCCACGTCCGACACTATAGGACGCAGTGTCTCAAATATCTCGCCCATCATGTTGCTGACCCCATCGTTGCCCAGTTGAAAGTGACGACAGCGTGCCAGCGGGTCTCCGCCGGCTCCCCCTCGTCCGTCCCGATGAATTCGACCTCGGCACGCGGGTCGCGCGCGCGAGCAGACTCGGCAAGGTGAGTCGCGACGGTCGAGACAACGTGCTTCGATGCCCCGTACACGACCACGCCGATCGGTCCCGCCTCGACCTCGACGACGAGCCCTGCGGCCAGGTACGCGTCCTCGAAGTCCTTCAGGCGGACGCCTCTCCAGACGCTCGGCGTCGGCAAAACTGCTACTGACGGCGGCATCGTTCGTTCTCCAGCATTAAGTATAAGACACGGTGTCCGAAAGACAACGCGCGACCGGTCGGAATGTCGAGCAACACCCGGCGCTGCGCCGACTCTGGGAAGCTGCCAGCGCTCAGCCACGACGCCCTCCCGCAAGGAACGCGCGAGCGCGGAGCCAGAACCTGCGCCGGCCCTCGGCCTGGGCGCGGCGCACCTTCGCAATCGAGCGGTACACCGCGACGAGCTGCCAGCCCTCGGGCAGCGTCTCGAGGAACGTGAGCGCGTAGAGCCAGAGCGTCTCCTCGTCTCCAGCGTCGACGCGCTCGCGCAGGCGCGCGAGGAAGTCGAGGTCCCGCTGGCGGCGCCTGTCGAGAACCCGGGCGCTCACGCGATGGCGGTCAGCGTCGGCTTGTCCGTAGCGGCCCACGTTCATCTCTTCCCCGAAGGGGTGATGAGAGCGGCGCGCTTTCGCTGCGCCTTCAGGTTCGCGACGTCCTGGCGGAGCCGAGCGCGGTCGTCCCGCAGCTGGTCGATCTCGCGTTTGAGCGAGTCGCGATTCGCGGCGTACTGCACCCAGGTCCGCGCCAGGTAGACGAGCGCCTCGAACGGCTCCCACACGCGATTGCAGAGCTTGCAAGTCACCGTGCGCTCGTGCTCGTCGAACACGAGCGTGCAGAAGCAGCCCGTCTTGCGAATGACGCGGAGCTTCGGCTCCACGCCCTGATGGTTCGCGAGCTCGATGATCTCCGCGCCGCTCGCGTCGTCGTTTTCGTCGGTCATCCCTGCGCCTCGAATTGCTCGCAGTCACACCACTCGCCGTCGCCGCCGACGTGGTTACAGCCCGACGCCGGGCAGTGGTAGTCAGCGTGTCCGCACCGTGCGCAGCGCCACGATGCGACGAGCGCCTTGCCCTCGTCGGTCGCGTGCAGGCGAATCTCGCCGCGCGCGAGCCCGAGATCCCGTAGCACACGCGCAGTCCGGTGCATGCCGGCTCCGTGCACGCGAACGCCATCTCCCGGCGTCGCCTCCGCGGCCTCGAAGAGCAAGGACTCTTGCACCTTCGACAGCTTGATCGTGGTCACCCCGCTCCGGTCGGGAGCCTGTGGAGCGGGGTGACTCACGGATGTTGCAGACCGCCTGGTACGAGCGCACTCGCCTTCTTTTTGCTCGGCGAGCCCCGGCCTTTCGACCGGCGCGCCATGCGTGCCCTCCTTTCCTCTTCGCATTCCGCCCTCCCTCAGAACGGGATGTCGTCATCGCCGCCGCCGTAGTCGCCGAACCCGCTGTAGTCATCCGCAGGCGGAGCCTCGCGCGCGGGTGCACGCGAGCGGCCGTCTCCCACGCGCGAGCTGCTGCCGCGTCCGCTGCTCGGCGTCTCTTGCTGGTCGCCGTCGCCGCTCCGCCGGCCTCCCGCGAGCAGCACGTTCATCGCGTTGATCTCCGTCCGGTACCGCTTCTCGCCGTCCTTCTCGTAGCTGGACGTACGGAGGCTGCCCTCGACAAAGATGCGATCGCCCTTACGAAGGAACTTCGACAGTGCCTCGCCGCGCTTGCCCCAGAGCGAGACCGAGTGCCATTCGGTTCGCTCTTGGCGCGTATTGTTGCGATCCATGTACGTCTCGGTCGTCGCGATCCGCATCTTCAGGATCGCCGTCCCGCTGTTCGTCACTCTCAGCTCCGGATCGCCGCCGAGATTCCCGAGCAGCATCACTCGATTCAGTCCTTCAGCCATGGCGCTCTCCTCAGGCGAGGTCCGCGTCGAAGACGATCGCCACGTCTACGGCGATCTGATGGTCGTTCGGCATCGTCACCGCTCGGTAGAGTGCCGTCGCCTTCACGTTGATCGGTTTGCGCGGCGTCCGCGCCACGAGCTCGATCGCGCCGCCCGGATGCACGACGGTCTCCGACTCCCAGGCCTCGTCATCGACGACCATGAGCCGTCCGTCGCGAACGTTCACGACGTCCACGGTCTCGCGGCTGAGGAGGGTGTGGATCGCCCTGATCGCCGCAATCCCCGGCGGCACCTCGTGGACCTCTTCCCGTCCACTCGTACGAATCACGTCGACGCGGATCACTTTCGCCCCCTGGCTCGCCCGTAGGCTTTGACGAGACGTTTCGGGTCCAGGTGACGCACCAGCATTGGCGAAGGCCCGGGAACGCAGCGTTCGAGGTATGCGAGCGAATCGCGCGCATCGACGTCGTCGAGCAGCTTCTCCAGCGCGCGCCGCGCTCCGACGAGCTGGTCGCGCGCATCGTCGCCCGAGAGCTCGTCAGCGCTCGCGGACATCCCGCTCACGATCGTCTCGATCCCGGAGCGCAGCTCTTGTGCCTCCTTTCCGTGACGCTGGAAGGCATGCACGGCACACGCGAGGCTCTCGGCGCGTCGCTGCTCGCGGCGCGCCTTTTCGACCCCCCCGCTCATTCGGCTGCGGCCTCCGCCGCGTCGTCCGGGTCGAGCCCGTCGTCGAGCAGTGCGGTCGGGCGGTGCGCCTTGAACTGCTGCGCCGGCTCCTTCTCCAGCCCCCCGGCGTCGCGGATCTTCCCCATGATTCGCCCCATCGTCTTCGACAGCTGTCGCTTGATGCCCTGGCGCAGGTGCTCCTCGCGGACAGCGTCCTCGATCGCCTTTCGGCTGATCTTCGTCACGTCGTCGATCTTCAGGTCCCCAAGCTCCTGCCGGATGATCGGCAGCGCGACGTGCGGGACGATGCGCGACTGCGAGACCTCCACCGGTCCCCATTCGAGCCCGTTGCCGAGCGGGATGTTGCGACCGGTGCGGATGACGCGCGCCTTCAGGTGCTCGCGCGCGCGGCTCGTCAGGCTCTCGATGAGCGTAAGGCGCGCGGCCCACCACGCGGCCTCGTCGTCCGTCAGGTCGAGAGGTGCGCCCGCCGCGGCGAGGCCCGCGGTTAGGCGCATCATCGAGACCTTGGCCGGGCACGAGAGCATGCCCGGACAGAACGTGCACCACTCGCCTTCGGTGAAGCCGTCGAGTTCCTCGCCGCAGAGCATGCGCGCGATCTGCGCGCGCCGAGCGGCGAGCGTCTTGCGGACGCGAGCCTCCGCGTCCGCGATGTCCTTCGGCCCCCAGGCGGTGGCCGGAGCGTCCCAGTCGCCTTTCGGCGGCTTCACATAGAGGACCGCTGGGACGACGAAGCGGGCGCCCGTCCACTTCGCGGCCATGACCGCGTTGGCGTGCGCCTGCAGGTTGACCTCGATCGGGTCGACGTGGGCATCGAGCCCGAACTTGTAGTCCGGCACCCAGAGCACCGACCCTGGCGGGCAGCGCGGATGAGCGGGGTCCGACAGATCGAGCGGCTCGGGTTCGCTCCACATGACGTCGAGCTGTCCGGCGAGGATGGCGCCTTCGAGCCGGCCTCCGGCCTCGAGCTCGGGGTACCGCCCTCTTCCGCCGACGGTCCGCTCCACGCGTCCGTCCTCGAACAGGGCGAGGGCGAGCTCGCCGATCGAGTGAGGCGGCGGCGACCATTCGAACTTCATCAGGCGCGCCTCGAGAAACGCGCCCTCCCGCTCGCTGAGGCCCCACTTCTTGATGAGCGACGGAAGGCGCTCGACGGCAGCATCGACGCCGATCTCCGCGCGCTCTTGCATGTGCTCGTGGCCACACGAACCGACGTTAGCCGCCTCGGTCTCTTCGTCCGTGCGCGGGAGCGCGTCGGACGGCGAGCAGCGGAGAAGCCGCGGGAGCGCGGAGCTTGTGCCGAACAGGCGCAGGCGCCGCATGGCCCTAGCCCTCCCCGCCCGGCTCGCGCTCGCCCTTGAGCTTCAGACCGCCCTTCGGCTTGTCGCTCTTCGGCGTCTCGGCCTTCGGCGCGTCCTTCGTCGGCTCCGGCACCGGATCGGCCGGCTTCGCCTCCGCGGGTTTGTCCGCCGAGGGCTGCGCCGCCGGCTGGGCGGACTGCTGCGTCGCCGGCTGCGCGGCCTGCTGCTGCGGCTGCGGGGACACGTTCGGCTCGCCCGTGAACATGTTCGTCTCCTGCGGCGGAACCTCGCCCTGCTGCTGCTGCTGCTGCTGCTGCGCGGGCTCCTGCTTGTCGGGCGTCGTCACCGCCGGCGGCTCGTCGTCGGCTCGCTCCTGACCCGGCCTCGGGAACTCGTCGTCCACCGTGGTTTGCCGATCGATGAGCGCGCGGTAGGTCGCGCGCAGGCGGACGACATCGAGCTTGTTCCACTGGTCCCTCGGCACGCCGAGGTAGCCCTCGAGCTGTTCGGCCGTGACCTTGAACTTCGCCGCGAACGCCGCCGTCGCGTCGGCGATCGCCTTCGGCAGGTCCTTGATCTCGGCGGCCGCTGCAGCCTTCGCGGCATCGACCGCCTTCTTCACGAGGTACGTCGGCATCGCTTTGACGATGACGTTCCGCTGCGCCTTGCTCTGGCCGATCTGAAACGCGATATCGAGCTTCCGCTCGCGATCCATCTTCCCGCGCACGCCGCTCTTGGACTTCCGGAGCAGGCGCGGAAGCGTCGCGCCGGTCTCGAAGTCGATGAACGTTGCGCGGAACGTCCAGTGGTCGGGACCTTCCTCGACGATGTCGACCTCGGGCACGCAGTTGCCGTAGTTGCGCGCCATGATCATCGCGCCGTCGATCGAGACGCCCTCGATGATCGAGCGATTGTTCCCTTCGCCCTGGCTCCACGAGTAGAGAAAGTCCTCTCCGGCGAGCCCGGCCTCCTTCACGACCTTGTCGACCACCTTCGTGAGGTCGCGGGGCACCTCGCAGCGGATCGCGGTCATGTACTGCGTTTTGATCTGCTGCATGCCCGCGCCTGCACGGACAGTCGCGAGCGCTCCGCCGCCGCCGCGTCCACCACGCGGCATGTCGTCGAAATCGCCCTCGATCACGTCGTGCTCACCGGCCTCTGCGGCCATCACACTCGGTCGTCCGTTCGTACGCATTGCGTTCCTCGTTTCTGTTCCAGTCTCGTTCGATCCTGACGCTCCACCCTTCGCGAGCGAGCGCCGTCATGTGTCTCTCGGCGAGGCCGAACCCGCGCACGTGGCGCACGAGCGTCGTCCTGTTTCGTCGGTCGCCGCGCTCCGCGCGCACGACGTAGGGCGTCGCCACCGCCCTACCCTCGCCCCTCCAGCCGTTCGGTCAGATCGAAGTAGTCGTTCAGCGCCTGGCTCAGGTGCGTCCGCGCGGCGTGCAGCCGAGCCTCGGCGCCCATCGCCTCGGCTTCGGTGCCTTCGCACCCGTTCGCAGCGCTCGTCAGGCGCGGCATGAGCGCGCGCAGCTCGCGGATGAGCCGCGCGAGCTGCGCCCGCGGATCGTCCGCCGGAGGCCGGAGCTGCGCGACGTTCACGGCGCCCTCCGGAGCTGTTGCAGGTACGTGCGCACCGTCCCCCAGAACGGTCCGATCGCGTCCGGCAGCGTCGCGAGCGCTCCTTCGATGTCACCGTCGAAGGCCTCGACGAGCTGTCCGGCGAACGCCGCAGGAGTGAGCTGCATCGCGCCGAGCGCATCGGCGCGCCGCTGCGTTGCTCGCCACGCGAGCACGAGCGTTTCGCGCGTGATCGGCTCGTCGAGGTCGGGCTCGCTCGGTCGCTCGACCGGGATGCTCGCTGCGTTCATCGCAGTCTTCGCCGAAGGGCGCGCCCGCGTGACGTCGCGGAGCATGCCCTTCATCACGACGAGCCGTTCGCTCGGCGTCCTCGTCAGAAACCAGCGGAGCAAGGTCTTCGCCTGCGGCGCCGTCAAGCCGATGTCGCGGCATGTCTCGATGAAATCGATCGACACGCCCAGCTCGCGCGCGAGGGCGCGCGACATCGCCTCCTGCAAGAGCACGACTTCACCCCCTCCCGTGTTCGCGGTCATGCGGCCCTCGGCTGGCGGTACTTCGCGACGACGCGGCCCTTGCGCGTGAGCTTCCAGGCGCCGCCCTCGCACGTGACGAGGTGCAGGCCCTGCAGCGTCACGAGCGAAGGCGTGGGCTTCGTCGGAACGGCGCCGATCGCGAGCGCCGCGAGCATGTCGAGCTCGGCGTCGGTCACACTCTCGGAGTCCTCGAGGATGACCTGTTCGAGCGCGTACAGCTCATCGCCGAGGTCATCGACGATCGACACGAGCCGAGCGTTTTGGGCGTCCCTCGCCTCGAGCTCGCGCAAGAGCGACTCGGCGAGCGTCGTCGACTCCTTGAGCGTCGAAATGAGCTTCTCCAGATCGTTCACCGTTTGCCTCCGTTCAGGCCGCTCTCAGGCAGCCGGGGCATCGAAGGTCCTGACCGCTCGCAGGTTGCGACTCACCGATGACGTCGCGCCCGCAGTTCGGACATGCCCATTCCCAGAAGACGCGCCGAAGCTCGCCACCCTGGAGCACGTGCGGCTCGCGCTCTTCTGGCCGAAGCCAGCCGCACGAAGCGCACGCGTATTCGACGCCCCACGAGCGAAAGAGCACGGGCTCGCCGTGCGTGATCTCGCGATTGCAGACCCGGCACGTCGCGCCCCACGGCGGAGCGGGCCGCTCCGTCGCGAGCATCGCGCGCCCGAAGGTGCGCTTTAGCTGCGGCCGCGCGCGGACCATCAGACGCACCCCTCGCTGTGGCTCCCGTCGAACACGTCCGGGAGCATGTCGCCAATTGGCTACGTTGTCAATTGGCGACGCGCTCGACGTCGCTGTTTAGCAACGGTTTGTCGGAATAGAACGCGCCTCGAACAGGGACTCTTGCTCAGCGCGCACCGAGCTCTCGGTGGTGCCCGACAGATGAGTGACGAAAACTTGCGGCGCTCTCACGCGGAATTACACCGCTTCACGGCTGCGGAACTTCGCCATAGTGCGTAGCGAAATGTACCGGTGCACTATGCGGATTCGGATGCGACGCGGACGGCGTCCCTCGTGTTCCGAGAGCTTGGGTGGGTGCTTGATATGGGCGAAATGTCAGGGGAACACGGCGCGCTCCACGCAGCCGCCTGCGACTGCCTGGTTGCGGTCATCGGCCGACTGACCGTCGAGTGTGACCAGGGGCTCGGCGTTAGCTCGGCCGTCGTCCGGGACGCATGCCGCATGATGTCGGAGGCGCATTCGCTGCTGTGCGCGGCGCCGCTCGGCTCGGGCGTGCCGGATCGTTTCGGCCGCGCGCGCGAGACCCTCACCGCCATCGTCGGCGAGCTCATGATCGAATGCTTCAACGGCACCGGCATCGACAGCGCGCGCATACGCTTCGTCGTCCGCCGGCTCGTCGGCGTGCACGTGGCCGTGCTCGGCTCGGACACGCGCCGGGTGCCTGGGCCCGTGACGGCGCGACTTACTGAAGTACTGTCCGAGGAGGACCACTTCGCGCGCGAGCGCTGCGCGTAGAGCGCTACGGGGGCTGCTTGGCGACCTCGGCGAAGAACGCGGGCCAGCCTTCCTTCGGCGAGCCGTCCTTCGCGACGAGCTTTGCCGGCCGGTCGCGCAGGACCTTCAGGCCCTTGGCGAGCACGTGGAGCGGGATGTTCGCGCCCTTGCCCTCGATGAACGCGAGCAGGCCCGGGAGCCGATGGATCTGCATCAGGAAGCCCGCCGTCGGGACGTCCAGACCGGCAGGTCCCATGACGCCGCTGCTGCGGCGCTCGTCGCCCCAGACCAGCCAGTCGACGCTGACGTTCAGGTAGTGGGCAATCCGCGTGATCACCGAGAGGCTGAGCTCTGGCCGGTCGCCGTTCTCGATGCGGTGCACGCTCCCGCGCCCAACGTGCGCGAGCTCATCAAGACGGGTCGAAGCTAGACCGCGCTCTTCTCGGACCGTCCGGAGTCGGTGACCGAGTCCACGCAGATCGAGTGCGTCCCCAGTTCGCAT